TAAAAAATCAGGCTCAATTAATTTTATGGCTTCAAAGCAATCCATTTGTAAATGCCTTTCGGGATATTTTCCACTTGTTGGCAATAGGTCGCAACTATACGCATCGTGTCCAGCGTTCAAAAATGCTTCCATTACCGTTTGACTTTCTTCGTGTGTTATTAATACTTTCATATTTAAGTTTCTTTTTAATTAACCGCAGCAAGAAGATAACACGCATGACCTTTATTGTTTGTTTAATTCGGATCTAAGTCTATTGTGAATCCGATCTCTATTGCTGGTGAATACTTCATACAGGTTACACCGACATATGCTTTGAAACACCTAATATTATCTTCTGGTAAGGTGTACATTATCCTTGGTGAGAATACTGGTAACAGTTTCTTTTGCCATATCAGATCATGATGAATATCGTTATAATCTACTACCTGAATATAATATCTGCAAACTCCGGCTAATGTAGCTACAGTCCACGAGTCTGTTAACTTCAATCCATACCCACCTCTTACCATCAATAAGAACGGACTCTTTGTGTCATCACGATTTGCTCCCAGTGAATTAGGATTGGCATAACCAGAGAACTCAATGAGATATCCTCGGTAGTACCCTACAGATATACCCACGATGTTCCCTTTGGTACTATAGCCACCAATACCATTTACATAAATACAAGATGTCGACTGCGACTTACCTGATACTGACAATATCAGGCTTATCATTAAAACCCAAATGTTTTTCATTTCAATAATATTTAAATACGAACGGTTATAAGGGGGTTATAACATTCTGACACATTCATATAAATAAATATTGGATAAGAATTAGCAACTGTCTACAAGACGTATTCAGGCTTATAGTTGTTCTCTATTATTCTCCTGGTGGTTTTCAATATGGATACAAGACGACGGATCTTTTCTAATTGTTTGACACTTATGTGCCAGTTTTGTTTATGAGCCACAAGGTATAGTATGTGATTTATTTTAACAAAACTATTTTCTCTGAACTCATCTATCGTTTTATGACCTTTAAGGGTATTACACTTCTGGCAACTGAAAACCTTATTCTTCATGTTCTTTCCACCAAGTTCTATGGCCAGGAAATGATCGATTGTGATATCTTCGAACGGGAACTCTGTTGTACAATATATACAACGGGACCCACACTTCTTATATTGTTCTTCCAGTTTTGCATTAGGCTTCCGCTTCTGTATCATTTACTATGTAAAGCATTAAGGTTTTAAAATCTTCCCCGATAATATCGTCCGGTACCGTATACAGTATCTTATCGTTAATTTCGAGGGCCTGGTTATCACGGAACCATCCTTTTTCATCATCAAAGATAGCGCTGGCTAATGAATCTGGACATATGAGATATTCCCGGTTGTTTAATTCTTTAAACTGCCTGCAGGGGGTAGGATATCCCATCGTATTGAATCGTCGTGTTCGTATTCATCTGTGAACTTTTTAGCGTTGTTTTACATTATGCTGACTTGCTTTCATCCAATTATTATTCTCAGGGACATCATTTTTATGGAATTACAAGAGGGCTTGACATATATGATTCGAGTGTTCTGATGATACTCCTGCGTGAATCTATCTGTATACGTAGTAGGTCTCTTTCTGATGTAATCAGCATCATGTCTTGTCTTAATTGTTGTTCTCTGATCTTAATATCATCTTTTGCTTCTCCGATGATATCATCTGCCCAATTATAGTATCTCGCTATCCAGTTACGGTTCATTGTATGTTTATTTAGTTTGATCTTCAATCCATCTCCTGAATGCGATAGCGACATCTCCACTGTGCCAGTTTTCGGGATCAGCACATGAACAGACATCTTCGTAACAATCCTGCACGAGGTCTTCATAGTTTTCAGGTATGCCCATACCTATAGACGCCCACATATCTATCAACATAGATTCAATAGCATCTTTTTTTACAACGGACCATTGACGATTTTCTTTTACCCATATTCCACCGATGGGTAATTGTGTATGTTTCTGCGCTTCATCTGAGAATGTATCAGCCTCATCCTGCGCATCTATCCAACCATTACGGTTTGTCCAGTAAAGAGGACCATCTTCGGGAGAAACTTGTTCTTCTTGTATCAACCAAACTTTCATATAAAATGTTTTTTAAACTGTCATAAATTAAAAAAGACCAGCAGCCGGACGAAACCGGCACCGGTGTGTATCAATTATTATTAACCCAAAACTTATTTAGTAAATCCATATCGGATAGATGTCGAATTCTATTGGTGGGTAGTTGTCATCATCTTCCATTTCAAAAGAACCATTACCCATTTGTGATGACTTGTCTATCTTCACTTTCAGCTTTGTAACACCACAATCAAAGTGTTCTGATAGCGCTGTTGTAATTCTTTCTGTTTGTCCGGGGCCTGTAGTGATCGCTGCGATGACAGGAGAATCGAAATCTGTTTTACGTTCTATAAGAACGATATGTTTATTTTTCATGACCTTTATTTTATGTTGTGTACGAAATTAGAGAACTTGTATAATAAGCTCTCTGTATCTGTGTTAATTTTTTGTTAACCATTCTTGTTTTCCAGAAACTCTCTTATAAAATACTCCAGTGTTTCCCATGATACACCAATTGATATATCAGCCTTGCACCGCATACGATCGAGTATTTGAATTGCTTCTTCTCTGGTTATTTCTATGGGGCTATCAAATAGATTATTCTCAGCATAATCTATGACATCACATATAGCGAATCCAAATGCTTCGATATCATCGTCTGATTCAAGTTCCTGAATAAATAATTTTCCACTCTCGATCATGTCCCATGTGGTACTATTTTCTTCCTGAAACTCAGGATGATCAAGTTGTACAGTGGCTAATAATGCTTCAAGAATTGCTATCTTGTTTTCTTTTGTTAGTGTGCTCATTGTTGTATGTTTTAATTGTTAATCAAAATTTGGCATTGCTCGCGTCATAGCGATAAGTTCACGATTGAGAATTTCTTCTACTTCCGGTGGTAGATCATATATATTAAGACAATACTGGATTCTATTAGTAGATTCGTCGAGTGTCTCATACATATTTTTAGCCGTTGCTATAAGCAAAGCATTGTGTTTGGCTTCTTCATCTGAACCTCTGACAAGTGCTATGTCATTACTTCTACCTGAATCAGATGCTACATACCAATCATGTGTGTACTGTTTAGCATACCAGGTACCGTCTGTGTATTTCGTTTCCATATGTTTTAATATTTTAAAAGACCTGATCAGCTATCAGCTTACCCAATGTCTGTGGACTTAAAGCTTCGAAACAACTGATCGTAGATACCTCAAATTTACTGTTTGGACTCTGACTGTTGAGGATTTTGTTTACACGGTTGGCTTCTTTTATCGTTGTACAACCGATGATCGGATAAGGCTTCATAGCCGTCACGTTGCTTGATTTGGTATGGTTGATCACGAAGATCTTACCAATTAATTCTTTTTTACTCATGACCTTTATTTGTTTTTTAGTTATATTGCGCTCTCAATTCACATTGTGATTTGCTTTCAATATAGGGTAGGAGCAATCTTACCCTATTCTTCTTCATCTACTTCTTCTTCAAAATAATCAATAGCATCAAACTGATCCATTGATAATCCAAAGAAGCCTTTCCCTCTTTGTTTGATTACATCGAATTCCTTCTCTGTCAAATCAGCAACATGTATTGCGTAAGTGGTATCGTAATCGCCGTCAATATCAATTATGCCGGTACCATCATTATCCAATCTCAAACCGACTTCCCTACCATTGCTATCAACATATTCTGTCTCATCTTCATTAAGAAATAATGGATCGGTGAACATCGGTTCACTAATCTTATTCTCTCCATAGAATGATAAATGACCTGCGTTATTAAATCTTCCACCGCGACCTATCTTGAAGCATAGTATTAGATCAGGATTTGTTTCTTGTAACAGTTCTATTTTCGTTTTCATTTTATATAGCTTTAATGTGATTATTTACGGTCAGCCCAGCTATGTTCTTGTCCATCCAAGATACCCATATCGGCTGCTATGACACTGATGTTATGATCAAGCAATATAGCCTGGCCGCTGCAGCATCTGCCATAGTAATGTAGCCATCCATCGTCTATTACAACCTCACCTTGGGCCTTTAGCTTCTCATAGAACCGGTCAGTCACCAACCACCATTCAAAGACTTCTTGTGGCTCGTTGTCGAGTGCTTCCAGTTCAGCAATATCATTTTCTATCAAGTCTACTCTTGCACCAAATTCATCGAGCTTTTCTTTTTCTGATAATTCTTTTAACCGTTCAATCTCAGCATCTCTTTCTTCCTCTGTACCACCATCAAAGTCTGTGTAATCTCCATGATATTCTGGATAAGTATAATAATTCTCCACATCATCAATACTGAATGGAGCATCTCTGTCTCCTTCCTGACTTTTGCTGAGTACATACTCGACTAGTGAAGTCACACAAGCCATCACCTCGCGATCTACAAACTTACGTTTGATGTCCTGGTTGATATTGCTGTTAGAATCTTTCAGCGCTTCTTCTTTTGTTATGAATTTTGTCTGTTCCATTATGATTTGTTTAAAAGTTCCTAAAATAATGTCCGTTATGATCTGAGTAATCATACATCAGTTCCTTAGCAGCATACTCCCAGTCGATACAGTTCATTGGCCATTTGGCATCTTTGTCTATTGCTCCTAATGATTCGGCTGTTTCCTGCGCAAAATCTTCATCACTGGAATACTCACCCTGATACGCTTCGTCTATATCATCTGCAGACACCCCACAATATAAAGCAGCTTCAACCACTTCTATCGTTTGCTCACATTCAGCAAATGCTTCAGCGAAGTCCCACACATCCTTTTCATTCGCATATGAGGATGGTACCTCGTCGTAGTCGGTGATGGTTATATTGATATCATCTGCATCCGGAACCGTGGGTTCACCATCTTCATCTTCGGGTTCAAGAGGATCAAACTCATCAACAGCCAATTCCCTAAGTCCATCCATATCTGTACAGTCGTTGTATGGATCGAATGATAATTCTATTTCCTGTCCACCCCATTCAGCTTTGGCTGTGAGTGAGAGGTTGTAATTTCTGTTTGACATAACCTTTATTTGTTTTTAAAGTTTTTGTAATGTAAATATAAAAAGCCGTATCGGAAACACGGCTATGATTAATTCAATATGTTTGTTTTTACTGAAGCACAAGAGGCTACTCAGTAAACATGATTACAATTAAGATAGTCACACGCCTCAGTTAATACATCCTGATACCTGTCGCTATCTCTGTTCTTAACAGATTTATTCAGATAGGAGATGTTTATATTTTTACCGCTGGTATTCCTTTCCACATCGCTGCAATGGACATAGATTATCTGTTCATTAATAAACTCTCTGTCGATAATCTCCACCCAATCCATGTTGTCCGGATGATTACAACATTCACCATTTTTGAATACTGGTACGTAATATAGAGGATGTAACTCATATGACGGAGTGATCTCACAGCAATGCGTTATCACAGACTTATCATACAAGTATACCGTAAAGATATTGGAGCATACTTTTTTGATATCATCTGACCAGTAATATATCTCATCATAGATGACGATCTTAAACTTTGTTTTCATGACCTTTATTTTGAATGATTAAAACGTCCACTCATCATCAAAGCGTCTGACCGCTGTCTCAATAGCTCCATTTTGATAAGTGTTTCTCAACTCAAGAGCAATGTCTTTCCAGTTAATAATATACCACCATCCAGTTGCTTCTTTCTGCATGTTCTTTCCATAAGATACATTCAGATCACCTTGCCTACAGCCGTCTGTAATACATTGTTCGATATGCTCAATAGAACAATCATCCAGTTCAGTAACTGAATCAACGTCAACCCACCAAGACACATCATGACAAAGTATCTCAGTGATGTAATTACCTTTTTTCTTTTTCATATTTCAAAATTATCTGTTACATGTTCCAGGAAGTCACCTTCACCATATTGAGATTCATCGAAGTCATCGTTGATCTTATACAACGATATACGATCTCCAACATATCCCCAATCCAGTAGAGCACCACTCATCTCAAGATTCTCAGATAGCATGGCGTGTACTGCGTCTTCAACAGCTTGACCTTCTTCTATTACTACAGCAAGATTTACTTGTGCGATATACAGTTGTTTCTTTTTCATGGTAATACTTTTGTACGGTTCTTTAACCTGTTATACATTTTCTGCATCAGGTTTGCAAGTTTAAGATGATGTTCACTTTCTTTGCTCTGCTGCTTGTACGCTAAATAATAGTATATAGCGAGACCATATCCTGATATGCTGATGATATACTGTCCGTATGTTATTATGTTTTGCATTGTATGATTGTTTTTTATTCTTCAGTTAAATTGAATACTTCATTCTCGTCATATCCAAGCTCGTCTACTGCGTAGTCCCGGATGCTGTCTATGAGATGAAGGATACCTGTGAGTGAGTCATATTGATCCTGTGATACAACATTACTCTTCTCTACAATATCTATCACTTCAAGTAAATGTATCTTCTGTTCTTTCAGCATAGGGAAATCGATCTTATCAAATTCGTATGGTTTCATGTTAATTGTATTGCTTTGTTTAAATCGTATTCTTCATCTGGATAGTTATCTTCAATGATTCCATCTATTTCAAAAGAATCTTCCAGATAATTACCATCAGAACATGGTTCTGAAAAAAACTGACTAAGCGCTTTTTGAACAGCTTCCTGTAAATTATTGGCATCTACTTCAAATGTTTTCCAAGTTTGCCACACGATTGGTATTGTGTATTGTTTCATTGTATATATTTTAATAGTTCTTCTGCAAGTGGTGTACGACCATAGAAACAGTTATCGCAATAGCAAGGTCCGTTATTATTAACATCTTTCTTTCGTTCCAAAAGTTCTTCCTCATCGAACGGGCAATAAGGATTTCGTATGTCATAATAACAAAGCTTATCCAATAATTCTTCTCTGGTCATTGTATGTATATTTTAATAGTCATTTGTATCAAGGTCAGTGATCTCTTCCTGACCCGGTTCCCACTCGCCGGTAATACTTTTCCATACCCTACCATTATAACTCACATAAGCTATGAGTCCTTTGGTCGGATGGTATATCTGTCCACCATTCCAGTTACCACCACCCAGGTTATATGTGCCTATATAGTTCCTGCAATATTCTACCGCATCTGCGAATGTATCACACGGACGCGTTAGAGGTGGCGAGATAGCTTCGTATGGATTTTGATTATGATCTGGATTACCACGAGATTCCAACCTCACCACAAGGCTCTGAGGATGGTTTCTGAGTACATGACGGATGGCTGGTTCGAGAAGATTTGTCATTGTGCTGAGTGTTTTTTATTTTGCTTAAACGTCGCTTGTATCCGTGTCGACTGTAAACTGTTCACCCGTTTCGGTATCTCTGACACCTACATACCAAGTTGCCATTGGTATATTTGTGAGGAACATTTTTGCTGCTTCATCAGGAGAGTCTGCTTCATATGTAAATGAAACGTAACATTCGTATAGTGGCATAGTTGTATATTATATAGAATTTAGAATGTCAATAAGATCTTCCAAAGAAGCTTCTGCATAAATAGAATAGTGTAGACCATAATCATCTAAAAAAGTTAGTCTATCATCAACGATGCATAATTCGGTGTAATCAAAAACGTTAACCTTAATAGCCTTCGTATTCATATGTTTCGATTCAGATGAGCTTTTCTCGATGGTATCTCTCAGAGAACGCATGACTTTCATTTCTAAATCTCTGAACTCTTTTTTGAAGTTTTCCATTATAAAATGTTTTATTCTTTATCAAACTCCGTGTCGTAAGGACATTCGGTATCAGGAACTATCTTCTCAACGTTTTCATGTAAACATCTATCAAGCAGATGTTGGAGATTAGATTGAGCTGATTCTATTATTTCTTTCTCAGTCGCATCGTCTGGTACCACAACTCTCGTTATGGGAGACCAGTAAACTAATACTGCTTTCATTGTTTATCCTCCTCTTTTAATTCTCTTTTAATATAATCATCAAGTCCTTCATCAGTCATTATGCTATCTGGTTTATAACTATAAATTTGACTTTCTTCCCAGTCGTGATCGAGAATTACAATCTCTATGTTGTCCGTATTAGAAAGGATAAATGTTATGATACCACCTCGTACTTCAATTAATATTCTTGGTTTCATTGTCATTATTTTTTAGATGATAAACATTCCTCGTATATTGATATGAGGTCAACTATCTCAAGAGAGTCTGTGTATATTGACCACCATCCGTCTCCATCAACAATATCAATTCCTACATCTCCGTCTTCAGATATTACTAAACCATATGCATATACATCCGGATCACATGATAATGAAAGACCGTGTTCTAAAAAAGGAATACGCTCTCCAGGTTTCATATACCGGCAGTATTCAACGATGTCGTTTATTACCTGAGATTTTAATATTATATATTCATCCCAGTATTCTTTACTTGTTTTCATTGTTGTGTTTATTTAATGTTTGATAGTTATAAATTGCATCCTCAATCCATATTGGAATATTGCCGGTTGGATCATTTCTCTGAACGGATTCATATTCAGACATAACATATAATATGAGATCGTATGTTACTTCAACTTTCAGTGTTGATGCTACATCTTTAATATCTTCATCTCCTATTACATCTGTTACTAATATGTATGGCTCATCTAAATACTCCAATGCAATCTCCTGATCTGACTTATTATAGAAAATATTATCATCAACATAATAATGAATGAATGAATCAATTTCTTCTTCATCATCTCCTTTCAATGTTTCATCATCTCCACACATTGCATCGAACAGGCTTTCCGGAGCGATAGGATAACAATGACTATTCTGGTCGTAAGGATACTCATTTGATGTCGGTGCATATCTTACGGTTAAATTTTTAACAGGATACTCAATATCTTTATAGATAATACTGTTCATAATCTTTTATGTTTTTGTTTTAATAATTTTCAGGAATCAATTCATACTCATCTTCAGGTATAGCCCACACATCACCATTCTGATATAGAATAAACTTCCGACCTTCATCATCGAGTGGTGTGAAGTTATCGAGGATGTTCTCCCAGGCTTCCCAATATTCTTCGTTATCAGTGCCGCTTCGAAGTATGTCAAAATCTTCCTGAAGATCGGGTGGAACATCCCATTTAAAATGGGTGGCGAAGTAATACGGAATATAGATACCATGGGCATCTGATATTAGCAGAGAGGCGTTCGGTGTCATAATTGTATGTTTAATTTTTTAAGAAGATCATCCGTCTGCTTACTACCATATATACTCCTCATAATACCATCCACTTCATTGGGTGAGTTTTTTGCTAAGAATCGGATGGCATCGGCATGTAAAGATGAAGGATCATTATGGGCCAAAGACGCTACATGAAGAATTGCAAGAGTATCGTCTGCAAATATTCCGAGTTCATCTACCCGTTGTAGTTCGTATAAATTATGTACAGCGTCTTGTTGACCTGTGTGGAATACATCCCATCCTTCAAGCTGTGCTTGTTGGTGCTGTTCTATTGTCATGACCTTTATTGTTTTTAATCGTTACTAAAATTGCTCCGATATATGTCTTCGGATATCTCATCTACATAGTCGACAATAGTTTCATCTCCTTCCTCCGAGAACTTGTTTTGTTTGACTGCTAATTCAATAGCCTCTTCTTCATCTAACTGTTCAGGAGATTCTATTCCGAATGAGTAGCCGGTATTCCTTGCGTAGAATACGTGTATTTCGTAGTAGTACATAACCTTTATTGTTTTTAATTGTGATCAGAAATCATTTTGATACTCATCATTACCGTTGTCTACAATATACTGCTGAACAATATTGTGAATGTTTGATTTAGTATCCTTACAACTGTATGCCAATCTGTAGATCAGATTGCTGTAATTGAGACATCCATTACTGAATAATTCAACTGTATAGTGAACATCAGTATCGTCTTCGTTGTCGCGGTAATACTTCACATTCGAAAAGTATTTCTTATCCAAATCGCTTGTCAGCTTATTACCGAAGTCTTCTACTAACTGGATGTATGGCCCGTCTGGTTCAGGATAATATTTATCATAGATATCTTTCATCACTCTCTCGGCATCTTCCAGATTATCTTCTTCAGCTACGTCCATTGGGAGAATCAGATCGTCTCTCGTTTTAAAGTCTTCATTACCATCATCGTCTGTGGTAATTTCTTCTAAGTGGAGCCAGACTTTATATCTTGTTTTCATGGTATATCATTTAATATTTGTTCCATTGGAATACGTTCAGACCAGAATTCTTCATCGGTATGTTTACCATTTGTAGTGAATTGAATATCACCATTAGAAAATGTTTTAATAAGACCCCCTCTCATCCACTGTTCTGGCCTTTTTAATTTATTCAACTCGTCTACTGTTAAGTCAACATAACTCCAGCCATCCTCCAGTTTGGGTGTTTCTACATAACCGTCTTCCTCATATGAGAAGATATACCAGTCAGCATTGTCACTCCAATGTGATAAACAATAGAATGACATATCATCTTTGAATGCTTCGGCTTTATCAATCATCTCCCTGAGATAGTTATTGAATGTTTTACTGCTAATATCCAGCAACATAAAGTCAACTGAATCCCATTCGGAACCAGTGAACGCTTTGACCATCAACCATCCGGTTGGTTTCTTTGAAAGTTTCATAACCTTTATTTATTGTTGAATATTCTTTTAAGCTCGTCGATATCTGATGCAGATAACTCATCATCTTCTTCTGTATTGAAGTCGTGTATCTGAGTACCGTCTGGCAGTTCTACATACTGTTCCTGAAGTATTTCAACTCCGTTGATATCGGCAATCTCTATATCAAACGCGGTGTTGGAAGACTTGCAATATCTGCACGATGTTTTGATTTCAACTCCATCATCCCAAACAGATACGAACTGAGCATTGATTACATTTTTCATGACCTCTATTTTATGTTGTGATTGTTAAAAGTTTTCTGAACGTGACCTGGCCATAGTCTTATCTGATTCTATGGCTGCTGGTTCGAATACATTCTCAATGATGTATTCCAGATCAACTATGTCTAACTCTTCGAAACCATCATCGCAATTATCTGTCTCAACTCCCCATGTATCAATGGTCACTACACCACCTTTACTTGTTTCAAAATTTAAGAGATGAGAATGTTCTGTTCGAGTAAATGGAAACAGATGTCTATACTCTTGTATAAACTGTTTGATTTGTTTTAGATACGATGTGCGTATAGCATCTGTATCGTGATACGTGAATTTCATAACCTTGATTTTATTTTGTTTTATTGTTTAATATTATTCTCCATCCCATTGCCTCCAGAAAGCCTCAATAAGCTCCTCTCTGGTTGCAGGTGACCCAAACTCCCGTATAGAATCTGAGTCGCTGTAAATGCCGTTAGAATCGTTTTTAGAGAGTATGTCGATTAAGTCTTCCCGGCTAAGTGTGTTTAGGATAGCAACGGCCTGGGATACTGGGAGATTGAATATGGTGTTCATTAGTTTTCTATTTCTATTGATGTTAGTAACACACAGCTCCAGGGAGTACCAGTTGTGTATCCAAACTTCATTATGAAATTGATCCATCTGTCGTTGTACTCAGTGGATACTCCAATGTCTTCCGGATAAATATATACTGCTTTCATTATGATTTCTTTTTTACTTTATATAATCCGATTGACTGAACTACTTCTGGCCTGAGAACTATTTCTTTATTCCATATCAATACGCCTGAATACTGTTCAGTTATTATAGCACTGTCAGGACCGTTACCGATAGGATTAATATCATACTTGAGTAGATAGCTATTCATATAATCTTTAACCAAATTGAGATTAACTCCAAACAATCTGATCGCTACCCATTCTTCTGCTTTATTACCGACAATATCTACTTTAATCGGTTCATCATACATGCTTTCTAAACTAAGCCGGCCAAGTAAGTATGTAAGAGTGAGCTGCTGATGGTTTGTCAGATCATACCATCTCGTATTGTCCCAGGTGATTATGAAGTTTTTCATTTTGTTATTGTATTTCTCTTAATAAATCCATCTCATCCTCAGTGTACATATCAATAAGCTTTTGATACTCCCGCTGTACACCCTTATAAATCTTCATGACTTTCGGATAACTCGACAGTGGCTGCGAGTCGTAACCAAATTCACCGCAGAAGTTTTCAAAAGAACCAACGTCATATTTTTCCAGGCATGTGAGTATATCATACGCGGTAGGTTGTTTACCAGTATCAGATATAGATTGTCCAAACTTTACTACCCAACGTTTCTTACCACGTCTGATTGTAACTATCCAAGTGTCCCGCATTTCTTTATCATCCTCGAAATGATAATCATGGCCTGAGAACTTGAATGATAGTGTTGTTCCTGTCTGTTCAAGGAAATCATTTGCTTGTTTCTGATAGTCTGTCATTGTGTTACTTTTTTATTGTATAAAGGTAAGAGGTCGTCTACTATTTTCCTAAGTTCTTCAACGTCATATGAATTCAGTATTTCAAAGTCCTCAACCTGACCATATATCTTTTCTTGAAGCATCTGGACGTTGATAATAACATCCATCTTTTCTGCTGTTGGATTGTTCATGATTATTAATTTATACAACCAGTTCTAAAGGTTTCCTATAAGCCACAGGAACCTTATTCCTTATCCAGTTCTTCAATTGTTCGGTATGTTTCTTGATGCTATTCTTGACTTCCCAATCAATTGAACTCTTGGCCTCGCTGATAGCATCTTCAATACCTTCATCACCATAATATCCCCAAACAGATTCACCTGTTTCCACAACCTTCCATCCGTATACTTCACCTGTAAGAAACTGATCATATGTTTCAACCTCACCTTCGAGATATTTTTCAATGGTAGCGATTCTTTCTTTGGTAAGATTCTTCCACTTGTATTCCTTCCTGACATCTTCTTTGGAAACATATATCCATCCAACCTGACCACTGTCCCAAGGACATGAGAACCTGCCAGTACTCATAGTAATACCGGAATGGTCATAGAGATATATTGGAAGAATAATATTCCTTTCGTGAGCCAGCTTGGATAATTTATTCATCACTTCTTTATAAACATCCTTTGAACTACCAGGTATTGCAAATCCTTTATCGTACTTGTTATAAAATTCATGGTAATCTACACCGGCTAATTCTGCAAAGAAGTCTTCCGAATCGTTATAATGTTTGCTTTCTTTACTATCACCGAGATCGTATCTGCTATGAAAGCAAATCATGGTACCAAGATTATCCCATTCTCTTGGTGATTCCGGACAGTCATCTGCTATTATTTTAATAGTATGACCTTTGTATCTGAGTGTTTTATATGCTTCTATCATGACCTTTATTTTATTGATTAAAAATATTGTACTGATTTATTAGCGTGTTGATGTATGCTACTGATAGCTTGTTCAATTGACTTGAATGGTCGTGGTCGCCGGCTACGTATATACTGATTACCGATTCTGCGGTTAGGATTCAGTCTATGTGCTGTCTGTTCATTACCACCAAATACTTTGGCCCATTGTGTAAGGTCACCGAGTTCATGAGCGAAGAACCCTTTATCAGTCTGAGATATAATGAACTCCTTTTGGCCCCGGTTGGCGGTTGGTAGTGTTAGATGTTGTATGACTTTCATGGTTGTTATATTATTTGTGGAAGAATATGGTAAACAGGATTACCGGCATTCAATGCCTCACAAAGTTCATCACAGTGCTCAGCAATGATCTTCTTTACTGTTTTGATACGTTTACCTTTCAGATATTCAAAACCGCCGTAAGGCACATCTACAATCGTTTTATCTGTACCTACACAACAGATAGGATAAAATACCCATCTGCTACCCATATTTTCGATCTCCTTCCAGACATCTTCAATGGTATCTCTGTCGCGAAAGTATGTGGTGTAATCACCATCTGGTGCGAATAGTATCGCTTTATATTTACCTTTTTCCATAGACTTTATTGTTTAATAGTTAACCATTCTGACCGGGTGTTAACTTGATATCATCTTCAAGGAATCGTTTCCATACAACATCTAATCCTTTCATACTTCACCTCCTGCTTGTAATATTTTTAAATCCTGTCTCCATTCATATGCCGGTTCTTCATAACTCTTGTCTATATTCCAGTAACCGAGATCGAGAATATCAAGTGTATCCGGTACAGAAGTTTGATATGTTTGTTTATATTCACTTAAATGGAACCTGGTGATCTTAGTTATATAATCGTCACCTTTAAGATACATATCACATCGCATAACTTGTCCGGTTTGCTTATCAACCGTTAAGATTCCGTTTGTTGATGTTACCCGCAGTGTTCTCTTTTTGTGTGGTATGCTCATACGTCAAGTTTTAAGAGTAACCTAACCAGCTTCTCAAATATCAAAGCCTGCTCAACAGTCTCGAAGTCAGCGATGCATCGTAATGGATTATCTTCTTCTATAGTCATATCCATCCTGAGATATACAGACCATACATCATTTGATCCAGCTTCAGCATCGTATATGATCTTTCCATCTTCTTTCCATGCAGCAACTTCTGTGTCATACGTGGATGGTACTCTTTTACCTGTTGCATCTTCTGCCCAACAACCGATGATATTACCTTGACAGATCGTATCCGTCATAATTACAAATGCTTGTTTCATAAATACAATGTTTTAAAAAAGCCTCCACCATTTACAGCAGAGGCTTTTAGTTTTCAAGGACTAATCAATTACCTGTTCCATCAACTTATTGTATGGATTGTATGAGTTTTGAATATAGAATTCATAAACTCCTTCCGGTAAGAAATGGCTACCATGATCGGCTTTTGGTAACTCCTTTGTTGTAGTCCACAACTTGTCTGAGAAATTACTCTCATGTACGTGCTGTAGTCTGGCTCCATCACCACCTACTGCTGTAATAATACGACCTTCATACTCAAACATCTGTACGTCACCTGTAAGAACATGCTGATGACCACTATGTTCTCCGTAAGCTATGGGTTTGTTTGAGATGGGGGTTGCACCTTTTGGTACCGACTGAATTGTTTTGAATTGAACATCACCCTGATGTCCAATAATCTGACTTGTTTTCTTTGACATTGTATTTGTTTTTTATATTTATGAACGATGCGTAAATGAATATTCTTCTGATGTAAACATTGATAATGACGCAATCGCATCCAACGCATTTTTATGATGTGGTTCTACTCCTTGCAGGTATTGCGTACCAGTTGATGGGCATGTCATTTTTACCCAAGCAAACGGTTGATTATCTATCTCAGCAAACTTTTCCTTTGTTTTCAGTAATGTAATTGTTTCAATATCTCCATTCTTATGAACGATACTTCTGGTATCTATCTCTTTAGCACCAAGTAGTTCCATCATTTTCTGTTGACCAAGTACTTCATATATACCACCTTTAATATCAGAGTTTGTTTCTTTAATAAATATCTCTTTAGTGATCTCATTATTAGCAGCTTTCTGCCATATCCACTCAGGTAGACTACGACCATTGATGAAATGATTCTGCCAACTATCTTCCCATTCAACAGCGGAGCCGTTGGGATTATGTAAAAGACCTGATGAATTGCGATGGATAGCAACCGGGTACTTAGAAATAATACAAACCATCTGAGAATATATACCTTGATATACTCCACTATTTACAAACAAGTCTCTCCACTCAATAAAGTCTTCATGTATATCAGCATCAAGTTTTAATATTGAAAACATATAATCCCACCATGCTAATAATACATTAGAATATATATCAGACGTAAATAAATACGTTGAATTATACTCATACATCTTTTTATCACCCTGTGAGTCAAGCTGTGAGTAAAGCTGTGAGTCAAGCTGTGAGTAAAGCTGTGAGTAAAGCTGTGAGTCAAGCTGTGAGCAAAGCTGTGAGTAAAGCTGTGAGCAAAGCTGTGAGTCAAGCTGTGAGTAAAGCTGTGAGCAAAGCTGTGAGTAAAGCTGTGAGTCAAGCTGTGAGTAAAGCTGTGAGTCAAGCTGTGAGCGAAGCTGTGAGCGAAGCTGTGAGTAAAGCTGTGAGTAAAGCTGTGAGTCAAGCTGTGAGCGAAGCTGTGAGCAAAGCTGTGAGTAAAGCTGTGAGTCAAGCTGTGAGCAAAGCTGTGAGTCAAGCTGTGAGCAAAGCTGTGAGTAAAGCTGTGAGTCAAGCTGTGAGTAAAGCTGTGAGTAAAGCTTATCACTTTCAACCGTTTCCGGTTCTACAACAGATGATATTTCAGGTGTTCTTCCATTTTTACTATCAAATATTGCCTTGATTATATTCAGAGGATAGTAGTTCTTTATGAAGTTAAACATCAACTGAGCTTCATATGGACTGCGGGCGATTAGTACAACAGGTTTATCAAAGCCTGCTTTCTTATACTGCCAGTCTATTAATTTCTCAGCATTCTCGAACTTGAAGTTCTTATAATAATCACCTTTAAATACAGGGTCTGAATATTTCTTTATCCATACAGGTATCTGAGCTTCCTGTTCAGGAGTCAGTTTCGTTAATAATTGTTTCTTTTTCATATATGTATTTTGATTTTAAACTTTTACTTGTTTATTGTTATTAAGTCCAGTTACAATCGTTCGTCCTGATATCTCATGCAGGTCGTTTTTGCGGAAGCGCAAGAGGTAGTCCTGATCAACCATAGTACGGTTAATTCCTGTTGGCCTGCAGTCAGATCCTTTTGTCTGTTTGATACCGAAGAGCCGAAGGCTTAAGTAGGAGATGAGAGGGTTCATAATTTTATATTGGAAAGTTTGCATAATGTTTCATTGCGGTTGGTAAGCACTTTACATAATCTTTAAAGCCTGTACCAGTGGAGTTCTCACAGTACAGTTTCTTTTTATACATTAAAGCATTTCTGTATTGTTTTGCAAAGTTTATGTAGTGTATAATCTCAGCATCAACTCCGTTAACTTTAACCGGTATATGATATTCTTTATCCCTGATGTATGGGTGATCAACATACTCAAGATCAAGACATTTCCTATCCTTCCACTTAACCTCAACTTCATATTCTTTTGGTTCATAACCAATCATCTCATGAAGCGCTATCTGTTCAGGTAAGCTCAGTTCTTCAGGCTTACTATCACACCATATGTAGCCACGGTTGTCTACCAGTAGATTATTTTTATGGTCATCATCTTCATTGGGTGCCGGGATAATATTGGCACCTCTGCTATTCACATGATTTCTATCATAGAAGTATGTACTCAATACCTTACAAGCAATGAAGTGTTCCAATATTTTTCTCTCATCTTTAGGAAAGTCAGATGGTTTCATTAAGCCGGTGAAGTCTACTTTAGTAACCCAGGTCAAGCTACCATAATCAGATGACTTGTATATTCTCCAATCAAAATTGGCTAGATTAACAAAGAATGTATAATGACCATCGAGTGAGATTTTGACGTCGTTATACCATCCGGTACCTGGTAGGAAATTATACTCAACATACGTCAGAACTGTATCAGATATGCGATGAACGTTACCTGAGTATGATCTCCAGTCATCGGGAAGTACTTTCTTAACGATCTTTGAGTATGGGAGGAACTTAGTTTGTTTCATGCTTGTGTAGTTTTTTAAATTGTTCTGCTGTATAGAATTTATTCTTACTCATATCGTATACGTATGCAAAATGAGTATCGAGTGCGGTATGTAACCAATCATGACCACCACAGAAATCCGATTTACCTTTATCATCTTTGTAAGGTGTAAATGAATAATATGAAGCACCTACTGTATTCATCCTGTAAATACCACCACCGTGTAAAGCATAATTACTAACATTTCTTTTCATTGAAGGTGATAATGATATCAGTGTTTCACCAGCTCTTAACATGTTTGACATAACCTTTATTTTATTTGATGAATGATATAGTCTTTGAAATCAGTATGCCACATAGCCATCACATCGGGATCCTTATCCGCTGCAAACATTGCAATCATAGCACTCTTTAATATTCGTTTCCTACCTCGCTCCGCGTACTGGTAGTAAACAATCTTCCGAGATAATCCGGTGAAGTCTTCGGATACAATCCACACGTTATTGGTAACACCAAACTGCTTATTAAACAATGCATACTTGTGTCCTTCTTTCAGATCATCAAAGCTGGTTACAAGTTCATTGTTCCAGTTCCTTTCTTTGTATATCTTTTTGATGGTGTTGTATACAGTTTCTATACCAGTATTCAACTCGGTCTCACCATACACAAATTCAACTCCGGGAGACTTTATGATAGAAAAAGTACTTCCCATATTAAACTGTTCTCTCGAACGTTGTGGTGTTACATCTTCCCACGCAATTATGTTAAACAATGGTACATCTGGATCGTCACATTTACACTCACTAACAATCATAGTGAATAAGTAATCCTTTGTCTTATAAGTATGACTTGCTTTTCTATGTCGAGTGACTTTATCAATAGCGGAGAAGAAGTCTGATGGTCTTTCATCTCGTACCAGTATGTCTGCATACTCTGGTGATAATGTGAAGTAAGTGAGATCAGAATATACCTCATCTTTATATGTGCGGAGCATTTTCATACACCAATATTTTTTATGTATTCATTGGCCTTCTTCAACGCTGAGTACCTCGATGTACACTGAGTGTTTAGCCAGTAACAATCACTGACAGCCGGGCTAAAGAATTTGATAATAGGATAGTAACATACATATCCTTTATATCTGCTTATAGCAGATGAAGCTTTGTATTTCATGACCTCAATTTTAATATTAATATATACCGTACTTCTTACTGTTACGTTCAACCCAATCACCATAACTACATACTCTGAACGTAGAACCATTACCATAGTCACCTCGTACCTGAATAACAGTAGTACCATAAGTATCTCCGACATTCACATAACAGGCAACAATATCACACCAGTAACCATTCTGCCAGTTACCTCGTATCGCTTCAGTACCATACCCATGTAACAGTTTGTTGATTGCTTCAAGCCTATCTTCACTTGGTAGTTTGACTGTTTGTCTCAGCGCCATACGACAGGCTTTTACCGGATCACCATTGTAGATGTCTTCGATAGTTTCTTTTGTCATGACCTTTATTTTTACATGGAATAAATTCTACCATCATCTCCAACATAGAGATCAACATTTTTAAACTCATTCTTACATATCCAGGTAAGATCATCACCGAAGTCTCCAAGATCTGTATTGTCCCAGTCACCATCCCAAAAACCACTTCCATGCTCACATCTCGTCAACCAGAACTCATGTGGTGCCAGATAATCGAGATCAGATGCTTCTCTGTTAAGAATGTAATCGGCTTCTTCTTTCTTGAAGTACTTACGTATCAGAATAATAAAGCGTTCGCAATCCTGAACGCATTGTTTGGCCATACTATACGAAATAGTAGCCTGATCATTAGCGACCATGCTATCTAATTCATCATAATATTCATCACCGTCTTCATCTGTTTTAGTATCACTGGACGACCACAGCGCAGTAGCGATGTAGCTTCTTACGAAGCCTTTGAAGTATTTAGTCATGACCTTTATTTAATGGTTTAATATTTTACAATCTTCTCGTAGTACTCAGTCGGTGTATCTACAAGCACCGGCTTACATCTGTTACGTTTCAGCATACGTTCAAACGCCGGCTGATATACAGAAGCAACATGTGATATCAGATCGAAGTCAAAGACCATATTACATTCATCATCTACACGGTAGATGAAGTGAGCCTTATGACCATAGTGTTCCCGGGCCAGTAAGAAGTCATCTGTGAAGTCTATCACTTCGTAATCATCTTGTTCATCGTTATGTTCAAGATATTCCAGTATGGTCATCGGGAATGTTTCAATCTCTAATGTTTCCATGATTAGTTCAATTTAGTCTTTGTAATCCTTGCAGCCCACTCTTTCGTCTCAGTCCAGTAGATAGTACCAAAAATATTTTCAGGCCCGTAATACGTCTTAATATCCCATAATTTCATAGCCATAGTACTGTTAAGCCATTGTTGTTCTGACTGACCTAGAAAATCAAAGAACAATTTCTTATCAAACCACGATTCATTAATCAGTTCTACCACATCCTTTTCCCAGTATGTAGCTCTGCTGAATGTGATGAAATTATCATGCTTACCTTTACCAATACCATAGATAATATCATACTCTCCCTTATGAAGCTCTCTTACGAGCATACCGTATTCGAACAATGAGATTTGTTTACTGGCATCAATGCCGTGGAATTTTTTCATGACCTTTATTTATTGTATCGTTTATAGAATTCTTTCACCGCTCTGCGTACTGCTGTTTCGGTAGACTTAGCTTCCTTTTCTATCCATTCCTGTTCAATGTGCATCGTCATTGTCTGGTAAATTACGCAATATCTATCTCGTATCATGAATGAGAAAAAGTAATCATCATCTTTTACAGCATCCTGTTTAGAAGTCTTGGTGGTTTCATAATAGTGATGTGATTCCAGATGATCTCTATAGTTTACCCGGCTGAGTACTTTAGCGGTTACCGGTAGATTACATATCTTATCGAGTTCTTTGAGGAGACTTTTGAAGTTGTTCATTTGATACAAGTTTTTCATTTATAGTATACGTAATGTCGGGTTGAATATTGGTGATAATATTACCATGTTCATCAGTAACACTTTTAATCCATTGATCGTGTCCATTTTTGATGGCCCAGGCATATCCCACAATCAAAGCTTCTCTGAATGTCGATGCATGGACACAAGTTTCAACCATCATAAACCTGATAGTAAACTTAGGTTTATCAAAATGTTTCTCACGTTCAATCTTCTCATCGACAGCTTCATCAATGAAATTCAGATACCACTGGCTGAACTGAAAAGTATTATCATTGTCAAGATCACCACAGAAACAATCGTGTGGTAATGAATGATCATTTCGTTGATCTGCTATACCGGTACATATCCTGCAGAGTTCTTTAATCACTTCGTTCTTTTTCATCTCTCAATTATTTTCAGGTTTAATACCAAACTGTCCATCCAGGTATTCAATCATATACTTCGCATATGATACAAGAACTTCATGTCCTTCAAACAAGAACTGTTCTTTCTTGTCAGTGACAGCCTGGTTGTATATTCGTTTAAACTCATCCAGCTTCTGACGAGTGAAATTTGTTTCGTTCATATGATTATTTTATTGTGATGATCGGATGTTTCAACAAAATGTTTATATCATACAGATACTCATCTTCAAAGATTATCACTGTTACAAGATAGCCCTGTGGTGAAGCACTGATATTTTTTATCTTACTCCATTGTGGTACGTCAATAACATTGATAACCGGAACAAGGTACATTATCTGATAAAATGAATTGTAATGTTTGAAAGAATAATAGTACTGTTCCTTTGAAGCGTGTTGCTTTATAAGCTCAGCGTTCTTTTCACTTGTTTGATTTGGCATGATTATGATGTTTATAATTTTTCAATATAGTTTTTAACAGCATCGTATGATAAACCAATCACTCCACACTCGGTTACCATGACTCCGCTTTCTAACAATTCCATCAACTCATTTCCAAGTATTTCATCGGTAACATCTCTCACATCATTTTTATAAATTACATGATACCTGTCGGAAACTACTTCGTAAGGATGATTCCCCACATGAGTATATTTATAAGATATCTCAACCCTTTGTTTATATACAGATATTTTATCAAGGACTATACCATTGCTGATGTCATCAAAAGTAGTTGTGAAAAACATAGGTAAATCAGATGACCAAACATATCCATCTTTGTTTATTTGGCTGACTAAATTTTCAATCTCATATAAATTCTTATTTGTATAATCAACATACTCCTGAAACTTTATGTCAGATATTTTTATATGATGTTTGTTAATCCAATCCAGAGCACTGTCAATTCTGTCACTGATTACTTTTTTGTTCGTCATATCTACTTAATTGTTCTCCGTCAGACGGTACTGCAGTCATCTTTGACATAAACCATAGAATGTGATCTAACTCTTCTGGTGCTAATAGTACACCATCCTCACCAAAGTATAAGCCTTGCTTAAAGCTGGCTGAGATAACATTGCCTGCACCATACAGGATGGAGAACTTAGCGATACCTTTATCGTGATTAAGCTCCCATTTAGCTACAACATCCCATTCTTTCAGTTCGTTATTCTTGTTGTCCATAATTATATTTTAAATCGGGTTACGAAACTATTAAAACTAAATCAAAAAATAGTGCTATTCAAATTCAATGTCGAGCAGACCATACTCGGCAGATTCGCCGAAGCACAAGGCAATGATCAGACAAAGCCAGTCTGGGATGAGTTCAACTAATTTGCGCATGATGGTAGATTTAAAGTTATAGTAGCAGTAAAGTCTCTGGGTGCCTGGATGAATGGAATGTCTTCCGCAGTGGCTTTATATCTTTTAGGATCTTTACATATGTACATACCTACTACAGTCGCTGTTAACTGTTTATATTCTATATCTTTGTAACTACATACCATGTTACTGTAACTATCTACGATATGTAATCCGGTATCTTGTAGATCGGGATAACCAGCACGGGCCAGTGCTCTGCTGATAGGACACTGACGATGAAAATATTCATTGGCTAATATCTCCTCACGGAGAATCTGTAGTTCAACTTGAACAGGAGTTGTTTTCATGACCTTTATTTTTATGTTTGATTAATCAAATAAGCTACGTTCGATAGCGTCGTGAGTGAAATCGTCGCATCTTTCAGACAATTGTTCCAACGCAGTCTTCAATATTGATACCTCGTCCTCTGCACACGCAGAGAGGTCAACAGGAGCATGTAAACCTTTGAATGAATAGATACCTTCACGAGAACCTAAGTACCGGGAATACGGTATTAAATTAAGCGACAGGCATATTGCTGTAAGATTGGTGTAGTCGCGGGGAGATGGTTTCATATCAATTAATTTTTAACAGCGCTTCAAGATAGTCAAACATCTCTTTGTACTCTTCTGTAAACAGATGATCATACACCTTTACATACTCAGCCTTATACTTGTTGTACATTGAAGAGTTTGTAAGCAAAGAGAACTTAACGTTCGCAATGATATCACAGAGCTTGACAAAGACAGCCAGCTTGTTCTCCTTCAACTCAATATAGAACTGATCATTCTTTCTTGCTGCTCTTGTACGACCACGCATTTCTGTACAGAGGTATATGATCTCAGCGACTTCTTCCCCAACCAAATCCTTCACTTCGTTAAATGTAATCCTGGCATCTTCGTATAAATCGTGTCCGTATACAGCTTGCTCCACAAATATTCTATTGACTTCATGACCACCAATCAAATGCCTGAATTTCCAATACTGATCTCGTACACAGTCCAGGTGAAAAGAATATGGAAGTGTCTTGTTGTACTTCTGATTACATACAACATCATGCTGGTTCTTACACCAAGCAATAAAATCACGTTCTAATGACATAACCTTTATTGTTTTGTTTGTTATTAATATAAATCTTCACTGTACATCATACAAGCTAACCTTGTTCACATCGTTGATTGCTACTTCCCAATTGAATGAACCCATTGCATAATGCGTTGTTCCTTCTACTCTGTCCGGTCTAACTTCAACCCAGATACTATCACCGTCTTTAAAGGTACCGTCTTCAATACGAATTATCGTAGATATATAAAACTGATTAGGTATTACTAATATTTTCGACTGATTACTAAAAGATTTATGTAGTGTAACCTCTTTATACGATATAAGTATTAATGAATTATCCTTACTGTAAAAGGATTTACCAATACCATATTCAGGATGATAAACTATTTCATCCTCATTAATGTTTTCAGTCTGCGAGATGATAATCGGAACATATCCTTTACCATCAGGCTTTACATGTACAGTTGCCGATACTACATTCCTGATCAGTACAAGCTTTCCTTTAACACAAAGCTTTTTACCATCGGTGGTATCTATCGTTACCGGATTGTTTACTTTTGTTGACACGGTTATTGCTTTTGTAATTGTTTGAGTATGTCAATTTTAATTTCGTTCTCCGTTATAACATCTTTACATATACCACCCAACTGTTCCCACTTCCTTTTATCCTGAATAGTATATGCAAAATCAAGCATCTTATCAAATACCTCTTTGGTGAATATGACAGGAACCATCTTATCAGGAATGTTCGGATCGATCTTTTTGGTTGAAAGATTTTCTCTCAGCTTCTGACCACCTTGTTCAACATAGTACATAATAGAACTGTAATTCTGTATGATGTCCCGCATCAGATTATTCTGAGTAATTATACTTGCTTCTTCAATCTTTGTCATTTTTTTATTTTTGTCTGTGAGGAAATTGTTTTCTATATAAGTTAACCGCTTCAGTCATTGAGTACATTAAATACTTATGTCCGTCGATACTTATGGTACCATTTCTGTATTGATATGCAGTAATACCATTCCGCACTTTCTTTTCTTTTACAGGTGTGACGAATAAGTCTGGTAAATTATCCATAACATAATTTTTTATATAAAAAAGCCCCGGCAACATACGTCACCGAGACTTCATCCCTTATAACCCGAAACAAAAATCAATGCGTTGCCAAGTAAGTAATTTCATCACCTGTAATAGCCCTGTTATATATTCTTATATCCTGCATAGTTCCAATGAACCGATCGTAAGCTATGTCAGACTTTACACCGAGGCCGAGTAAAGATCCGTAACTCAATGCTTCATTGTCTGTACCGATACCAGAGGCTACAAGTATTCCATTATGATAAAGTGCTCCGACATGATTGTTATATGTATACACCAGGTTCACCCATTGCTTTTTAGCGGTGGTAGTATCACTAAGGGAGAAGCCGGCAAAGCCAACCACAGGCTTCCCGTCAAGCGACATGACTATTCTGAAGTTGCCTTCCGGTGCTTCTGTAGATAGCAACCTGCCTGAGTTACCTATTGCACCAACTTTATACCAAAGACTTACAGAGAAGCTATCCGTCTTCTGAAAGGTAAAATGATTGGGTGCCATCAGTACCATATTCTTAACGAACTTCATTCCTTTTATAGCAGTATCCCCTTCATGACCTGTTACATACCGCTCATTGCCCTTTTGGAGACCGGCGTTATAGTTGTTACCGGAATAATCCGAAAGGTCACCATTAAGTTTAAAATGATAAAGAAGGCCATCATCGATGGAAAGTGTCTGTAAGTTCTCCACAGATACCGATGTTGCTGATGGATTGATTGTAGATTTCTGGCAGCTACTGAATAATACAGTGCTAAGTAATAGTAAGGCAATTAACTGTTTCATTTTTTTGATTTTGTTTTTTATAATTAAAAGATTAATATTGAATATATAAATATACAAACTGTTTTATAGAACAAGAACTTTTTAACAACATTTTAAAGATACCCGAGATTGTGATAGAGGTATGATTTATACGGTGACGCTGTCAGCACCGGACGGCAAGAGGTCTTTATTTTTTAAAAATATGTTCAGCTTAATAAGCTCTTCTTCTTCAATCCAACCAATAAACATGGGAAAACTGTCTCCAGATGTATAACGATATTCATTTCTAAAATTAAGCTTTATATCTAAATTTAATACGGTGTTCAAAAACCTATTGCAAATACAGTCTATAAGAATAGAATTTTTGTCATTGTTATCTACATTGTCCCATTCACCCTTAGTTTTTCTAATTAATACATTTCTACCCATCCATGATTCACCGATTTTCCATCTCTTTCTTTTTAAAATAGGCAATATTTCAGATGTAAATACCTTTAAACAAAGGCTATTAAAATAATCTCTGAATTCTATTTCACATTTCCGTATAACATCCTGAGACTTATAATTTGGTGGATTATCATTTATTAAAATAATCTCTGCCTGATTACCATCAGACCATTCTTTAATTATTCTAAGAAAATCTTCAATATGTTCTATTCCTTCAAAAGAAGGAATCTCATCCTGTTTCACCCAAGAAGGGTGAAATGAATGTGATACAAAGACATCCTTAGAATAATTAAAGTCAGCAAATTGTCTTACACCTGCCTTTGAATATTGTATTGTGTAACGTTTATCTATTGTTATCATCATTGATTGTTTAAATATTAAGAAAAAGCATACTCTCTTTTAGGGTAACTCACAGTCCATTCATTTACAAGATCAATAAGCAACTGATCGTAATCAAGATTGATATCTGTCCGGGCAAACAACCTGGTGAACATATTCTGTACACTCTGAACGAATGTAGACTGGTTACATTTGATATCGATGAACGGGCGACCTGCATTAATATGACCAGCACAACATCTGATATGAATGATACCACGCTTGTTATTGTAGTCTTCAACCTTGATAGCGAAACCTCGTTCAATGGGTTCTCCTGAATATTTATTATACTCATTTATGAAACCTTTATGGTGTACCCACAGACATTTGTCCCTGAGATATCCACGTAAGAAGTATTTAATATGCTTGTCCATGACTGATTGTTTAAAAAATTAAAGGAGAGCAGCCCACAGTTTAGATGACTGTACTTACTCTCCTATGTCAACCTTCAACTTGTATATCTTAGGTAGACAATTTTCATAATAGTTATGAGCATTCTTGTAATAGTGAGAACAATGTTTCTTTCAGACAGATATAATGATTGGTTTTTGCTGACTTTGCTGACTCTGCTGACTTTGCTGACTCTGCTGACCATGCTGCTGACTCTGCTGACCATGCTGCTGACCATGCTGCTGACCATGCTGCTGACTCTGCTGACCATGCTGCTGACCATGCTGCTGACCTTGCTGCTGACCTTGCTGACCATGCTGCTAACCTTGCTGCTGACCTTGCTGCTGACTCTGTTGCTGACCTTGCTGCTGAATTATCTATTTCATTATATGGAACATCAAATAATTTTGAAGTATATATTAAACATTCTCTAACAGGAACATCTTCTATCCAATCCAATTGTTTCAATAATACAGCTTTATGAAACTTCGATTTCAAAATGTTGAAGTCAAATCCTACCGGTAGTATATCAATACTTTCATATGGAAACTTCTGATACATACCATCTGGTAAATTCTCAAATAATTTTTCCGTCAGATGACAATACCATAAATCAATCTGATACTTCTCTGAAAATTTACCAATAGGATTTTCGGATGTTTGCATAGTACAGCCATAGAAGCATCCTTTATATCCGTTACCTTCAACCTTCTCATCAGTTAACCATGTACCTTGTATGAAGGTATCAAGTTCCTGATGATGTTTCAATTTTGATAATAGCTCTGATTTTAATTCAGCGTTGTTGTTAAATGTTAACATTGTTGGTTGTGTCATAAACTTTATTTTATTTGTTAATCGAAAATATTATAAATAATCCTTTCATCTTCGGTTAAGGTCCTGCGCTTAGACTCTTCTCTCATGAGGTTCCTTTCGTTTTCTTCATCATCTTCTTCGGGATACCAGGTTTCAATAGTCTTGTCTACCAGCGGTGCTGTTCCGTGATCGAGTAAACCTTCTGTATGCTTTACAGCTTCTTCGTGATAACGGATGAATACTCTGTCATCAGATGTTGAATAAAGAATATCCAACTGTTGGCCCAGTGAAGATTGGAAATACTTATTGATTCGTTCTTGTGTCATTGTATTTATTTTAAAATGTTTGTTTAATAAGGATTTAAATCAAGGTCAACCGCGACAATATTCATCATATTTATCTCAATATGATCCTCATCACCATATATGAGAATATATTCTTTACTCTCATCTAACTCAAAGGTACAACTGGAAGGTTCATTGACAGATAAACATGAATAAAAGTTAATCTGAAACCAATACAATATCTGTTCCGGTGTATTGTGAGACGCAAAGTAAGGAGATATTATTTTTCCAAAACAGGCAAGAGCTTTCATAACAATAATGATTTAAAGTGTTTGTTTATCAATTGAAACGAGTTTATTAATACGATCTTCAATACGGATACATCTGAAAGGACTGTTACGGACATTGTATCCCCAATTATGTAAAGCGATGATCATCGGTAAAGGACAGAATACAACATCGACTTCTTTAGCTCCCCACGCTTCATTCCATCTGATCATAAGATTCCATATAGCATCTGTAATATCAAATGTAAGTTTGATATCACCATTACCAAGATCGTCTTCTATAAAGGTAACAGCATACCACAAAGCATCTCGTTCTGATACACCTGGTAAAATACTACCATCTGTAAAAACAAAAGGATGTGGGCTGCTGAAGTTAGCAACACGTTTACCATTGGAAAGAGTTATGATTTGCATATTCATTACGATTTAGTATTAGGAATTACACGGATATACAATTTCTTATTTTTAAACCTGGTAAAAGCAAGAGTGATATGAGCAGTATTAAAAACCGGCCAGATATAATTATTCCAATCAACGATATTATAATGCTTTATATCTCTTTCCCAATCTTCACGTTTTACTTTAATACAATCCGGGAATGGTTTGGTAGATACAACAATCTTTCCTTTCCGGCTACGTTTGGAATAAGCCTGTACTAAAAGTAATACATTGTATTCTCTGCCTGTTCCGTTCACATCAATGTATAATCCTGTACATTGCTTACTGCAATCATATGAATGTATCTCTTGCATACTGAGATTATTTTAAAGATTGTAAAGCCTTAATTATCTTTTCAATATCTACATCCGAGATACCAATAAACACACAAGGCTTCCCATCTTCCCTGATCATAGCAACATTTGCCAATACTGCCAACAATAAAGAAGATGACTTAGCGGCAATTTCCTGTTCAATACCCTGACTGCGAAGGGAAGTATACATTTTATGTTCAAAGTGATTCATTGAAATCCCATTACGGGTATTTAAAAGGTGAGTGTAATAAGGTGATATGTCCCGGAGCATCGGGAGCCGGGGCTAAACAAATATTATTCTGAACTTGTTGGAACGATGCTAACGAGTGTGTACGAAATGTTGAAGAACTATTATATTTGTATATACAAACATACTATAAACCATACCTATGTGGGATTTTGTGGTAAAAAGTGGGAAACATTTGTATATACAAATAACATTTATGGAATAACAGGTCTACAAATCATAACATACCCCGTAGGGTGCGACCGACCGGATGGGAGGGAAGCTGCCCCTCCCGTGCAAACCACCAAATAAATCCATAAAAATTGGATATATATTAACAAATAAAACAGTGCTAATGAAATGTTAATACCAAAACGCTTCATTAATGCTTTTTTACCGAAAAACAAGAGGGCTGAAAGCTAATGCCCTCAACCATCCTACGGTTTGCTTCGAATACTGACCGGATTTCTTCAATAGCCAAGCTCCCAGTTAAGTGTTTCGATGTATGCAACCAGGTTGTCAAGTTCCAATACGTATTTATGAGCCAACCGGGTACCAAGAATGGAGATTATACCGTTTAAGTAGTTGATCCTGTTTTGTGCCTGAAGGAGTGTGATGTGGTTCATATAGCTTCGTTAAAGGTTAGAGTATCTGTTTCGGACTTAAGAAAGGATATGAGGGATTTGTTGTTACTAATCAACTGTCCTTCCTGAGCAATGTAAACTTCTATTGGTGACCAGTATGACGTTCTGATTGATGTCTTTGGTGATCTATTCAATACTCTGCTGCTGCTTACACCAGAATCATCACTTATAACTCTTTCGCAGCATAAGTTTATAAGTTCAGTAGCTCTTGTACTGTAACAACAACCAGTCATCAATCCGTATACACATGCATCAGCGTTTAAAGGACCCAATTTATCAAAACTCAAATTAGACAGCTCTTCCTGTGTAGCATGTACTTTTAAGTTCTCAGCTTCCTGTTTAACGAGTAGGAATAACTCTTGCTGGTTTAATACTGTACCTGTTTCCATGATCTTAATTGCCCTATAAGGGCGTTTTAATTGTCCGTAACGGACGTTTAATAGAATAGCCCCGGCCTATATCAGTTACGAGTAGTACCGGGACCGAGTGGAAAAGTGCCCTGTAGGGCATTTAACTTAATTTGATCACCAGATGGCCATGATCATCTGTAACAGTGGCACCAGGTCTGCGTGAGAAAGCTCTTTGCAGGTCTTTGTGAAGGTTTTCCTGTTTCTTCTTTCGGTCCAAGGTTTCATTAAATTCCTCAGCCTTCTCACGAGATTCATTAATGAACACACGTTTGGCCTTCTTAGCCTGTTGCTCACGCTGGTTGATTGCGTTTAAGTCTATCTTGCCAAGTACTGTTGGCATCGGGATTACAATTGCTCTTTCCATGACCTTTCTTTACCCGGATACGGGCGTTTTATTGAAGTGATTGAATGTGAAGTAAAAAAGGAATGCCAACCTAAGCCAACATTCCTTACATGACCTTTATTTGTTTTTTGATTACACCGGTATATTACTTGGCAGAACATCATAATTACCTGATTCCAAATCTACCTTTGGATTCTGCAGGATAACAAGTATAATCTTAATGGCTGCCAGTACCGGAACTATGAGAATGTACATGACCTTTATTGATTTAGCGATTTTAAGGCGATTTAAGCCCGTGAATGTTGTTTTGATATGTATGTACGTCTGAAAGGAAGATAACTTACTGTATCGCTTGCCTGTGCTTAAACCATTCAGCTTTCCACATTACCTTATGCAGAGAACTCATTTTAGTTATCTTCAGTTCCCATAACCTGATTTGCCTGTACAGTTTTAGATGTCGCATAACCTTAATTTTTAGTTAGCAACCGGGACAGACTGCGAGTCTATCTAACTGTCTATGAAGGGACAGGTATTACGCAACCGGTTGATTTGGTAAGGGCTTATGCATGTAACGGGTTGGTTACCGGTTTACACATGTTTACCTTACCTGCCGCAATGGGGGAGCCATACGAAGCTCCTAACCAAACCCGTGAGGGGGATAGCTACGTCGTTGCCCATTGATCCCGAGTATGACTGTATGTGCTAAGACTTACGATTTTAAGTACAGGGCTTACGCAATTGCCTGTGAATTATACTGCTTAACGATGGTTGTCATTTATGTTGGGATATAACAAAAGCGCCGAAGCACATGATGCCGCGGACGTTGAACCGGTTAACCTGGTGTACTGTACATGGTTCCGGTAGTGAATGTACTTACTTATAGTTTTGATCCATGCGAATGCTAAGTATAACAATTCGTTCATGGGCATATATTATCCGGACTCATCCGGTATCCTCAGCGTATGCGTACCCGCTTTGGTGTAGTTTTCATGTAAACGTGTAAGCATCAAACTACAAAACCAACCATTTAAGGTAGATGCTTTATGACCGTTCCAGGTAGCACAAGTGGGAGTATGGGCACACGAATGTACACACGTATCCCTGGCTGGGTATAGACATACCTCTTACCTGATCAACAGTATCACGATGGCCTTATGTACGTTTGTGCTGTTATTGATTAAGCTAATGTTTTATGAATGTGCGTACTGGGATACACACGATTTAAACCTTATCACTTTGTAAACATCAATCCGTTATATGATACACCATGTAGAAACATGAAGGAACGGAAGTTTAGTTTACGCAGTAGTTTAAATTTTTTTCACGGGTACATAATTGTTTTAATGTATTGCTCCCGCTATTCAAAAAAGATAGCTGCACAAATTTAGTACATACCTGTTTGTTATCGTTTACTTTCGAGTTTACTATAAACATTTTTTAGTGTACTTTACCTTTAATTTTTGTAAAAGATATGTACAATGTAAACAGTATAAAGCCATTGCAAAATTGTTGTATTGCGGCATCTTAAATTAGACTATAAACAAACTATGTAAAAGAGCGTTTAACAACTTGCTGCAAAATTGTTGTATTGCACAAGTTCAAACCATACTCACAATAAACGCTAACTAATAACTAATTAAGGGCTGCAAAATTGTTGTATTGTAACCCTATCAAAAATTAAGCAGTAGCAACGGGCAAACGGTTTGCAGCAATGGCAGCAGCATAACCTTTAGCGGCAATTTCCTTTGCACCTTTAGCGATTTTTGAATATTCGCTATTCGCAATTTTGGCAATAGAAACAGTAGCATTAAAAGCAGTATCTAAAAAAGCTGCTTTGTTTTGCTCGTGTTTAACCAATGTTTTGAGACCGGAAAACTTTACACTAATGGCTTTAGTGTATGCTTCATATGACACGGTTTTTTCCTTGTACTTAAAAGGTACAAGTATTGCTAATGCAATAGGGTTACTGCTTTGTTCCGTACGACCTTCAAAAGTGGTAACATTAGAAAACAATACCTTACCAATTTCGAGCAACAAAGTGAAAGATAATTTTGCGGCATCTTTCACCATGTTGAAAGAATGTGTTACACCATTGTAAACAACCTCAACTTTTGGCAGCTTTTCAAATTGGGTTGCATCTAAACAAAGCAGAACTGCAATATCAGTAACCTGCCTGTTTACACTTACTGAACCTTCGTTAGTTATGGTATGCTGCTTTACATTTTTACCTACCAACCTAACTTTAATTTCCTGTTTCATAACTTTTGTTTTGTGTCCTGCATCTTATTGTTGTGAGATGCAGAACGGTTAATAAAATTTGATAGTGCAATGTAGAACTTTATTTGATAGCCGAACAAAGTTAACTGTTAAAAATTTGTTAATGAAATCTTACTAGGTATCTCAAAAGTTCTATAATAAATTATTTTCAAATGAAATGTTAAAATTTTTCTTTACTATTTTATTTCTAAAAAAAGTGTTAATTATTGTACCTTAACAAAACTTTAACCAGGTAGGGGAGTGGGCAGGTTCGTTTACACTTCACCGCCCGTTCCACGGTAACCCTTCAATATATACGTATATATCAATAAGTTAGATAATGACGGCTTATTCATTCATTAACCCTAAAGTAACGACTTAATGACAGATATTTCCATCACCGTACCTGGACAATAATATGGACATTGTGTCCATTTAAGCGTTATCCCGGCACCATTGACCGCAAAGCAAAGCTCCGGTACATTCATATCAATAAACAAAAACAGGCCCGTATGGGGCTTAAAATGGGGTAAATTCGTGTACAGAAGTTCTCTGAATGGAAATTCTGTTTTCAGAAAAAATTCTGTCCGGCAAAATTAGTGTAGAAGAAAACCCTGCAGATCATACCAGTCTAATAGATATTTGTATATACAACTAAAGTCCGTAACGGACACCAGCCATATTTATATACAAAATATTAATATGAGTAGCCAATGTTCGAACAAAAAGGATGACGGTATCGATGAATATGATCTTGAAAATATTTATGACATACAAGAGTTCACCGAGTTTATAAAGGAGTATAAGCAACAATTAAAAGAAATTACTGATCCGTCATTGTTGGAAGCTGAATACCAGGGACATACTGTACAATTAGGTAAACGTATGCAGGGTGATGTAAAAAAGTTTAAGGTATATGTAAAGAACCCTGCTACTGGTAAAGTTGTAAAAGTCAACTTTGGTCAGAAGGGAATGAATATTAAAAAGAACAACCCGGAACGAAGAGCTTCATTCAGGGCCAGACATAACTGTAAAGATCCGGGACCGCGTACTAAAGCAAGATACTGGTCCTGCAGGGCGTGGTAGTAAAAAACCCGGATGGAATGTTCCACCGGGCTCCTGGGTATTGGATCTTAAAAACGGACAGTCATATCATAAATCGTTTATAATTTTCAAATAACATCAGGATATTTTCCTTACCTACCGGATTCATACTATGACATAAGATGTCTGGTAGTATTAATTCGTTCTCAATAACATAATCTACAAGCCACTTAGCACAATCGTATCCGGATTTAACTGTTTTCTTGTGTTCCCGGGCCTTTCTCTTGGATATACCTTCAGAAACCATACTTTCAGCCTCATCTTCGCCCAGGTCGTGGTCAAATGAAATAGTACCTGGTAGACCATTCTTTTTTATATATTCAGTAAATTCCCGATAGTTTCTTACTATAATCCACGGCTTTAACCGGTAAAGTGGTCTTAATTCTACCGGATTAATGTACTTCTCTACATCAATTGGCATACGAACATCATCGAGAAATAGGTGGGCGTTGGTCATAACCATTTTGGTGGTTTATCTGAATATTTAATGCGGAACTTTTTTAATACAGGTTGTAACAGTATCGCGATCGATGCTAGTAAAATACATATAAATCCTACCCAACTGAATATTGCTAATAAAAGCGTCATACGTACATCTTCCCATTCGTTTTCTTTAGTGTAATTTCTTAATAGCTTACCTGAGACATAAGAAATTATAAATCCGAGAAAATAAAAAAATATTGGTGACATATTAAAAGTTTTACGGTGTATATTCTATTGTATAGGCCCAAAACAGCCAGGCAAATGTTACGGTATAGTACTTATCCCACTCACATTTGAAGGTCTTTTTAGCCTCTTTTGTGAGCGTATTGGTACATTTTGTGAATATTATTGATGGAAAACTAAAGAAAACATCATCTTTTCTGCTCATAATCAGGTCGATTATATACTCAATCCTTTAAAGTTTATACCGAAATGAACATAATCTTCCATTTTTTCATTGCCAGTAGGGAAATCCCACCCAAACGATCTATTAGAACTTGAACCTCTTTTATTCCTTCTCGGTGGAGTCTTATACATATTCATGATCATATCGAACTGTTTCCAGGATATATTCTCCCATATTTCAAGCTGACTACATACTCCTTTGGCGATATTCTTAGAAACTGAACTATAATCTGAATCGGTATAAATTTCTTCTATTTTGTCGATGAAATCTGGAAACTCTTCCTCGATTTGATCTATCGTAACGTATGTTCTATCCCGGCTTGATGGTAAGTAACTTATTATTGAGTTGAACGTCATATTATTTATTCTTTATGTCTCCAGACATTGTAGAAACTTTACCGGATACATGACCACATTTTATATCTCCGGACATAGATTTTACAAATCCATTCACATCACCGTTGATATTGATGTCACCACTCATTGTTTCAACGCTTTCTGCGTTGCCGGTAACAGTTACATGATCACAACTATCAACCTTTATGTGATCAATATTCCCGTTTACAATGATGTTTATATTTTTAGATTCCGGTGTGACATCTTTACCATTAACGATAATCTTTCCATTGGATATTGAAATACTTCCGTTATGCACGAATGTTCGTCCGTTTACTGTTACTGTGCTCATAAATTAATTCGTTTTATCAAATACCCTCCATACATTTCAACAATCATTACCTCACCTGCATACTGAGTATTGAATGATACACAGCTTATTCGTCCACTGTTACTTTTTGTAACTTCAAAATTGAATATTTGCCGGTCATCCTCGTCTGTATAAATGTCAATCAGGTCCGGATTATCTTCTTTAAAGAAGTTTGCAACATCTTCTTCGTTTTGAAACAGGAAACTGTTTTCAGACCAGGCGTCACCTTCAGGGTCAACATCGCGATAAGCTAAGTACTTTTTCATATCAAGCTTTCTTTAAAATTTTAGTCACAAACAACCGGTACCCGAGCCAGGGTAACCATATCCACCATAGAATAAACCAACTGAATACAGTGAGTTCATCTGGTTCTACTGTCTGTTTATTTCTCAGGCCACGGTATACTCCGATAATTGTTGTGATGATACCTAAGATAAAGTACCATTCTGCTATACTGTTTAGTGTCATAAAATTTAATCTTTCCAATTTATAGCCGGGCAGCTATCTTTAAGCATCATTACCAGGAATGATACAGCGCCGATTATTTTTTTAACTAACCATCCAATTGATTGCGCTATTGTAGAAAAGAATGTAACGAAACCATTCTTAATATTTTCATTGATATGTTCTTTAATGAGATAGATTCCACCGCAAAGAAGTAAAAAACATATTATTGCAACTATACAATATCCGATTACGGTTGCAAAATTCAACCAATCTGAACCAGGTATTCCTGCGAGTAAAATAAAAAGATACATTAGTAACATACCTACACCGAACAAACCTGCTGCAGATATTATGTAAAGGATGGCCTTTGATATAGGCTTAACAACTTTTAGTAGTTTATTGATTCGTTCTTTATTGGTCAGACTTTTTTCTTCCTTACGATAAGATTTTATCTCATATTTTTCACTCAATTCATCATTATACGAATCTCTTAGACGATAAAGTTCTTTCCAAAAATTACTTCCAAGTGAACTGAAATTTAAATTCCTATAATACAAAATATCGTTGTATTTCTTAGTTGATAATCTGGATAATTTTACAAGTTCTTTTGGATCATTTTTCAATTTTTCAATATAATCCAGAGCCCATTGTTTTTCTTTTTTCTCCAAATAATCGCCAAACCGGGAACGAGAATATGTAAATATTTTACCTATCACACTCTTCCCTATAAATACCGGAACAAACGCAATAACATTAAACACACTAAGCCAGAAATACGGACACATGTGAGAGAAGTCTCTGTAGTTTAAATTCCATATGTACTTCATGAGTTTTGAATGCCATGCATTCTTACTTAAAACGAATACGTCTTTGATCATAACCTTTATTTTGTTTTTATTGTTTATTCTGCGATTTCATTACGTTCTCGATACACAATTTCATTCTCTGTTTTAGAGTGAGCCAGAGCTTTTTTGATATGTTCCGGTACTATTTCTTCTTCAAGAAGCTGCAGGTCTTCTTCACTACTCATCGTTACATCCTGCGCCGGCAGATGAGCTTCATGGGTCGGATCGACAAGCGGATCGACTACACGGAGTAATCCTGTGATCACCCTGGCTACATCAGATTCACACGTCATGTTTACTGCTTCTGGTTTGATATCTTTCAAGAGTCGGGCTATAACAGCACCGAGTGAATCGAGAGGAATGCGGTAGCCTCTCTGGTAGTATTTCAGGACCCTGAGCAGTGATCCACCATTATCTTCATTTCTTATTGGCTGACGGTAGACCAAACGCTTACCAGCGAGATCCTGGTAGAATCGTTCATCGGTGAATGAGTTCCATTGATTATTATTGAAGTATATTACTCCGCAGCATATAGTAAAGTCAAAGCTGTTTGCAACGTCTTCTGGTTTATCGAAGACCCAGCGGTGAATGATCTGGATGGCTATCGGTCTGGTCTTTACAGTAAAAGCATTGTCTGATGTATGCACTTTGACCTTATTGATATCAGCAAGCTTCAAAGCCAGTAACTCTCCATCCTTCTTACTCTTAACAAAGATGTCAATGTCATTGATCTTTTCTCCAGATACCACAGCTCGGATGTATCCACCACCAACGTAGATGGCATTTTGCCATTCTGGTAGCTTCATTATCTTTTTCAGTTCGGATGGAAGACGTGATACCGCGAAGGATAAATCTTGTTTATCGAGTTTGTTCATGACCTTTATTTGTGTTTTATTTAATATTTAACCGCTAACCTTGGATCAATACGGATGATCTCCTTTTTGACTTTCTCTGCAGCTTTTACACAATTCCCGGTACCACCGGACGAACCATCCCATACAGCCACCAATATATCACCATGATCGATCATCCAAACATTGCGTCGCTGCATTTTCCACGCTTCATAACCTGGTTCGCATACATACACTACTTGGGTTTCATTATGATCTAATATCTGTCTGTAAACCCTCTGGGAACTCTTTGGCCAGGCTGATTCCTGACCTTCGAATGGTACCGCTGCTATAAGAGGAATATTGTGGTAGAGGCAAGATATGGCCCACAAGGTGTCAACTCCCAAGGCCATTCCGGATATACCGGCTTCCGGTTTATAAGCCTCTATTATCTTATCGAATTCGTTAGAGATATACTCTGAGTAAGGACCTTTCATGTTGTACTCACGACCAAGTTTGTCCGGGCGGTGTCCCGTAACAGCTATTACCATAACCTTTATTTATTATACAACAAAATTATAGAACTTAAATAAGTTCTCCAAATTTATTTTAAATCCTTCAATATCAAATGTCATAACTTTTATTTTTAATATTTCGGTGGATGAATGGTAAACCATCCGGTAATGGTGTAAAACCAATATTTGAAAAATCTTACTATCAATTTGAACCATCTACAAACTTGTCTCCTGGCAAACTTTTTTTTTATAACGGGTGGTATTTCGTTTACCACAGTAGACGGTACCGATTCATCTTGAGATATTTCTTCTACGACCGATTCTTCAACAGGTATGATGACAGGCTCAACAAATGGTGCTGATTTTCTTCCACGCCAGTTGATACCTTTATAGGCATTCTCACTTTCAAGATGAATAGCATACAACTCCGGTATCAACATTCTTTTATCCCGGGGCCAGTGCCTGGTGAATAGTAAATCACAATGATCCGCGCCTAAACTATTTTCTGGATATGATTCAAATTGAGATCTGTGAGCCAATTGAAAGAATCCTAAAGGACCCCACCCCGCAAACTTACCATCACCTTTTTCGTATCCGTACAGATGTACAAGTCTGGCACCAAATTCTAAACCTGCTGAATGTAATAACCAATAATCTTTGAGTATCCCAGGGCTCTGTTTAAATTCATTCCATCTCTGTATACCATCACAGTTGAGTCTATCCATTCCATAGATAAAAGTCTCATCCAGGTTTAAAGAATCTAATACCCTTCTTGTCTGTTCGTGTAACACCATATCGGCATCGAGAAACAATACCCATGCATCATTGTCTATTTCTACCAGACCTTCATTAATCCCGGCAAACTTATTGAATATGCCACGGGTATAAAATACGTCAGTCTTGACACAAACAAGACCATGATCTTTACATAGCTGTTCTGTATTTATATCATTTTTATCTGTGACTACCACCCACTTGTCAAACAGCTTCTTATTTTCTAAGACACTATGTATGAAGAAATCGGAATAGTTTACGCAGACTGATATTGCCTGGAGTTTCATAGATTATATTGTATTTTTATTTTTTTATACCCAGCATCTCCATGATGTCATTTTTATGCTTTTCACCACCCTTAGCCGAGTAATTCAGTTTAGCTTTCAGCGTCTCTTCAATCCGAGCAACCTTATAATTAAACCCATCATGTTCCACTATTGAGTATGGTTCTTTAGGATTAATTATAATATCAATCTTACAACTATCCACAGTTACTACACAGTCAAAGTCGTTGTCAGATGGTTTAGTTCGTTCGAAATTGCTTTCGGTCTGACTTCCTTCAAACAGAGAAAAGAAAGGAAGAATAACATCAATATCAGACGCTTTGGATTCAGAAAATCTTTTTAGTTTAATACCCTGCAGGTATAGTGAAACGCTGCCGGCAACAATAGCGTAAGGATTATTATTTTGTAACTTCCTTACTGTGCTCAACATGAGATTATCTTCTATAATATGTTTAATAATCTCTTCTTTAGAAAGTTCGCGTATTATTCTGAAAGCCGTGGTTATAGATTCACTATTTGAATCTGTAAAGTTTCCAAGTACCTCTATTTCAAAGAACCTGTTCTTACCGTTATTACTCTTTCTGGAAAATACATCAACCAGTTTGTTACAATAATGAAATCCATCCGCTGTACAGCATCTTGGATTTTCTTTTTCAGGTTTCCTGTAATCAACTCCGATTTCGTATTTGGCACCGCGACAATACATATTCTCATCGGTACCTTTGTATCCTGTTTTCATGACCTTTATTTTGTTTTGTTTTGAGTTGATTTGTCTACTTCTTTTTAGCTGCAGGCAATTTTTCCGGTACCGGTGTCGCTGATAACTTTATAGGTTCAGCAGGGATTGGTTGTTGTGGTATAATGGCTGTCTCCTGTACCAATGCATCGAATTTCTTTTGGAGCGCTTCATATTTTTCAATCTGATCTATAATATCTTCTTGCAACTTTTCGATAGTAGCAATATATTTTTCTTTCAGCTCCTCAATTTCAATTGCAGTCGCGGCGCTGCTATCCGAAACCTCGCCAACTTCAAATGCTACCGGATTACTGACAAACTTATTGTTGTTCTCACAATCGGCCCAGCCAAGCATTTCTGTAAAATTCTGCTGCCATTTCTCGGCCTGAACGTCAGATGCTGATAATGTTTTGTCTTCGTATTCGAAGATTACTTTTTTGAGTTTACTCATTTGATTATAGTGTTTATGTATTATAAAAGCATTTTATTGTATCTAGGTACTATACTTATATTTCTTTCCTAATTCTTCTACTATCTTGATAGCCTCGGTTGACTGAATACTAAATCCTTCGCGCTTTTCATTTATCCTCAGTCCGATATTTTCCAGGTACTGATGTATATCACGCTCCAACATTTTTCCATTCGGACACTTGTAGATAAATACCGGATACCACGGCATTATGACCCCAGTAGCGGAATTTATTTGTCTCACGCGTTCGTAAACAGTGAGTGTCGTGTATCCAATCTTACATATACCAGGTGTTGACGGATTGACCAAAATGTATATCCAGTGAGGTTTATGTAAGCCGTTTGTAGGATCCGTCTGCACCATCCCATAATACTCAACCAAATCACTATTACCATCCGGAACCAAAGCAAAAGCAATTGCTTCTCTCATTCCGTAACGAAAGTCTGAGTAGTTGAGCTTCCGGTAAAACTTTGTTTCTTCCTGGAGTATTCGTTTCATTATTTTCCTTCACCTTCAAATTCAAGGTCCTGGTCTTCATAGTGACGCATCAATAAATCGTTATAGCGCCAGCAGAACTTATCCAAGAGTTTCGTTTTATATTTTTCCAAGAGCTTCGTCTGATGAATGAACGGAGCTTCTTTAATCACCACTGCCTGCTCATTCCTGTTATTCACTTCAATCAGTCCCGCATAAGTCGGTATCGAGAAACTGGGTAAAAGACCCCTCGGTACAGCATAAAAAAATTTATTCGGCCTCAATTCATTATGTTCCTGCTCAGCAGATTCCAGCAAAGTATGCTTAGACTTCTTTTTAAAGTCATCATTAAAATCACTCTTAGATACCTTGATCTCTATTTCGTAAAGGTATCCGGCATCGGATACTGAAAAGAAATCTGACTCCCACCCTCCGGGAAATATAAAAGCATTACTGATCACATATTTGTGATTAGTAAATCTGAGTTTAAGAGAATTCTGAATATCCTTGGATGTAAGCTTTCCATTACCTTGCTCCGTTACGGAGCTCTTTTTAATGGACTTCTTTTTCTTCCGGGATAAACTAGGTAATTCCCCGTTACGGGGACCAGTAAGATCTATAAGAAAGTCTGAAATATTATGTTATTTGAATTGCAAATGTAGAACTTAATTTTGAATTAATAAAATTTATTTTGTAGAAGTATATAACTTAATTAAAAATAAATTTGGAAGTTATCTATATTTTACTTAATTTTGCATTGTCCTTAACAATAAATATAGTAGGTGCCCGGTACGGGCGATGGCTATAATATAGTACTGAATATATAATATTAATAGTAAATACTTATATAACTAATTTACTAAATATATTATAATATTAATTTATTTTTATAGTATTTAATATTTTATATATAATAAATTAATTTAATAATATAGTAATACTTAATTATAAATTTATAGTAAAAGTTAATACTATTATATAGTAATAATTTAATATTTAATCCAATATGACTGAAGACCTTATTAAAGGGAACTGGAATAAGTTCTCTGACAATATCAATGCTTTTATATCATCTCTAAGAAAAGAAAGTTTTATAGGTGCCTAAAATAACAGGTATTTATAAAGTAACTTCTCCTACAGGTAAAGTATATATTGGACAAAGTACTGATATATCAAGACGATTTTACTTGTACTCAACGTTGAGGTGTAAACGACAAAAGTTTTTGTTTAATAGTTTAGTTGAACACGGAGCTTCTAATCATTCATTTGATATCATACATCAATTACCTCATGATGTAGATCAAAAAACTTTAAATGATTACGAAATACTTTATTGGGAATTATATACAGATTGCGATATAAAAATGATGAACATACGGTATCCCGGTAGCAATGGTTCACATGATTCAAAAACCTTAAAGTCTATAGCAAGGAAAAATTCTATAGCAATCGTACAAATTTCTACTGTCGGTAAAGTAATAAAACATTGGGATGGTATAAGAGAAGCGACCAGAAGTTTAAATATTAGTAGTGCTAGTATTTATCAAAGTTGTTCTAATCGAAGTAAGACGGGTGGTGGTTTTATATGGCTATATAAGAAAGATTTCAATCTTATTGATGATATTAAAAAACACTGTTCAGATAGAATGATTGAACGAGAAATAAATTCTAAAAAAGGACATATTAATATACAAAATGATCGATCTATTTCAGTGTTGATGCTTTCTAATACTGGTGAAATTTTACAAGAGTGGAAGTCGGCTGTTGACGCTGGTAAATATTTGGGAATTCATCCATCTCAAATTACTGCCTGTTGTAAGAAAAAAAGATATACAACTAAAGGGAGAATCTTTATATACAAACATTCTTTGTATCACATAGAGGATTTAAAATCATACTGTAATAATATACTAAAGCAAAAAAATAGCAATATGATGGAAAGAATAGAAAAACTTGCCGTAATACATCGAACTAAAAAATAATAACAAATGTTGACAGCGGAACTGATAGAAGAAAATTGGACGAAGTTTTTGCAAATATTAAAAAACTTTATACCGGATACTCACGACGATACTAATAGATGGTGTAAGATTTATACTTTTTACGATAAGTATGCACAAAGGATAGCAATGATGCCGGCGTCATCAAAAACATCATATCATTCAGCATTTTTAGGAGGCTATATTTTTCACATCTTAAAAGTGTATGAGTGTTCCTTCAAAGTGAAGGATATATGGTCTGAAATGGGTGCTATAATCGATTTTACAGATGAAGAACTTGCTATGGTAGCCATAAACCACGATCTCGGTAAGTTCGGATCAGAAGAACATGAGATGTATATTGACCAGGATTCGGAATGGCACAAGAAGAACCGCGGAGAGAAGTTCAAGAGTAACCCATTACTCAGTTTTATGAAGATACAGGACCGTAGTCTGTTCATCTTGCAGTCACTCGGTATCAATCTGACCGAAAACGAATATTTGGGTATCAAATTGCACGATGGTTTATACGAAGAAGGGAATAAGGGGTATTATGTAGCATTCTCAGAGGAATACAAGCTGCGTAGCAATCTTCCCTACATAATCCACCAGGGAGACCTTATGGCCGCTAGAATCGAAGGAGACCTGCTAAAAAAGCCTATTCAACAGAATATAAAGAGAATTATACCCGATGTTCCTAAAAATGATAGACAACCACTGAATGAAGGGGCTTCAGTTAAGCCCAAATCATCAAATAAACTCCTAAAAAAATTCTTATCAGTATAATATGGAAATTATAATTATAGCAGTACTATTCACAGCGCTGGCAGTGGCTGGCTTTATCATCAGAAACCTTTTAAGAAAGGTTGAAATCTACGAAGACGATATCCTATTTAAGGATGATTACATAACTAGGATCACAACGTACATCAAGGAAAGCGATGAGATTTTAAAGGATCCTAAAGTACGTGCAGGTTTCGAAAGTGACGATGAGATTGGAGTTTATTTCAAGAAAATGAACGACATCCAATTAATACTCAGCGGATATGCAATTAATTACAACCAGGACAAGAGTGCAGCAAAAGCTGCAAAATAGACCAACAGAAGAATTATAAGATTGTTTTTCAGCACATTATAAGTGTGCATCTCGATAATAATACGAAGATACAACAGACAAGCAAATGACACACAGCACAATTTTAAGAATCACAAGAAAGGATCAATGCCAAGAAAGAAAAAAGAAACACCCGTACTCGACCTAGACATTTATACCAAATCAGGTAAACTAAGACAACGCAAGAGAAAACAGAGTAGAAATTATTTTAATCAGGATACAGAAGACGCCATCGTAGAGTTCCAGACTTGCGATTGTATCGACCGTAGAAATATATTGTTTGAAACTAAAATCAAACATAGCTTCTTTAAGCTGGCTGAGAATCTGATAAATACTTTCAAGTTTTACTACACGGAAGGGATCAATTTACTTGATCTGAATCATGAAGTGAACGTTTTTCTATTGGAGAAACTACACAACTACGATCAGGAAAAAGGAGCAGCATACTCGTATTTTGGCACCGTAGCCAAGCGTTACCTCATTCAGTATAACAATAAAAACTATAAGACTCTTAAGTCTAAAGCACCTCTGGACGATGTGGATGAAGATAAAAAAGTCTATTCTGACATCTTACATTCAGGTGATGATGCTGAACTATTTGATTTTGTAGAAGCTTTTTGTGGATACATAACTAAAAATATTCTCGAGTTATTTCCATTGGAAAAAGACCAGGAGATCGTTCACGCTATACTGAACATATTCAGTAAGAGAGAGAGTTTGGATATTCTTAATAAACAGCACATATATCTCATTCTACGCGAGATCACTAATCAAACCACTCCTAATATCACCAGGGTCATTAAGGTCTTTAAAGATGTCTTTAAACAACAATTGAAGGTTTACTATCTAAACGGTGCTTTGATAACCGAGGATATTGATATTTATTAGAAATGAATATATATGGCTACCGATTTCGATACAAAGGTTTTTGGGAATAAGAAATACAGTGATCTACTGAAGGAAATTTATGAAAGAACCAAGAACAAAGAGACCCAGCTTAACTCTATGATAGAGCAGCTCAGAAACTTGATACAACCAGGTAATCTCAATGATGGTTTGAGGGTTACTCCACTTGTTCATTCATATGTAGAATCCGGTATCAAAAATGATAAACTATTGATCGATATGGTCGGAATCATCCAGAAAGGTTTAGATCGCGGTAAAGAAACCGGTGATACCAATATGACAGATGATGAGCGTGATCAGCTTCTCAAATTATCAGAACAACTTTCTGCAGAAAATGCAGCGATAACAGGTAAAGCAATTGGAGTAGCTTAATTGGAAACATCAATAAAAACCGGAACGCAGGCAATTGTTTCGCATAGAGCAGGTAATTACTCACCATCCCAACCAAATTTTAAAGAAAGCTTTGTTGCCAGGGTAGAATTTGTGTTATATGATGACAGTGATAAAGAGCGTTTTGACCGTTATGGTGGATATGAAGCTATTGGAACGATTGAGTGCCGGGTAGTTCTAAACAACATGTTACAAGCTGGGCCACCGGTAATAGCCAGACCGTTGAAGTCTAACGATAGATTTTTCCCTGTTGTAAACGAGATGGTGAGAATCGTACCGGCATCCAGTTATCAGAATCAGGATCCAAAATCGAATTATAAGATTTCGTATTACTACGATGATATTGTTTCTACCTGGGATTCACCTGAACATAACGCTGTACCTGATCACACGTTCAACAATTCGCAATTCGCGAAACGCGAATCGTACCAGAATTCTCAGCAAGGTGTTATCAATAATTCCGGTGATAAAAATGCTTCAGCTACAGGTATAAGGTTTAAAGAAACTGGCCAGGTTCGGAAGCTTATTCATTCTCCCGGCGACAGAACAATCGAAGGTCGTACAGGTAACTCGATAAGAATGGGATCATCCAATTCTACAATGAAAACACCGTGGGACGGCGCTGACAACAACCCATTGCTTATTATTCGTAATGGTCAGAAAGTTACCACCGATGATGCATGGTTGCCAGTATTTGAGGACATAGACAAAGATGGATCATCATTATACATGTTATCCGGACAGAGTATAAATTTCATTCCCGGTAATAATAATTTTGATTCATATCATCAGCAGGTTAATGCTAAACCTAAATCGAAATATGTAGAACCGAAGAACGATAAAATTTCTATCGTTGAAGATTTCTCTTCTGAACAAATAGTTGACGCGGCACCTGTTACATATCAAACATCTAACGTCAATCCTGTTACTGGTTCATCCAGTATCAATGAAGAGATTGACTTTCTCCCAGATAATGAGAATCAATTTTTCAAAGAAACGGAAGACGTTGTGTTGATAGGTGAAGATAATCCAACCGACAGACTCAATTCAGAATTTAATATAACAACATCAACAAATACGGATAGTTCCGGTAAAATTTACGCAAAAATGGACGATATAAAAAAGAGTATTGCAAATGGTAAGTACAAAGATTTACAGATTATTTCATATCAGCAAACTAAAATATCAATTACTGACTATGTAAGTATTGTTACAGAGTTGTATAAACAGGGTAAGTTCAATTTAAGCGTAGCGAGAAGCGTATTAGCAGTTGCAATAAATGAGCAGGCTCGTGGTGGATTTATAACTGGTGGTCACTATAACCATTATGGTGTTCAAACAGATGGTGCAAGATGGGGTAAGGGTACCAATAATATTTCTTTTGTAGGACAGTATATATTAAAGGATTCAGTGAGAGTTAGGGCATTTGCCGCGTTTGCGAGTGAACACGACGGTATTCTTTTTATGTCAGATGCTTTAACAAGAAAAGGATTCTCTAAAATAGAAACATCGGAAGAGTTTGCAAAACTTTATATTAAATCCTGGTGGGGTTCAACACCAACTGAGAAATCAATATTAGCTAAATCTGCAGGTTATGAAAAAGCGATTAAACTGATTGTATAAATGTCTTTTATAGATTTCAATAAGTTTAATTCTAACCAGGTAATATTATCATCTGATCGTTTGGTGTTAAACGCTAAAAATGATGGTGTATATGTTATGGCCAATAAGACTATCGGTTTTTCTACCGGTGGTAGTTTTCACATAAACGTAGGAACTAAAGGTAATAATACTAAGGATAATGTATTCATTCTAAACTCTCCAAGAATTGAACTTGGTTTATCAAGTAAAGGTGATATACAACCAATCGCGAAAGGGCAATCTACTGAAGATGTCCTCAATCAAATTTTAACTGCGCTGTCATCTTTTTCATCAACTCTTGGTGGTTCCGTGGGAGTGGGTGTTGGTGTAGTTGATCTTCCTATGATCATTGCTGCAGCACAAAAATTAGGCTTAGATATCAGTAATATCCAGAAGAATGTTCGTAAAATAAAATCAGAGGTAACTTTTTCATTGTAATGTTGACCCAGGACACCGTAAATAGCTTAAAAAACACTTTATCGAGCACCAATGATGCTCCAGCATCTGTTGTTACCAATATTTCGGATAATGTGACCTCTACACTACAAAATCCTATAGGAGCGTCCCTTAAGAAGGTTTTGTCCCGGATTAATATCGTTACTACCAATATTGAGACTAAGATCACCAAACTGGTTGATAATATCGCCAAATCAAGCGATAATAAGGCTAAAATAGAGCTTATTGGAAGCAATATAGTCATCACGGTAAAACCCGAAGACATTAACGTATTAAGCCTGCAACAGCAACGTATTCAATCAAACATTGATTCGGTAACAACTACTTTACATCTGTTACAATCCAGTGTAAATACCCTGAACACAATCAACGAAACGATTAAAGTTCTAAGAAAGGTATTGGATATCCAGGAAGTTTTGATCTCAACTAACCCTGTCACCAAAGCTGCGTTTGAAGTTTTCAAGAAAGGTATCAAGATTGTATTCTTAAAGGATATGCTTACCCAATATGCTAAGATTGTTGATACCCAATTGGCATCCAATCAAGCATCATTAGCATCATTAATCAGTCGCTTTGATAATCTCAGAGTGCAGGTTAAAGTCGCTGATGAAAGCAATAGCGGAAATAATATTTCAGACAGCGAAGCACAAAGTATGATCAGTCAGGATCTACTATCCGCTGGAAATGATTCAGTATCTGAGGACTTCTTTTCTGAAGATGGTAAAAGCTATTTATTGAAAGTTGAAAAGTTTGACACTCGAAAACTTATTGGCCGGGCATACGAAAAGATAACCAACCAACTAGTACAACAAACCGCACCGAGTATAGTTTCAACATCTATACAATTGATAGATGAGTTGAAATCGATACTGAATAAAACATCTTAATCTAATATTTATATACACAACATGACATCTCAAGAATTAAGTCTATTCAAAGAACTGATTAAAGAAATCGTTCAAACACAAGTGAAAGAATCACTTAAAGAAGTATTACCAGGATTGCTGAAAAAGGATCTTAGGGAGATAAAATTGCTGTTGGCTAAAGTGATTACCGAAGGGTTATCACCTACGCAATCAGACACATTCATTAACAAAGCTGAGAAGCGTGTAATCAAAGAACAGGCTCCTTCTGTTGATTTTAATGCGATAAGGAAGAGTAGAGTAAATGAACATGATTCAAGTACATATACTCATAAAGCTGTAGTTAGACCTATCGGCACCGTTGATCCTTTGAATGGGACTTTACCTGAAAATTTAGACGTTCCATTTGATATCGATATGTCATCAGATATTTATAAAGCAATACTGGAAAGAGAATAATGTTTCGTAACCGGCAAGAGTATAAGATAAAGGTTGATGATTTAAAGCCGAACATCGGTATCGGAATTTCATTACCATTTAGTGGGACGAATGTTTTTAATTCCACATATACTACCATGGACCAGGTTAAATCGAATCTTATAAATTTCCTTTTAACCAATCGTGGAGAAAGACCATTTAATCCTGAATTCGGTGCCGATTTGAAACGTTCATTGTTTGAACAGATGACATCGGTAGAGCAACTAAAAGATATTATCAGTGATAGAATTAGAAGGTATATTCCGCAGATTGAAATATCAACGCTTGATATTTTAACAGATGATGATCGTCATACCATCAATTTACAGCTTGCATATTCAATAAACAAAAAAGAAGACACCGTAACAATCCAATTCGTATAATAAATGACAAATAAAAGAGAAATAAAATATTTATCGAGGGATTTTACAGGATTCATGTCTATGTTACGGGAGTATACAAAAACATATTTTCCCACTACGTATAACGATTTTGGTGAAGCTGATCCCGGTACTATGTTCATGGAACATGTAGCCGCAGTAGGTGATAACCTCTCATTTTATCTCGACAAGAATATACAAGAGAATTTTAGTGCATATGCTCAAGAGAAAAATAATTTATTAGCTGAGGCATACGCTCATGGTTATTTCCCTAAAGTTACTTCAACAGCAGTGGTGGACATCGATGTATATCAGCAAATACCTGCACTTATCAGCGCCAGCGTATCAACACCTGATTATAGTTATTGTCTTATCGTAGAGAAGGAAGCTAAAATAAAATCAAAGACAAATTCGAATGTGATCTTTGTTACTCAGAACCTGGTTGATTTTAGTTTTTCCTCTTCTGCAGACCCCACTGATATTTCTGTTTATTCTATTAATGGTGATCAACCAGAGTATTATCTTTTAAAGAAGACGGTTAAAGCTGTTGCCGGTACAATAAAATCAGAAGATTTCACTTTCGGAGATGCTAAGAAATTCAGTTCGATAACGTTACAGGACAATAAGATAATTCAAATTCTCGATGTCGTAGATAGTGATGGAAACAAATGGTATGAAGTACCATATCTGGCCCAGAGTACCATATTTGAAGAAGTACACAATAACCATCTTAATGATCCTTTTTTAAGTCGTTACAACAATGATACACCATACATACTTCGTTTACAGAAGGTACAAAGAAGATTTGTTGCAAGGTTTGATGCTGTTGATAAATTGAACCTGGAATTTGGTTCTGGTGTCGTTACTGATCCGGATGAGGTTATTATTCCCAATTCAGATAACGTTGGTATGGGAATCGTTGATAGCATATCGAAGATGAATAAGGCGTATGATCCTTCTAATTTTCTGTATACAAAAGATTATGGTATTGCACCGTCAAACACAACACTAACCATTAGATATTTATCAGGCGGTGGTGTTGAAACAAATGTTCCTTCGAATGATATTTCTCAACCATATGAGTATAATGTAAATACTGTATCAATAACACCGAGTGTATTGAATCAGGGTTTATTGGATTACATTAAGAACACAGTAATATTCAATAATGAGAAACCATCATCTGGTGGTGGAGACGGTGATAGTATTGAGGATTTGAGGAATAAGATCGTTGCAAGTTTTCCAACTCAAATGAGAAGTGTTACACCTGAAGACCATGTTATCAGGGTTCTGTCTATGCCGGCAAAGTTCGGTACTGTGGCAAAGGCTTATATAACACAAGATATAGCATCAAATAACAGCGGATTCATTGACAATAATCCATTAGCCTTGAGCTTATATGTTTTGTCATATGATGTCAACAAAAGGCTTACAAATGCATCTTTGGCTATAAAGGAAAATATAAAAACCTATATAAAATACTATCGTATATCCAATGATGCAATCAATATTAAAAACGCTTTTTATATCAACATTGGTGTCAATTTTGAGATCATAGTTTTACCAGCATTTAACTCCAGGGAAGTATTGTCGTTATGTCTTGATGCTGTTAAAGATCATTTTAAAATCGATAACTGGCAGATAGGGCAGCGTATTATTCTTTCAGAAATATATAATATCATCGGTAAAATTAAAGGTGTTCAGAGTGTGAATAAAGTGAAGATCATTAACAAATACGGTGCTGAGTCTGGTTACAGTGATTTTGCTTACGATATTGATGGTGCTACCAGGTCGGGTGTAATTTACAACAGTATTGACCCTGCTTGTTTTGAAGTGAGATTTCCTAACAACGATATCCAAGGAAGGATTGTGACATACTAAAATAAAATCAATGCCTGTATATAAAATATTTGCATCACAAGATGCCACAATTTACTCAGAAACACCGACTGCCAATACCGGGATGGATCCTATACTTGAACTTTCCAAACAAGCCAGTGCGTTGTTTTCAAATGAATCGACTGTAGCGCGTTCTCTAATAAAGTTTTCAGACACAGACCTACACTATGTTTCATCAAGTGTTGTGAGATCTAATCAGTTTAAAGCATTCCTTAGAATATTTTTAGCCGATGCATCCGATTTACCGACCGATTATACTGTTATTGCTAATCCTTTATATCAGAGTTGGGATATGGGTACCGGGCGGTATTTAAATTATCCTATCACTATTGACGGAGTAAGCTGGACCTATCGGAACGCTAATAATTCAAATGCCTGGATGACGGGTTCATTCCCGGCGAATGTAATAGCTATTTCAACATCTGGTAACCCTGGTGGTGGGAATTGGTATTCAAATTATGTAGCAACTCAATCATTCGGTGTTTACACTGAGAAAGATATTTCGTTGGATGTCACAAGTGCTGTTTTGGCCATGCTGTCAGGTTCTCTTACAAACAACGGATTCATATTGAGAAACTCTGGATCAATGGAATTTGATGAAGACTATGCATATAAACTGGCATATTTTTCCAGAGATACCAATACGATTTACCCACCAGTGTTAGAATTCAGATGGGATGATTCCGTTTACAACATTTCAACTGCATCAGGAACTCCAATTACAAACCAGGATATCAGAGTTTCTATTTCGAATAATAAGGAAGATTTTAATGATACTGAGGTATACAGATTCAGGTTAAATGTGAGAGAACAGTTTCCGGTAAGATCATTTTCCACCTCCTCATTGTATACAGTTACGAAGTATCTACCAAGTGCATCTTATTTTTCTATACAGGATGCTAAAAATAATTTACCCGTTATAGATTTTGATACTGTTTATACAAAGATCAGTGCAGATTCTACTAGTAATTATTTTGATGTTTATATGAAAGGACTTGAACCTGAGAGGTATTATAAAATACTTATTAAAACAATCATCAGCGGTTCATCAATTATTTTTGATGATCAGTATTTCTTTAAAGTGAAACAGTAATGTCGGAGAAAGCACTGATACAACGTAAAATATTTGGTCGCACATCATTCAAAAATGTTGTGGATACTGAGTTCAATCAACTCGTTCCAAAAGATAGTATAATAGCTGAGAAACCGGAATCGACCGTATCCTCTTTTTTTGATGATTATGAGGAATTATTTTATGTTATACCACTTTCAGGTAGTAATTCACATCTTGAGTTGATAAACAAAAGTTCGGAATATATAGGTATCTCTTTTACCGATTTACAAGATGAGATATCAGATTTAAGGTTAGAAAATGTTTCATTAAAAAATCAAATCTTCACCCTGACACAAGGGTCAATATAATGGTATTATCAGTAGAAAGAATAACAGATAAGGAGTTTAAGAAATTTGATACTTTAGATCAATCACTTATAGCGTCGAAAGATTTCATTAGAAATTTTGGTGAAGCTGGTGACTTTATTGAAGCTCATCTTTATACTGAGAACGGCGACCTTATATTTTCTGATTATAAAATGGTCGATTTCAAAGTACCTGGTAGCAAGGGTGCTAATGATAAGTCATTGACTGATGTCGTAGAATTGAACCCGGGTGCTTATATCGAATCCTTGGGTTATACTGTTGGTAAATATAATATCGAATATAATTTCTACAGGAAGAAGATAACTGATTTAAAAGACAGACCATTCTTTATTAAGGAAATTTCTTCTGATAGAACTGAACTGAGACTTTCGAGTAATGTCTTATCAAACAGTGATATTGAAACAGGTACTTTGAATTTCATTTATGAATTTCAGTCATCTCCATATTATAAAGATTTCCTTTTAAATTTTGGTGACAATAAGCAGGTAAACGCTGTAAAAGTAGTTTTGGATAAAAATACTGATCCTTATTCTATTCTTATTAAGTTATATAAACCACTACCATCCGAATTCGATTTAAAGAATACTTGCTGGATAGTTGAGGAATTATCAGAATCATATATCTACTCAGTTGACATATTCCCCGAAATACAAGAGGTTAAACCCAAGTTTTTAAAGGGTGCTAATTTTGATATAGAAGAGGACCATAATTCTATAAGAACTTCCGATTATATTACTATAGACGGATTGTTGGCTAATAATGATGTAGCTACTTATCAGAAGCTTCTAAACAAGATTAATGATCGTTCTGTATCAGTAAACATCGATTATACCGACTATAATAATTTTGTACATTACTCATCGGCAAAGGAGAGACTTTTAAACTTTAAGTATAAACTTTCATTGATTGAATCTTATCAAAGTGATATAGAATCAATTCAATCTGTTACTAATTATAATATTGCCAGAAACGTAAGTTCCAGCATTTTTACTTTACAGAATAGTATCAATGATATCATTCAAAACTTTGATGGTTACGATAATTATTTGTACTACGCTTCTGAAAGTACTGCATGGCCCAAATCCGGATCACTTCCTTATTCTCTTTACCCAATCGCATCTACCGAAGCTACAACCTGGTTAGGTACCGATGATTACAATTCAAACAACTATGGTGGACAAATCTCAACAGCGAGTTTATTTGATCAACAGAATCAAGATATTCTTGTTTTATCTGTGCCAGAATTTATTGCAGTAGATTCCAATAATCAACCTTACCTGACCTTCCTTAATATGGTGGGGCAGTTTTTTGACAATATATGGGTTTACATAAAATCTATCAACGATCTTTATAAGAATAAGAACAATCTAAATACCGGCATATCCAAGGATGTAGTTTTCTATGCTCTACAGAACATGGGTATCAAGGTTTATAACTCTAAAAGTAATGATGATATTTATCGTTATTTTTTAGGAACTGATAGCTCAGGTAGTTATAATCCGGTAACATCTTCTTATGAAACGTTGGTCACTTCATCGTTACAGATATCAGGAGAAGACAATTATAAAGAGATATTAAAAAGAATATATCATAACGCTCCTTATCTTTTAAAATCCAAGGGTACTACGCGGGGCCTGAAATCTCTTATTACAGCTTTCGGTATTCCTTCAACGATACTCGACGTGAATGAATATGGTGGTGCAGATAAATCATCTGAGACCATTGAGTATAATTTTGATCGTTTTACTTATGCATTGTACAATAGTGGTAGTTCTTACATAAAATTACCATGGGCACCACTTACACAAAATGCATATAAATACGGTGTATTTGATGTTGTACCTGATACAATAGAATTCCGATTTAAACCTGATAAATTTACAACAAACTATAGTTCTTCTATTCTTTCGGTTATAGCCAGTGGTAGTAACCAGCCATCTTTTGGTATAACTATAAATTATGCACCTGTAAATCAGTTACCTTACGGTAATGTTATTTTCAGTTTATCTGGTTCTGCTGGCTATATTTCATCTTCGGTATCGTTACCACTGTTTGTAACAGGTTCACAAGGTGATACAGATTGGTGGAACGTTATGTTACGTAGAAGATACAGTAAATTATCAGCACATTATTCTGAAGAACAGTACTATGATGTATTTGTAAAGAATGAAATAAGTGGTCGTATTGGTCACCAGGCTTCAGCAAGTTTGTATGTTTCAGGATCTGTAAGCTCATCGTATAACTACGCTTGGGGTGATTATGGTACATCATCGAGTATTAAGAATTTATATCTCGGTGGTACAGGTTCTAATGGTTTCTCAGGCCATCTGCAGGAATTCAGATATTGGTCTGCACCATTATCCGAATCAGCTTTTAACAGTCACATATTAAATCCTGAATCTATTCAGGGTAATGATAGTGGTTCGGCCTATAATGATCTAGCTGCGAGGTTTCCATTGGGTAATAATTTATTAACGTACAACCATTATCCTACCGGAGCGTTATCATCGGTACATCCCGATCATAATATTCACTTTTCATCGGGTTCATTTACCAATATGCTGGGTTACGGATATGGTATATACGGTACTGTTTTATACGGTGATTCATCTAGTTTTAGTTCCTCGTATGTTATTTCTATAAACAGCGCCAGCCTGTATAATTTTCCAGACAAGATCAATTATGAGCCTTTCACGGAGTTCTACTATACAAATACTCCTAATGCTGTTTATTCAAATCCTGTAACAGAGAAAGTGAGGATTGTTGATAATGTTATTACCGGCAGTGTTTTATCTCCGTTCTTATGCCTGGAAGATAAGCCTGAAGTCGAGCTAACAAAAGATATTCATCTCATTGATGCATCTTTTTCACCACAGAACGAAGTGAATAAAGATGTTATCGCGGAATATGGTGAAACCATCAATATCGATGATCTTATCGGTGATCCATCCGAAGATTTTAATGATTCATATACAGGTCTTTCAAACCTGAATAAAGAATACCGTAACAAGTATACCGACAAAACAAATTACAGAGACTATATCAGGGTAGTGAATTTCTTTAATAACTCTTTATTCAAGATGATAAAGGATTATGTACCAGCTCGTTCAAACTTGTTAACCGGATTAACGATAAAATCTCCTATTTTAGAGAGACCTAAAGTTAAGAATACTGTAACTACAGTTGAAGATTATCATAATTATACCGCGTCAATAGGTGGTTATACTTTAACATCGGACAGTGTTTATACAAGCAGTTATGGTAACGGTTCTGATTTCTTCACTGGTGAACTATCGGGTTCCATTATAGATTATAAGAATGATTTCATTGATAAAAATGTAAATCCTTATAATCAGTTGTCTCCTTATGCAGGTGATTATGAAAAGTTCGTTCGTTCTGATTTCAACCCTGTTATAAATGTGGTAAGCGGTTCACGTAAATCATTAAAGTTTCAAAAGATTGATGTAAATAATCCATCTATTGTCGGTGAAACTGATACGCAAGATTCAAATTATTCTTTACAGAGTTATCTGCGACCAAGATATGATGGTTCTAAGAGTACCAGCAAACTGTATAATTTCTATACTCCGGGTGACTACTCATATGGTAAAAATGCTGCTATTGATTTCAATGTTGAGAAGTTTGCGTGGGTTAGTGAAGTGAATGAAAAGAATCTGAATATTTACGATAAGTCGTGGGTTAATATCAAGTATCTTATCAATCAGTCAGGTTCCGTCATTGCACTCACAAAGGCCAATGCCAACTTGTTTGAAGTGCAGAATACGTTTAAATCATCGACGGATACTGCTGTTTCTTTACTGGATCCTTTAAATCCTACTAATCAGCATAACCTGAACGGTGTTCAGAACATATTTGTAGGCGGTTATTCATTTACACCAATTATTTACCGGGAGATAAATGAGACCATGCAATTTGATTATTTGAATCCTCGTTTTTTTATAACAGGAAGCCTCGGATTTAAAGCAATATCGACATCATCACTCAGATGGGAAACTGTTGGAAACGAGGATGTGAGTTTAGAGACAACCGGACATTGGTATTTAAATAATACGTTGCAGTCATTGACATCTTTTGCTTTGTCTAATGGTGTACCTTCTAATTGGTATTATCCAACACAAATACCATTCTCTTTCTCCGGCCCTGTAGTAGGATACAATGGCTCGACTTCTAATATGACCGAGAATCCAAATGGTGCCGCATGGTATTCTATGGATAGATTTCTACCTTTTACAACGAATACGTCCGATGGTTATATAACTACAGATTTTACAAGTAGTATCGTAAGAGCTGAAGACGGTGTTGATAATTTTATTGCTTTTACAGCACCTCGTCAATCAACTTATAATATAAATGTAAGTCTTCCATTTACATTTAAAGCACCTAATCCTGATAATGGAGGTTCATCGTTTAAGGTTGTTGGAGTTTTAGAAAAGAAGAACGGTTCCGCATGGAATTATCTTGCTAAAACAACATTTCAAATTGTATCAATACCTAATCATCCTTGCTGGGTTAATGCTGCTGAAAGCTTCGTATGGTTCGATAGCAGAACCGGTGATCCTACCTGGTCTGAAGCCGCGTTATCAGTAAAATGTGTTTTAAATAATTATCAGATAAGCTTGCAGCAAGGTGATGAAGTTAGATTAAAATTGTATTTCCTGGATATTGATCTGACGTTTGCAAAATGTGATGATATACGTATCGCAATTCCTTCTGATGGATATTTTGAAGTGTATGATAAAATAAACTCAACGATTGTACCGATTACATACGATGTTATCACAACGTCACCGGCAATCTTTTCACTCAATACCGATAATAAAACTTTGATATTTAATAACTCAGCTTCACTTTTTTACAACAATACTATTTTTTCATCATCCGGATCATCCGTATCATCAAACTATAGTGAGATTGATTATGATTTTTCGTTTCAAGTAGGTGATTTGGTGAGGTTTGGTACATTCTTTACTCTCAATGCTACTTTCTATGAAATAGTTCAGATTGTTGATCCGGTTATCACTTCAGTGAGTTCAATACCAGTAGTTACGACACCTTTGAGTGTGGTGTTAAATCAACAGATAAATTCTGCCGATTTTTCAACAAGCAGATTCGCAGTATTAAGAAAAGTACCAGACGAGACCAGCGTCATGTTAAATTTCAATAAACGAGAAGGTAAGACCTCATCAGGTGAGCTTATTCCTTATAACCTGGACTTAGATATCAGACAACGAATACCAGATATTGTAGGGCCTCTGAAATCTAAACTGCTGTCGCCGGTACTGGTGATTAATTAAAAGTACCATCAGCTAATATTTATATATACAAATTATACACTATGGGCTTTTTGTCACAAGGTTTAGTAACCATCGACGCGATATTAACAAAGAAAGGAAGAGAACGCCTGGCAACAGGTGATTTTGCAATAACACAGTTTGCCTTGGCAGATGATGAGGTTGATTATACATTATACCGACCAGATCACCCGTCAGGTTCCGCTTTCTTTGGTGAGGCCATAGAAGCCCAACCATTATCGGAAGCATACCCCGATGAAACTCAGGTGATGAAATATAAGCTTGTAACGCTTTCAAGAGGTACGAGTAAAATGCCGGTAATCAATGTTGGTTTTGCGTCAATAACATTGAAGCAAGGTGCTTCTATTGTAATTACACCACAGACATTAAATTATTTGGGATCAGTATCAACATACGAACCGAGAGGATATACAGTAATGGTTGGTGATGCGAGAATACTTTCTACATTTACAGGCATCGGAATCAATGAACCGGATTCAAGTACACCGACGAATTTTACTTCCGGTACATCGGTGAGTAAAACACAGACAGGAACATCTTTCACATTGACTGGTACAACTATCGATACATTGTTTGGTTCAACTTTAACCCAATTAAGCACAACTATAGTTGTTCAAGGAAGAGACAGCGGAGCTCGTATATCAATTCCATTAATCGTAACAAAAAACTAATTTAAGAATGTCTTTTATACCTTTTGATCCAAATAGTGATGTAATTATAAGTTCGGAAACTTTAGTATCACCGACATTCACAGGTGGTGTTTATACTCTAAATAGCAGCAGTTTCAATTCTTCTTCCTTACAAGAAGCAGAAGTTAGTGGAGATTTCTATCTACAGGTTTACAATGGTATCTACGATACCAGTGGTTCTGAAGTTCAGTTCGGTATTGCATACGGTCACATATCAGGCTCTGGTTCTGCACCATTTAACGGTCATCTCGAAGAAAATACTCCTACCAGGGATATATACGGCCAGTACAGGAATATGATTTACGGTGATGAGGGTAGTGTGTTTAATTTCGGTGGTAATAACGGTGATTCTAAAGATATTTTTGTTATTAATTTCAATAGAAGCAGGTATAAAGAAAGTCTTAATTTGGGTTCTCTGAATATGAAGCTTGTCAATAATTCGGCAAGCATTTATTTGACCGACGATAGTGGTGATTCAACAGTTACCAATTATATTAATGGTAACAGATACTTTAATCTTGTGAGCGGCTCAAACGGGCATAGTTACAATACCAGTTCGATACAGACAAACAGCGGTTCATACGGCTATGTTTATCCTGATCTCGGTACGATTATCCTAAATCCACGAGCATTAGCGTTTACATATGCAAATGGTGGTATCAGCATGTCTTTAGATGAAACTGCGAGTCCGTTATATACTTCTACAGTAAGTTTGAATAATAAGATATTATTTTCAGCGTTGCAAAAGAGCGGTAGTCTTTCATTGAAAAGCGAAGAGACAGTAACTGCAAAATTCTTTGATGTACATGTTAAATATGGTCAGTTGAATCATACAACCAATCCATCTATAATTGATGATAACGGAAATTTACTTCACGCAACATTGATTAATAATCCTCAGACGTATCCTACAACTATCGGATTGTATAATAACATGAATGAATTGTTGGCCATTGCTAAACTGAGTAAACCTTTACCGAAAGACTACACAAAAACTTTAACGCTTAGGGTAAAACTGGAATTCTAATATGTCTGCATTTAAAAGAATAAATAAATCAGACGTATTTGTTCTACCGTATACAGCTAATAAGCATTGGTCTTTTGACTCTGGTTCTTTGTCAACGAATAATATTTTTGTATATACCGGGGTTAGAGACCAATCTTTATTTGATCCTGATAATGATGCACAAGAAAACAATCAGTACAGCAAGCTTGTTTTCAATACGATCAATCACATGTTCTATCAGGAGTTCAGTGGATCATTTATTGATAACAGCACTTTACTAAGAAGTAACAATTATGAATCAGCATCCGTTTACCGGGCATCTGGTTCATATGATGATAATAGAAAGTGGAATGATATGAGCAAGTATTTTCCTACCGGTTCGGGGGAGACTATAAAGGTCGTTTCGATTCCTAAAAGAATATACGGCAACGCTATTAAGAAAGGGACCTTCAACATATCGTCGTCATTGTATGATATTATTGACGATAGTAAAGGTAACCTGGTAGATCGTTTTACTGAACCATATAATTTTGTTGGAAACATATTTTATAGTCAGGGTTTGGTGGTAATAACAAGCCAGTTTTATCAAAATATATTTGGAAATAATTTCATTCAACAAGGAGATTTTGGTGATTCATTCGGTGACTCATTTTCATAAGCACAATATTTTTTAAATGTCATACATTACATTACAGGAAGTCATAGATGATATAAACATATATATCATTCAAAATAGTAACAAATCAATATCTGGAAGCCATCTGAATGATGTGCTTAACGGATTAGGTGCTTTTGTTAGTCAATCTTTAATATCATCATCATATGCTTATAGTGCGAGTTATGCTGTATCAGCTTCCAGAAGTACTACAAGTTCATATGCGATAAGTGCATCGTCTGCAAATCTGGCAGTAACAGCCTCTTACTTCAATACTTCCAGTTTAACTCAAATATCCAACTATAATTCTTTTACTGCAAGCTATCTGGTGAGCTCGGCTTCATTCGCAAGTACAGGGTCAAATATATTTACAGGTAATCAAATAATAAGTGCTTCATTACTTATATCTGGAAGCAGTTCATTCAATGGTAGAGTTGCAGGTAATAATGCGATATCATCTAATGAATTTGTTACACTGGCCCAGATATCGGCGAGTACGGCCAATGGATATCAGATTATCAGTAGTTCAACATCTGTGACTACATATCCGACTGGTGTAGTATTGGTACTAAGCGGTTCGTCAAACAACGTGGCGTTCAATGTGAGTGGTTCAGGATCATTTACCGGAGATGTAAGAGCACAGGCTTTTTATGAACTATCAGCCAGACAATTTAAAGAAAACATTCTACCATTTTCATCAAGCGCACTTGATATCATTAACAATCTTAATGTTGTCAGTTATAATTACAAGAAGCATCAGGGGCAATTTAAGATTGGTATCATAGCAGATGATACACATGAATATATCGCTACCAAGGATCACAATGTTCTGGACAATAGTAATAGTATTGGTCTTTTATTCAAAGCCGTACAAGAACTATATAAACTAATTGATGAGAAGATCGGGTAGTCTATTTACTTTTTCTGATATATCTTCATCAGTATCAGTTGGTCAATTGGTAGCATCATCTAGTGCTACGAGTGTAGATTTGGTTATACCTTATTCAAATAGGGTACTGAATACATCGAGTTTATATTCTTACGTTCAGGTAAAACCAAATATAAGTCATAGTCATATGCCTACATGGAACCAGGTAATTCCATCTTTCGATCCGAATGTATTAGGAAGTTGGGGATTTGGTACAATGCCATCTACAAATATAAATCAGTTTATAAACAACGGTCTGATTTTGTCAGGGTTTCATTTAACAGTTAACTGGAGCGATGTATCATCTGTTTCAGGTTCGTATAACTGGACATATTTGAGAAACAGAATTGCAGTATTTACATCTGCAAGTATTTATTTTGGATTAGAGTTTTACGTTGGTCAGAATTCTCCGAATTGGGTATTATCGGGTTCTGGAACATTTAATACAACAGGTAGTAGTATAAATGGACCATGGCCTGTTTACACATCTTCGTATTATATGAATCATTTTATTGGATTTTTACAAGACTTAACTGCTGAATTTGCAGCATATTCACAATCTGTAAAAGATAAGTTTTTGTATTGGCAAATAGCAGAAGGTACAACCGGCGACGAAGATCCATATAAAGGTACTCCCGTAATATCATCTTTTACTATTAGTGGAAGTGATTGGGAGGATTATAGAAAACGGTCATGGGCATCTGCGTCAAAATATTTGACTCAAGCTACATCATCTTTGAGATTGATGCTAAATATAGGTAATGATGCAGGTGACAGTGAACATGTTTCCGGATTATATCCGAGGTCTTTTATCAAACAAGGTAATCTTGGTCATGATTATACTTTTGATGGGCAAACTATATATTATAATCGAAATAAGAAAATAGCAAATACTCCACATTATTATTTCAGAAGTCGTGCTGAGTATGGAGATAGAGATACAGATATTTCGAGTGGATATGCACCAAATCAACAAAGTTGGTTGATTGTTATAAATGCGATAGCAGGTGGGCTCGGTATGTTTAATTTCCCTCAACCGTGGGCCACTTCTCTTGGTAACCGAGCTGCAAACTTATTTAGATTATATGCCGGACCAAAAAATGCATACATATCAAACAGGGCATTATTGGTTTTCAGGGATGTAATCGATTATGCAGATGAAGAAAGATTCCCAACAGCGAGTTATGGAGTTTTATTAGCGCCGGCAGATGTAACTGGTTATAATAACATGACAGCAAGTGTACTTGCTGGAAGTGAAAGTATCGATTTTAAAGAGTGGACTATCAATAAGCGCTTTATAAATGGATACTTTAATCAAGCCCGGGTAACTGCGATTTACACATATGCTACCGGTTCATTAGGAGCTAATTATACTTCGCTCGGAAATAACAATCTTTATTATAACGATTTTGGATATTACGTACCGAAGAATTACGAGTTAAATATGACTCAGATCAGCGCTAGTTTTACATCGTTAGGTGCTTATAGAGTAGGTGTAAGTTCAAGTATTTATGGTCGGTATGCCCGTAAGTTTGATTTAGTCGGTAGTGGTAGCAGGGAGATGTATTTTAGATTTGAGAATCCTTTGTTTATTTCCGGTTCAAACAATGTTTCAATGTCAATCGTTTGGTGTGATACCGGAAGCGGTGCCTGGTCATTTACATATTCAGGATCATCTCAGAGTTTTGTAAATTCAAATACAGGAACGTGGGTAAGTGCCAGTATCAATGTAACAAATTTCCCTTGGGGTGGTATACATACATCTGGATCTGATTTTACGCTTAAATATGTAAGTGGTAGTAATACGATATTCCAGATGATTGAATTCCTAAATACATCAAAACAATAATGGACTTCACTATAAGCTTTCAAAACGAACAGGTTCTTTATGAGCAGAATATAAAATGTTCTGTCAAAGAATATGAGTTTAATTATACGTACAATAAATCTGCTATTTATTCAGGTAGTAACGGTCAGGTAAAAGAATTCGTAACAGGTTCAGAATTTACTCCTTATGTTACCACCGTAGGTCTCTATAATGATGCACAAGAACTACTGGCTATTGCTAAGTTCTCTCAACCAATTCCACTCTCTCAGGATACCGATAGTAATTTCCTTATTCGCTGGGACATGTAGTCTCTGATATTTATTAGAAATAAAGTTTATGTGGCATTACAGCGGATCCATTGTAGATCATATTGATCAGTTCCCAGAAGGTGCAATAGGTTTTGTGTATAAGATTACATCGTTAGATAGTCCCGATGGTAAGTTCTACATTGGTAAGAAGAATATTCATTCGACACGAAACATCAAACTTGGTAAGAAAGAACTTGAAGCTCAGGCTGCTCTCAAGAAGCCTGGGAAGAAACTTTCCAAGAAAAAGGTAGTAAAGGAGAGTGACTGGAAAACATATTATTCAAGCGAACCAGTTCTCAAAGAGGAAGTCAAGTCTTTAGGACCTTCTTTATTCAAACGAGAGATACTCGAAATAGCATTCTCAAAAAAGCAGCTCACCTATTTTGAGATAAAATATCAGATACTTCACCGAGTACTTGAATCTGATAACTCATATAATAATAACATATCTGGCCATTTTTTTAAAAAGGATTTGGTAGTTTAGAGAACTTGTCATATATTTGTAGAACTTATGGCAATATGGAATTTAGAAATCTCCAAACAGAGATATGGCAAAATTATTACCGAGATAGGAGAAAGGTATCAACCTCTTCAAACCGAATTTGAATTTATACCGAAAGTATTTGATTTTGTAGCTTATTTTGATGATATAGACGGTGACAAGGTACAGATAAAGTTTGAAAAAGCCTCTCGTAAAGTGTATAACGTTGGATATTCATATAGTGATAATAATACTAAAAAGCATAAGACAGTTCCACTCAGTCACTTAATGAAAATCATTTATACTGTAATAGCAGCAGTTAATCAGTTTCTTAAAGAAAAAGATCCTGATAGACTTGAAGTGTTTGGTGATGATAAGGTACCTACAGATAAAAGAGATTTTGATGGTCAAAAGAATAGAATGTATTTTACTATTCTTACTCACAATATAGATGATACAAAATATAAAATGTCTTTAGCCGCTGACAAATTATACATCGAAAAGAGAGATCATGATGCTGAAGATAAGGTTAATGAAAAATTACAAGAATGGTTTGATTATCTTGTTGGTAGAGGACTTATAATTAAATAAAGGTTTTGGAAAACATCCTATCCGGTCTCCTCGATACAGTTCTACGCGGTGGTGAGAAATCTACAAAAACCAACAGAAAGTACTTCTGTCCTTTTACAGATTGTAATTCTTCCAGAAATGGTAACAAACGTCTTGAAGTTGATATTGTTACGGATTCAGAAGGACAGAATAAATGGCACTGTTGGGCTTGTAATGCTTCCGGTAAAAAGGTTCGCAGCCTTTTAAGGCGTATGGGGGCCTCGAGAGAGGTAGTTGATAAGCTTGATAAGCTTATTGTACGAACTGACCTTAATGAAGCTGATTATAAGGTTTTTGATGGCTTGTTACCAGCGGAGTATGTTTTCTTACCTGAAGCCAAATCATCCGATATACTGGCCAAACATGCCCGGGTGTATTTAAAAAGACGTGGTATTACATCGGAAGACATTGTAAAGTATCAGATAGGATACTGTGATGACGGTCCGTATGCCGAAAGAATAATCATTCCTTCATACGATTGTAACGGTAAGATGAACTTCTTTGTAGGAAGATCATTTGATGAAACCACCTGGTTAAAATACAAATATCCACAAGTAAGCCGTGATATCGTTTTTAACGAGATGAACATTAACTGGGATGCTCCTATTGTATTATGTGAAGGAGTATTCGATATGTTTTCAATTAAACGGAATGCTATACCGTTGCTGGGTAAATCCATTACTCAGAACCTGATGAAGAAGCTCATTAATTCCAAGGTCAAAAAACTCTATATAGCACTCGATCCAGATGCCATTAAGATGGCTCTTAAACATTGTGAGACTTTTATTACTTATGGTAAACAGGTATATCTGGTAGACTTAAAAGGATATAAGGATCCAGGAGAGATGGGCTTCGAGAATTTTACAAATAATATACATACAGCAGAGAAGCTGTCTCTGACCAAGATCATGCAATTAAAATTATCATTATGACACAAGATTTAATATTCAGTCTCGACAAAACAAAATACTCCGCACCGGTAGTCGTATCAAAACAAGGTGCAGCTCAAACAGCCGCTAATTTCTATCAGAAAATAATGGATGGTGAGGTAAATGCTGTCGATATCGTTGAAGCATTCAAATATGTAGAAGATACTTATAAAGCTTTGAAATCCTGTACTGATGATATGGGTAAGAATGGTTTTTCATCATTGGTACGCGACGAAATTCAAAAGAATGCTGATGATGGTAAAAAGTATTCCAGTAAGAACGGTACTGTATTTACATTGGCCGAGACTGGAACGACATATGATTATTCAGCCTGCAACGATACTGTATGGAATGATTTTCAACATAAATTGAGTGATCTGAAGGATCAAATAAAAGATCGGGAAGATTATCTAAAAACTATCAAGAAGCCGGTGAAGGTTCTGGACGAAAGTACCGGTGAAGTGGTTGAGATATTACCGTGTATCAAGACATCGATTTCAAGTTTTAAGGCCGAACTTTTAAAGGATTAACACATGATCAACGATTTATATCCAGAAGGAGCCACTTCCTCTCAATATATGTATACCGATCCGGATTCATATCATTTTGGTAGTCTGGAACAAATTATTCATTATATTGAAGTACATCAGACAGTACTTGGAAATGATGAGAAAACAGGGGTCATAATACTTACTAATGATTTACTTAAACAGTTGCGTAATACTGTTCGTTTTGGGTATGAGTTAGTTAAGACTGTATCCTGATATTTATATATACTATGAAAGGTATATGTTTTTTTCCCGGGAAATTTAATCCCCCAGTTGTTCAACATCTCAATACTGCTCAATATCTTACCAGGCGTGAAAATATTTACGAAGTGGTTATTGTGCTCGGTAAAGATCAAACTGATCAGATATCACAGGATGATAAGGCTGATCTATGGAAAATGTTATTAAGCTCCGAGTTCGCTACAAACATACACATTGAACAATCGGAAGATACCACGGCCTTGATGTATGTTTATAATAAGATGTTGAAACATCCCACCGATGAATACTACATTGCTATTGATGAGGCTTCTGGTAGAAAAGAATCATTCACAAAGCATTTCGACAAGTTTATCAATTTAAAGATAGAATTAATTCCTTCTCAATTTGAATCATCCTCTAAAGGCTTATTGAAAGCCATAGCTGAGGAAGATGAATCCTCAATTAAGAAATTTCTACCAGCCAGCTTTACTCCTGATCAAATCAATTCAGTAATTGAGATATTAAAACCTGATGCGGAAGGACCACTAGAATCTTCCAATCAATTAATGGAAAGAGTGATCAAATCATTTGATAAGGATTACTGGAAACATAACCTCGATATAGTATAGAACCATGCCTAAAGAAACCTTACTCAAGAAGACCTTCAAAGAGTCTGACGTACAACGTATACGAAATATCGTTGCCAAGAAATATGGTGATGCTACTATTTCACAAGTGGGTTACCAGCGAACCACATCGGATCACAACGAAGGTGATGTCTGGGAAGAAGATGGTAGAACCTGGACCATCAAAGATGGTTTAAAAGAAACCTTCACAAAGCTTGATGATGTTAAAGCATTACTCAGAATACCATTATCCTGCCCGGTATGTAAAGGATCTATGAAGACCAGGTTTGATAAAATCATGTATCCTATACATAAGCGTTGTTTTAACTGTGTTACCGAGTATGAATCTCAGCTTAAACGTGAAGGTAAGTATGAAGCATACATGCAGAACATCATTAGAGCCAATATGCGGACTGATTTCTACGAAGCGGAGCAATTTATCGAAGCGATGGCTTCATCTCAAAAAGAGCAGGTTATATGCGAAAATGGAGATATCCAGGATCTGGATGGTGATATTAATATGGAGAAATTGGTAGAATCTATGAAAAAAGAACTGCAAGAAGTTAAGGAACGGTTCCTTGCATGATATTTATACATACAACTTATACATAATGTTAAAACAAATCGCGAAAGAAATATTCGAAGAAGCTCTAAAAGAAGCTGCTAAATCCGGTGTAGCTCAAAAATTTACTGACTCTAAAGCCAAAAAACCCAAGCCTGCAGTACTCGATAAGGGTCGCGGTAAGACAGCAAAGAAGCAGTTCGCTGCTAAAATTGATCGTGCTAAACCTAACATTAAAGTAAAATCTAAAAAAATAGCAGAGACTAAGAAGAAATAAATATTTTTATTTATTAATTTTTAATCTTTGAAAGATATTTATTAGCATGGAATTAGTTGTTAGTGTAATAGTTGTCATTATCACATCAATTATTGGCCCTATTTCTATTGATTTATTTAAAAATAGACTTGAAGCCAAGAAGAATAAGAAAAATGATCCTCTTAAGGAATCTTTGGAAATTAACAGTCTTGTCATAGACAAGCTTGAAAACATCAAAGATTCATACAATGCTGACCGTGTATGGCTTATACAGTTTCATAATGGTGGGTATTTTTACCCTACCGGTAAGTCGATACAGAAGTTTACCATGGTTTATGAACAATTGAAAGAGGGATTTCCTTCATGTCAGTATCAGTTTCAAGGTTTACCGGTAAGCTTATGTAGTCGTACTATAAACAAATTGTACGATGGAAATCACATAAATAGTAATACTCATAATGATACAAATTCAAAGTATGGTATTACTAACATTCTGTCAGACGGTAGTGTAACTGATAGTTATATGTTCCCTATAATCACTATAAAAGATACGTTTATTGGTATTGTAGGTATTGATTTTAAAAATAGCCGTAACCTCAGTGAAGAACATCTCAAACAAATCGATATAGATATCGCTACAATAAGCGGTGTATTGATGAATTACCTTAAAACAACGTAATGAAACTGTTGTCAATATTTAAAAAAATTCTCCAGGAAGAAGTAAAAGAGATCGAATCTGAATCTGATATGGAGAAGATTATGTCTGGTTCGCCTAAAGTAACCGGTATATTGACAGATTTATTGACGAGTAAACAAGGTTCTTCAGATGCAGCTAAAGAAGAATTGAGACAAGTTGTGACTGATATTAAGATTATTAGCATGAAACCTACAACGTTTCGCATTGTAATGAAGAACGGATCCTTTTTTGATCTCAAATATAACCCTTCACCATTACAGTTAAGGTTTCCCGATCAGTTCAAACCTATCGATGCATTTACTGTATTGATATCTGGTAAGAAATACGATATCGGTACCGAGTCTGAATACCAACAAGCGCTGGATTATATCAATAATCTACTTAAAACACAGCCTGCCGGCCAGGGTAATACACCTCCCGAAGAAGAAGCACCATCTGGTGACGAAGAAACTCCACAGGAAGACCAACCAGACGATCAGGAAGAGGATCAGTAACCTTTCACTATCCCATTGATATTTATATATACAAATATTATCAATGAGTCCGGAGAATAAAAAATCACTTACAAAACATATTGTTGAATTAGCGAGGTTCATCCATGAAAATGGTATGGATATTAAGCCATATCCGAAGGTGGTTTTGTCGGAAGACAATGATCCAGATGATATCCTTGATAAAACAGGTCACTATTCTCCAGACGATAATGTAGTTACACTATACTGCAATGGTCGGCATCCCAAAGACGTACTTCGCACAGCAGCCCACGAATTTATTCATTCTCATCAGGACAGACGTGGAGACCTTGATCCCGAAAAACTCGGAGAATCTTCATCATATTCAGAAGGTTCCGATCATTTAAAGAAGATGGAGATAGAAGCCTATGCCAAAGGAAACATCCTACTCCGTCGCTATACTGAGTCACTACAAAGTAAGTAATGCCTGAAGTAAAGAAACAACCCCCTACTGCGAAAGAACTACAAAGAAGTATATATCTACGTTGTGCATCTGACCCGATATTCTTCTTAAAAAACTTCGTATTCATCCAAACAACAGATTTTGGACGAGTACTGTTTAACGTTTACCTATATCAGGACAAATTACTCCATGTTGTTAATCGACATGACCGTACAATAATATTAAAGTCCAGACAGCTTGGTATCACCACTTTATTAGCAGCATATTCTTTATGGAAGATGATATTCCAGAAGGATTTCTCTGTTCTTACCGTGGCTCCGGATAGAGATAAGGCCAAAGCCGTAATCTTAAAAATACAATTCGCATATGATAACCTGCCGGCGTGGTTAAAAGAAGGATGTGCTGATGTGGAACATAATAAGTCAATGCTCAGGCTTAGTAACGGTTCTAAAGCCGAAGCTGTGGCTGGAAGTAAAGATGCTACGCGTTCCAAAACGGCCAACTTCCTGATCATAGATGAAGCAGCGTTCATTAAGGATGCTGATGAGACATGTGCTTCAGCATTGCAGATTCTGGCTACTGGTGGTAAGTGCGTAATGCTGTCGACACCGAACGGCGCAGGTGGATATTTCCATGAAAAGTGGGAAGAAGCTGAACAAAATGAGAACGCTTTTGTACCGGTAACGTTACCATGGAATGTACATCCGAGTCACGATCAAAAATGGAGGGATGAACAAGATAAAGAACTTGGTAAAAGGATGGCTGCTCAGGAGTGCGATTGTGAATTCAATCAATCTGGAGATGGTTATTTTGAACCTGATGATGTCGATTACTATAAAGACTTAATCGAAGACCCGATAGAGACCAGGGGGCCTTCCAAAGACTTCTGGATATGGGAGTTTCCTATTCCAAACAGAAGTTATATGGTTATACTTGATACTGCCCGGGGAGATGGTAACGATTCCTCGACTATACAGGTTGTAGATATATTTACAGGAGACCAGGTGGCTGAGTATAAAGGTGATATGCCACCAAAATTGCTGGCCAAGTTCGCTGTATCAGTGGCTATTGATTATAACAGCGCTTTATTAATAAGTGAAAATACCGGCATCGGTGAAACTACTACTACCGAGGTAGTTGATCTCCAATATTCAAATATATTTTATTCTCCAAAAGGTGAAAGCACTGATATAACTGCTTACCTGGCTAAGAATTATGAGAACGACATCTCTAAAATGACAGCAGGCTTTACAATGAGTACCAAAACCAGGCCCTTGGTATTACATTCATTCAGGCAGTACACAATGGATCGTTCTATTAAATTAAGGTCTCGCAGGATACATTCCGAAATGAAGACATTTATATGGAAGAATGCTAAACCACAGGCCCGTCAGGGCTTCAATGATGACTTGATTATGCCATATGCTATTGGTATGTATTTACGCGATAGCGCTATTGAAAAGCGTAATAATAGTGTCGATATGACTAGGGCTACCATGGCCGGTATTCAAAAGTTTACACCCATGTCAGCACCTATGTTACAGAAGAACTTTGTTAATCCATATCTTCAAAATGTTAATGGAAAAATGGAAGATATCTCATGGCTTCTTTAATAGCGTTTTTCTGAACCTCTCTAATATATTTATATATACACTAAACAGTACAATTGGCATTTTTATATCAACACATACGATTAGACACCCAAACGGTATTTTATGTTGGAATAGCGAAGAACATTTCGAGAGCTTATTCTAAACATAATAGAAATGATCATTGGCGTAAGATAGTAAATAAGGTTGGATATAGAGTAGAACTCCTTCTTGAAAATATATCATATGATGAAGCACGGAGACGTGAAATTTCTATGATAAGATTATGGGGAAGAGATGATATTGGTACCGGACCTCTAGTTAATATGACTGATGGAGGAGATGGAATGGAGAATCTATCTAAAGAATCAATAGCTAAGGCTCATACACCCGAGATAATAGCAAGAAGGTCAAAAACTCGTAAAAAACCTGTTCTACAATATTCTAAGAGTGGTAAATTGATTAAGGAGTGGGAATCAGCTTCAGATGCTAATATATATTTCAGAGGTTTTGATTCTGTTGATAGTAGAATAACGCGTTGTTGTAGAGGTAAAACACCTGCTGTATATGGATATGTATGGAGATATAAATCACCTGAATTATGGTTTGAACCATCATACGATAATAAATGGTATGATAAGGAATTCACTAAACAACGATCTCAATCACAAAAGAATCCGATCAAACAATATAGTTTATCCGGTGAATTTATAAAGGAATGGACATCGGCAAGCGATGTTGAAGTTGAATTAGATATCTCGGCATCAACAATATTGAAATGTTGTAGAGGAAAAGAAAAATCATTCAAGAAATATCTGTGGAGATATTCCGATCCACTCAAGTGGTTCCCACCATCTTATACTGAAACAAATTATCATAGTGAGGCTTATAAAAATGGACACAAGGTCAAGATGAAGCCGGTGTTACAGTATTCTATCACAGGTGATTATATTAAAGAATGGAATTCAATGGCTGAAGTAAAAAAGGAATTGAATTTTCATACAAGCGCTATTATCAAATCGTGTAAAGGTGAATACAAACAAGCCTACGGATATGTTTGGAAATATAAAAATAAAATAATTTAATGGCGATCGATAAAACATTTTTCCCACGTTTACGCAGATTGTTCGCAACTGGTACAATAATTCGCAATATCGGAGGTAAACAATTAAAGGTTGCCGACGTTGAAAATATCCAGGCATTCGGTAATCTCCAAACAAACTCTTTAGTCGACAGGTTTACAAGAATGTATCGTATGGGATCGAACCAACAGTTCAATCCTATGCTCAATTACCAGACGCTCAGATTGCAATTATATGCTGATTACGAGAACATGGACACCGATGGTATCATTTCGTCAGTTCTGGATATATTATCCGAGGAATGTACTTTAAAGGGTGAATCTGATGAGATGTTATCTATTCGCAGCAGCGATGATAAGATTCAGAAAATATTATACGATCTCTATTACAATATCCTGAACATAGAATTCAACCTTCCTATGTGGATTCGCTCCATGTGTAAATATGGAGATTTTTACATGCATCTCAAAATCACCGAACTACTAGGGATATCCAATTGTAAACCTCTCTCGGTATATGATATGGTACGCGAAGAAGGAATGGACCCGGATAACCCTTATTATACCAGGTTCAGATATGATCCTATTTCTCTTTCCGGAGGAACTACTGCTACCGGCAGGAACAGTATCACGTTCGAACAATATGAAATTGCACACTTCAGACTGCTGAAAGATACCAATTATCTACCATATGGTCGTGCGTATATTGAACCGGCCAGGAAGCTTTATAAACAGTTGTGTCTACTCGAAGACGCTATGTTGCTCCACAGAATCATGAGAGCACCCGAAAGACGTGTATTCTATATTAACGTTGGTAATATCCCACCTTCCGAAGTAAACGCATTCGTACAGAACTCCATTAATCAAATGAAGAAGACTCCGTTTGTAGATCCTCAAACAGGTGACTACAATCTGAAGTTTAATGTGCAGAACATGCTGGAGGATTATTATATTCCTATCCGTCCGGGTGATAATACTACTAAAATTGATACGGCCAAGGGCTTAGAATATGCCGGCATAGAAGACGTTGAATATATCCGCGATAAGATGCTGGCCGCATTGAAGGTACCTAAAGCGTTCCTTAATTATTCAGACGAACTGAATGGTAAATCAACCATATCATCACTTGATGTTCGTTTTAGTCGTACTGTAGAACAGATACAAAGAACCATTGTAAGTGAACTGAAGAAAATCGGTATCACACATTTGTATACTCAAGGCTTCGAAGATGGTTGTTTGAACTTCGAACTTTCTCTTAATAATCCGTCAATTATATACGAACAGGAAAAGATTGCACTCCTTAAAGAGAAGTTTGATCTGATCAAAAATATTACCGAAGGTGACTACCAGATGGTATCAACCGATTGGTTAGCTGATAAGATTCTTAACATGAGTGAAGACGAGCTTAATGAGCAACGCGATCTTATTAACGAAGATGCCTCAAGAAGATTTAGATACTCTCAGATTAAAGAAGAAGGTAATGATCCTGCAGCATCAGGTGTTTCTTATGGTACCAAGCATGATTTGGCGTCCATCTACAAACAAAATTCTTTAGGTAATACTGGCGAAGTACCTGATGGGTATGATGAAAAAGAAAATATACCCGGCCCCGGCAGACCTAAAGAGAAAGCATCAATTTATACAACCGATAAATCAGCATTTGGACGTGATCCAACAGGAAAGAAAGGTACACATGATAAAGGTGAGAAAGGTATAACATTCAAGAATACACCAAAGTCTATGGCATTGGAAAACGCTAAGGATACACATAAAGAAATGTTATCCAGCATCTTTAAACCGAGGAAAATTGTTCTGTATGAACATTTAAAAGAGGATGAAGGACTGCTTGACGAGCGATTAATTCAGGATGATGTCATCATATAGATATTTATAATAGATAATAAACTAAATGAAGCCCAAGCACAACAAGCTAAAAAATTCCGCTATTCTGTTTGAACTCCTGGTAAGACAGATCACATCTGATACACTGAAAAACCAAGAGTCGAAAGCTGTCGGTATACTCAAGAAGTATTTCAATAACACTGAGATATGTAAAGAGTACAGGATTTATAATGCATTAACCTCAGCCAAACATTTGACCGAGCAGAAAGCAGATATTTTAATAAATGCATCTGTTGAATCATACCGGAAGTTAAATAAAGCCGCTTTAAAAAAGCAGAAATATGATCTGGTGGCCGCTATTAAAGAGCACTATAATATTGATGAATTCTTCAAAGCTAATGTAAGTAATTACAAGATGTTGGCATCTATTTATATGTTATTTGAGATGGATCAACCGGAATATGTCGATCCTCAAAAATATTCAGATTGTAAGATAACAATCCTCGAAGCCATATCAGCTCCGGTATCTACCGAATTGAAAGACGAACTATTGGAAGCTTTTTCCACTTATGATAAAGGTACCAGAGCACTGGTTTATAAAATAATGTTGAAGAAATTCAACGAGAAGTACCAGGACTTTGATACTAAACAAAAATCACTACTTGCAGAGTATATTAATAATATGTCTTCAACTGACAAACTGAAGGAGTATGTAAATACTGAGTTTGTCACTGTCAAAAAACAATTGAAGAAACATATTAAAGATATGCAAGATGAGGTAAGGAAAGTTAAACTTAATGAAGTATTATCATTCATTAAAGAAATACAACCTGGTAAGAACGTTACCGATAAGGAAGTACATAATCTTTTAAGTTATTACGAGCTTTTAAAAGAGTTTGATGCAGAGAAAAAAGATTAGTGAGATGACTGGAACAGGTGTTGGTGGAGCTTCATTTACACCCGGTACCGGTGAACAGAATTATGGCCCAGCGAACTTTGTTGGTGGACATAAGAAAAAGAAGAAGCGGATTAAGGAATCAGTATCGTATACTCCGGAGAAACGAGAATCTATTTATAAGGACGCCGAGGCTAAACTGAAAGGTTATCAAGATAGTCTGCAGAAGTATATGAATATTATATCTAATTTGACCCTGGAAGATATTATTATGAATCCTCAGAAGATCAAGAACATAATATTAACCGGTGAAAAACTCGATGATATCACCAGTAAAATGTATAACCAGCTTGATGATATGTCTGCTGATTACGATGACGAAGGAGATAAACAATCATCTGATAAATTCAGCGATCTGTCAGATAAATATCAGGTTATAGAAAGAGACGCATCTGATGCGTCAACATTGATCCAGGATATTGAATATAAGATCGATGATTTTAGAGAAGACAAACAAGAACTAATAGCAAAATTATTTAAATAAACAATGACACCACAACAACTATATCAGAAAGTATTAAACGAAGAAATGTCTCAGAGTCAATTCTTATTTCAAATAAGAAGGGATGAAGAGTTATCGTCATTTATTACCAATACCAATACTTATGACCAGACTATAGTTCAGTTGAAAAACCGTGGTCATATATTCGATATCAACGAAGCCAAAGAAGAATCATTTGATTTGCTTGGCTCTATAAAGGTGTTGACAGAAGCTACAAAGAAACCAAAGCTTGACCAGGATCATGCTAATGATTACGAATTTCAGCAAGGATGGAGACATGAGCTTGATGATATGAAAGAACCTGATATCGATAAAGCTCGTGCTAAAGCGCTAAAAAATATTGAATCTGATCCTATCTATTATACCAGGCTTCTGTTGTTGAAAACAAAGAAACCAACCAAGCGTACCGATCAACCGATTGAGATAAACGCAAGCAAGACAAACGTTGTTGATAAGGACAATGCTGTTAAGCCGGTTAAAGGTATTGAGAAAGATAAGAAGACGCCTAAAGGATCTGCAGAGAAGGCCACAAAGCCTAAAGGTGTTAAGATGATGAAAGGTGGACCCGGTGAGATGAAGGTTGTTAGTGAGGGTAAAAAACCTTTTCCGGGAAATAAACTTAAAGGTGGTAAGGGTGATAAACTTAGTATCAACGATGTTGATAGAGATGAGTTCAAGAAAGGTGTGAAACATGAAATGGAACATACGTCCGATCCGAAGATTGCTGCTGAAATAGCACTTGATCATCTTGCAGAAAATCCAAAGTATTATTCAGAACTAGATAAGACTGGTATAGATGAATCCATCTTCTCATCAGTTGACAAACCCGTTAAAGGTAAAGAGGTATCATTTACCGTCGAAGACCATAGTGATCCAAATAAGAAATTACAGATAAAGAAGACTGTAAAATCCGGTAAGAAATCAAAAGATGGAACATTCGAACTGTCATTTACCGAAGGCGATAAACTTACCATGACAAAAACTAATCAGGGTGTTACATCATTATATTTCGAGAATCCATCTGATGCAAAGACTCATGATAGAGTAGTTGATTTGGATAAAGGTCTTGCTACACTTGCTGATAAGATATTTCCGAAGGAGAAAGCTGTAGATGAATCAAACATTTCAGAAGCACTGAGTATAAAACCAAAAGTATATCCTTTCTCATTAGATAAACTAAAAACTCTAAAACAACGCGGTGATGAAATATTACATTTCAATCAAGGTACTTATGGTCGCGTTACATTTCTTGTAGATGCTGATGTAAAAAATCATTATTCAGCAGCTAAAGCATCATCGAGAGATGGTAAAGTAGCAGCGCACTCACTTAAAACTATTGCCAAAGCTTTCAGACAAAGCCAGGAAATGATCATTGATCTCAGAGGAATTGATGTCGATAAACTTGCTGGTGAGATTGATAATCAAAGTAAACCATCTGAAGCTCTCCGCGAATCACTCAAGAAAATAATCCGTAAGAAACTCTACGAGCAGGACATCAAAGGCCCCACGGTAAAAAAAAATGAATTGAATGACTTAATGAAGCGTTATGATTGGTACTATGAGACCAGTGATAATGATTCATTGAAGAAACGCGGCCAGGAGACACATGATAAAGTTATGGACCTGGTAAACCAGCTTGGTGATACCGGTATTGAAGTATTCAATTCATATGCACCTGATGACTGTAAGATAAGTAAGACTAATGAAGAACTTCAACTTAAATCAGGATTCTATTTTCAGAATCTATCAGCGGGAACTAAAGTAATGCATAAAAAGTATGGTGAACTTACTCTAACCAGTGTTGGTAACGATCATGCTTTCGGTAAAGATAAAATGGGTAAGGAAGTAAAAATTGATAGCATACAGGATATTAAACCGGTTGTAAATGAAGAATCAAATGTTGAAGTGAAACCGGCTAAAAAAGAAATTATTGATTTCTTGAATAAATATGATTCAGATATTGATTCTAAAAAAGGTAGCAATCCTATTGTAGATATTATTTATTGGGGTAAAAAAACAAAAGGAAATAGTGTAGGAAAACATTCATTCACTACCGTTAGAAAAAATGGAGAAAAATTTGATACACATACACAAAATAGGGTTGACCAAGATTTATTTGATAAGCTGGGAGACAAATTAGAAAAGACTTCCTAATAAAAAACAACAATGAAACAACTCCAACCCCTTAAAGAATATTACGAATTAGTATTAAGTCCTCAACAGTTGACTGAAGCTACATCGCGTGAAGGTCAACCAATGATCTTAAAGAAAGTATTGCTTCAACGAGCCAATGCGAAGAACCGTAACGGTCGTATTTATCCACGTCCTATACTTGAACGAGAAGTCGGTAAATATGCTGAGACGATGGTGCAGGCCAACAGAGCACTTGGTGAGCTTGATCATAGCAACGAAAATGTTGTAAATCTTAAAAACGTATCACATAATATCAAGAATATTTTCTGGGAAGGCGACGATGTATACGGTGATATTGAGATACTTGATGGACCTGAATTTCCCGCTGGCCGTATTGCCGCCGGCTTACTTCGCAGAAAGATACCGGTTGGCATCTCCTCTCGTGGTATGGGTACTGTAGAACAGCTTGATGAGAATACCATGGAAGTACAAGACGATTATGCCTTGTTAACTTGGGATCTCGTGAGTTTTGAGAGTACGCAAGGCAGTAATATGTCTTTGATGGAAGGATTAGATCATACCCTCATCAATACTTCATTACACCACTTCAATAGAATCGATGAAATCATACATGATCTTATCTGTGAGAATTCAGGTGCCTGCTCATGTATGTTTGGTGATAAGAAAAAGACTGCTTAAAAAAATATTTGGAAAATTCATATTTTTCATATATGTACATGATATTTATTAAAGAGTAAGAACTACAATATTCTTTGTCTATAAAGAATCACTTGCTCGAAAGACACATAATCCCACATTACACCTCTCTAATAGGCGTAGATATTCCTAAAAACTTATTAAGGAAAATGGCTAAACACGAATTATTAAAAAGCGCCATCGCTGACGCTGACAGTATTAAAAAAATCGCACTCGAAAACGCAAGAGCATCTCTTTTGGAAACTTTTGAACCTGAATTGAATAACCTTTTGAACTCTCAGTTAGCAGAAGATGCCGATGAGGAAGAAGACATGGAAGAATCAACAGATTTGAACGAAACTGAAATCGACGAAAAGAAAAAAGCTGCTGCTGACGATTGTGATGACGAACCTGCACCAGATGGTGATGAAGATGATATGGATGAATCAATTGACATTGATGCTATCCTGGCCGAGATCGAAAAAGAAGAAAAAGGTGATGATGACGATACCGAAGACATGGATGAAGCAAAAAAGAAAAACGCTGATCACCAGGAAGACGGTTCGGAAGAAGTTGAAGACGATTCTGATCTTGACGAAGATGCTACCATCAATCAATTGTTAAGTGAATTATCTGAAGGTGAAGATGAAGAAGAAGCACCCGAAGAAGATGCTGAAGAAGTTGATGAGGCTGAAGATATCAAACTCGACAAATCTAAGTTGGACAAATTGAAGACTTTACTTGGTGACAAGTTCAATGCATTCATGAAGTTCTACAAGGATGAAATCTCTCCTTCATCTGTTAAACCTGGTGGTAAACATTTCGGTAAACACGATACGTTACCTACCAATATGCAGGAAGAGAACGAAGAAATTAAAGCCGAATTACAAGAATCAAAAAAACTTGTAACCACGTTGGTTAAAAAAGTAAACGAGGGTAACCTTCTTACTGCACAGCTTCTTTATATGAACAAAATTCTTAAAGAGTGCAACCTTGACAAGTCTGAAAAAATCAAAGTAATCAAAGCGTTCGATAAAGCTACAACAGTGAAAGAAGCGAAAGTTATTCACGAAGCATTATCAGGAGCTTACAAAGCAAAAACAAACAAAAAAACCAATATCAAAGAAGCGTTAGGAATGGCATCTAAATCTGCAGGCACTTCAACTAAGAGCGCTAAGGTAGCAACCGGTGGAATCTTAAATGAATCGCAGATCGCAAGATGGGCAGAACTGGCGGGACTAAACTAAAAACAAACAACCCAAAAAAAAAAACAATAAAAAACAATGAGTATAGAAAAATTATATAATCCGGAATCAGCATTCCAGGATCAGTTAAAAAGAGCTAAGGAGCTTATGCCCAAATGGGAAAAGACCGGCCTTTTGAAAGGTAAAGACCTTCAGGAAAAATATGCTAAAGAGAACATGGTTCTCATGCTTGAGAATCAAGCAAAACAATTGTTCGTTGAACAGACCCAGACTGGTACCGGTGGTACATTCACAGTAGGTTCTGGTGAACAATGGGCAGGCGTTGCGTTACCGTTGGTGCGTAAAGTATTCGCTGACATTCCTTCAAAAGAATTTGTATCGTTACAGCCGATGCCATTACCAACAGGTATGGTATTCTATCTTGAATTTAAGTATGGTACTAACCAACCATCTTTAAGTGGTAACTCACGTTTCAACTCGAGTGATAGTGTTTATGGTACTACCACTACTAAGAACGTACCAGCTTTCGGTGGTTTATATGGCGCTGGCCGTTGGGGATTCTCTATCAACGAATATACCTCGTCAATATCTTTCACTACTACAACAGCTTCTGCTGCTGACATCAACTTCAATGGTAACTACAGTGCATCTGCACAAGCTGGTTTCTTAAGGAAGTTAAGTGTTACTGCCGCTGCCGCTGCTGTACCTGGTATGGATACTGTAGGAGCGCGTTCATTTGTACTTACCGGCTCAGGTGTATCTGAATCTAACTTGTTCGCAGAATTCTCTTCTTATAACACAACAACCGATACCTTAACGTTCATCGTTTCAGGTACTGCTGGTCAGTTGGGTCTTGGATCAGGTTCAGCGACTATTTACTACTCAAAACAACCTACCGATAATGCTCGTGGTGATTTTGAAGATACCGCTACAAGAGGTTTAACTGGTTCTAACTCTATTCCAGAATTCAACATGGAATTCCGTTCAGAAGCTGTGGCCGCTAAAACCAGAAAAGTAAAAGGTAAATGGACTGCAGAAGGTGCGCAGGATATCAACGCTTATCAAAGTATTGATGTAGAAGCTGAAATCACTTCGGTGTTAAGCGAATACATCTCTATGGAGATTGACCTTGAGATTCTTGATATGATCGAAGCGTCTGTTAATACTTATGAAATCTGGTCATGTGTATCTAACGTATTCTATAACAAGAATACAGCTACATGGTCTCAGGCCGCAGCAGGTGCAGGTGGTTACTACAACACCCAGGGTGAGTGGTTCAAAACACTTGGTACCAAGATGCAGACAGTATCTCGTCAGATCTTAAAGAAGACTGTACGTGGTCAGGCGAATAAAGTGATGATTTCACCGGAGGTTTCTGTAATCCTTGAGTCTATCTCTGGATATGCAGCAAGCACTGATGGAAAGAGCGATAAGTACGCAATGGGCGCTTACAAAGCAGGTAACATCGCAAACAAATGGGACGTTATAATCAACCCTTATATGACTTCAAACACCATATTAATGGGTTACAAAGGTGGATCGTTCCTTGAATGTGGAGCTTCATACTTAACGTATGTACCGCTGGTGATGACACCGACATTGTTTGATCCTGAAACTTTCACTCCACGTAAAGGGTTGTCAACTCGTTACGCTAAGAAGGTAACCCGCGCGGAATTTTTTGGGGCTGTTTACGTTGCCGATTTGGACAAACTATAACCCTAATTTTCCTTATAAAATTAAGAGCAAGCATTACGTCTTGCTCTTTTTTATCTCTCTTCCTAAAAACTCAATTAAAATAAAAATCCGAATTCTATGAATCCAAATTTTGTAATTTATAAGATAACATCTCCCAACGGTAAGGTATACATCGGTAGAACAAACGATTTCTACGACAGAATGAAATCACATAAATATCGATCTACCAAAGATGTAAAATGGCATTTATATAATGCTATTCGAAAATATGGCTGGGACAATATGATCAAAGAAATAATTGATGAAGCTGATACAATTGAAGAAGCAATAACGAAAGAATTGAAATATATATTAGAATATAATTCAGTGTTAGAAGGATATAATAGTATGTATCAAACAGAAGATGGTGGAGATATTTGGGATGGATTACGCGATACCGATAAGTATTATGAGTTCGTTAAGAATCAAAGTATATTAAGCAGTGGTGAAAATAATGCAATGTATGGGAAGAAACATAGACCGGAATCTATAGAATTACAAAAACAAAAGGCCAAGGGTCGCTTTTCTTTGGATTGGTTTATTGAACGTTACGGTGAAGAAGGTCGAGATAAGTATCAGGAAAGGTGTGATAATCTCCGTAAAAGAAAGGATATTGAGAAAGGTTCCGATGGACGATATAGAAAAGTTTTAGCTTGATGTCTCGTGATTGATATTTATATCAAACCAATATTTCATGAGTTCTAAACCACATAGTGACCAGGTTTATAAAGAAAAGAAAATACCAAAGACTCCACGTAAATTTAATCTCTCTCTTAACGAAGAACAAAAAGTAGCCAAAGACATAATTCTCAACAATACTGTCACAGTTATAAAAGGTAAAGCCGGCTCCGGTAAATCCTTACTTGCCGCGCAGGTAGCACTCGATTGTTTACATAAACATTCAGACGGTATTGAAAAAGTTATCATCGCAAGACCCGCAATCACAGCAGGAGAAGACATCGGATTTCTACCAGGTAGTAAAGATGATAAAATGGCACCATTTAGCGACCCTGTATATGCAAATATGTATCGTCTTGATACCAAGCAAAATATCGATAAGCTTATTTCAGATGGTCTCATCGAAGTTATTCCTATCGGTTTTCTTCGTGGATGGAACTTTTCAAAAGTATTCGTAATAGTCGATGAGGCGCAAAATGCTACACAGAATCAATTAGAGCTTATTCTGGGTCGTTTATGCATCGGATCGAAGATTGTTATCTGTGGTGACTCAGCCCAGATAGATTTGAAGAAAAAGGCCGATTCTGGTTTTGACATACTTTACAAGCATATGAAGGATATTCCCGGATTCGCAACAGTATCACTCCAAACTAATCATCGTCATCCAATAGTAGAAGACATCCTTAAGGTATTTTCTGAATTGAGAGCCTAACTGATATTTATATACAATGGCAGCGATAACAGAAATACTTTATTATAATGAAGATGTATCCCTCTTACCAGTAAGTGGGAATACTCCTTTTGGGTACTATGATGATGATCCTCAATTTCAGATTGCTGGTCAGAAGTTTGCTAAATTCGGAGCAAGAAGATTAGGTTATCCTATCATGGAAGTGGAGTTGCAGGATATCAATTTCTATGCAGCTTTAGAAGATGCTGTTACTGTATATGGTAAAGAATTATATGAGTATAAGATTCGTGAGAATTATCTTTCTATGGAAGGTAGTTCAACCGGCAGCAATCTGAATACCACATTAATCCAGCCCAACTTTGCAAATTTACTTCGTATTGCGAAAGATTATGGTTCAGAGGTCGGTTCCGGAGGTAATATAAATTACTATTCAGGTTCATTGCAGATGATACCTGGTCAACAGTTTTACGATCTTGATTTTTGGGCCAGTCAATCAGCATCTTTACAACCGGGTGACACTATTGAGATAAAAAGAATCTTCTATGAAGGTACGCCTGCTGTAAATAGATTTGGTGATCCTTATGCTGGTACTGGTATAGGACTGCAGGATTTGATGCAATCGTTCGGATTTGGTAACTTGTCACCGGCTATTAATTTTATGTTGATGCCGGCGTATGCTGATGTACTTCGTGTGCAAGCTATTGAATTTAATGATCAGATACGCAAGTCCGCATTTACATTTGAACTAATAAACAATAAGCTCAGGATATTTCCGGTGCCGATATATGACGATAAGAAACTTTGGTTTACTTATATTAAACAATCGGAAAGAAGTAGTCTGGTGAGAAATTCTGGTACAAGTCTCGTTACTAACATTAGTAATGTTCCTTATGATGAAATTAATTATTCACAGATTAATTCACCTGGGCGTAAATGGATATTCGATTATGGTTTGGCCGTTGCTAAAGAAATACTCGGTAACATTAGAAATACATATTCAGGTACACCATTTCCCGGAACGGAAATAAATGTCAACGGTACTGATCTTTTAACTCAGGCATCTAACGATCAGGAAAAACTGATTACAAGTTTGCGTGAAACATTAGACAGTACGAGTAGACAAAAACAAATGGAAATGAAGGCTCAGGAGGCGTCTAATATGAAAGATACTTTGGTAAATTTTCCGATGCCTATAATAATTGGATAATTTAATATGCCACTATATACAGGACCTAAAGCAAAAAGTTTTTTTCGTCATCATAACCGCCAGGTGATGCGTAAAATAATCTCTCAAGAAGTTATTTATTATAAACTGTCTCTAAGAGAAACAAACGTAAATGTATTCGGTGAATCAAAGAATAAAATTTATCATCAGCCTATTCTTCTCGTATGTTCAATTGTACCGGAAGATCCAGATTCACCATACATTGAAACTGGTTTAACTACAACACAACAGGTAGATTTTCGTTTCTTACAAGCAGATCTCATTGAACTTAATCTGGTACCAGAGAAGGGGGATATAATCCTGTGGGAAGAAAATTATTTTGAAGTTGATAATACTATAGTTAATCAACGAATAATGGGTAAAAATCCAGACTATTCATTGGAAGAAGATAGTCAATTATATGGTGAGTCATGGTCAATAATATGCAAGTCACACTTAACTAAACACAACAAATTAAATATAATTAAGAGCAGATAATGCCCGAAACGATAAAGAACATCCCTAAATCTCAAGCTGAGATAACCAATAACAATATCCATCCTTATATACCAGAACTAGGTAAACCACCGGTTGATGTATCTAAGAGGGGTAATGATGTGTCGTTACGAGGAGAAGACATAAAGGATATTTCTAACGGATTCCAGGATATTGTTGATGGGATTATGTATTACTTCAAAGAGGTAATAAAATGTTCGGTTATAGAAGAAGGTACAAGGATTAATATCCCTGTTATCTATGCGGCACCTGAGCGTTGGAAATCCGCTCAACGAGATGGTGCTTTCAGAGATAAAGAAGGTCAGGTATTATTCCCGGTAATATCGGTGAAGCTTGATAACATTGAAAAGAACCGGGAACTGGGTAATAAACTTGACGGTAATAAAGTTCATAATTATCAGATATATAAAAAGCGTTATTCAAATAAAAATTTTTATGACACTTTCTCAGTACTCACCAATCGGGTACCGGTAGAAGAATACGGATCGTTCATTGTACCGGATTACCATAAGCTTACATTCACATGTGTGATTTATACCAATATGATGGAAGATATCTTACGCATCATCGAAGATATTTTTTATCGTTCAGATTCCTACTGGGGCCAACCTAATAAATTCACTTACCAGGCCCGTATAGATGCAATGCCAATTACACAACAAATAGAGCAAGGTGATGATAGAAAGTTTATGTCTCAGTTTAATATCGTCCTGAATGGATATGTTATTCCAGACTCAATAAATAAATTCTTAACCACGGACTATAAAAGATTCTTTTCAAAAGCTCAGGTCGTATTCAAAACAGAGGTGGTAGGTGGTATTGATATCACTACTGCAAATATCGGTAAAGCAAGTAGTGTTGTTTCATATCCCATACCAACGAGATCGGCAGGTGGTGGTAGTGGTACTATTGATCCTAATATTCTTACATATCTTAATACTAATAAAATGGTATTGGCAACTACTGTTACTACGACAACTGCTATATTCCCAGCATCATTCTTACCATCACCGACTCCGAGTTTACCTCCTACCGATGTTAGTAAGTTTGAATTCTTTGTTAATGGACAATTACTGGAGCCAAATGGTATTGTAAGTTTCGTTGATAACGGTGACAACACCTGCACTCTTGTTATCAATCCTGCAGAAGTAGGATTTTCATTTATATCAACCTGGGAAGTATACGCCGTAGGCAAGTTCGCATAATATGTTAATCAATTCATCACAGTTAGAGCAACCGTTATCAGGGTCGTTTACCGGGAGTTTCTCAGGAAGTTTCCAGGGTAATGTGATTGGTTATACCTCTACCTCATCATTTAATGCGTTTACAGCCTCATACAGAACGGATAGTTCTTCCTTTGATGTTCGTATCAATAATGTATTCCAAAGCGAATCTAAGTATCTTTTAACGTCGTCGTACTATATTGATTCATCATCGTTTCTGTTACAGATACGTAATGTATTTACCAGTGAATCTAATTATCTTCTAACTGCTTCATATTATTCTGATTCTGCATCGTTTAATGATAGGATCAATAATATCAATACTTCATCGTATGGTATTACACCTATTACGGTTGTAGCAGCAACAACATCGTCGCTGAGTGGTTACATATACAATAATGGTTCTTCAGGTATCGGAGCCACGCTGACGAGTGTTTTAAATTTTGTTTTCCCGTCTGTCGACGGTGCTGTATTGTCACTAAATGATCGTGTACTTGTAAAGAATCAAACATCTTCTTTGCAGAACGGACCGTATTCACTATCACAAACAGGTTCTTCCACAGCACCTGTTATTTTAACGAGAACGAGTGATGCCAATGAAACTGCTGAGTTTGATCCTCAGATTGTTATTCCTGTAACAGGTTCAATTAATAAAGGATTATTATTCGGACAGCAAACCGAAACACCGGTAATGGGTACGGACGATATTGTATATGAATCTATTTCAGGTTCTAACTATTATATAACACAGAAAGTCAGCGGTATCCAAAGGGTAAATCAGATTCCTTTATATACTGCAAATCCTAAAGAATTATCTAAAGGCTCCGCACAATTTAAATATGTACCAGGTACTAGGACGTTTACGATAGCAGGATTGTCATATGTTTGGCCAAATGCTTCCGGAAGTGGTACCACAACTATACAAAATACTAACGGTGTATTATCATGGGTTGTTACAGGTTCGGGTGGCAGCGTTTCATTTGATACATCTTCATTTGTAACAACTGCATCATATAATATTGATTCAGCATCTTTCGATGACCGTATAAGAAATTTTACATCATCTGCAACCGGTTCTCTGCAAGATTTACAAAGCGTTACTAACATTGGTAACACTACTACTGCGAGCATAGAAGCAGATGCGTTTTTAAAGACTAATGATCCGGACGGTTATGTTTTTGGTCTCGATGCTAATGGTAGAATATCCACTAAAGGTATTTATGTTCGTAGTGGTAGCATAAAAACATTCTTGACTAATGAAGTTACAACATCTAATCATACTATTTATTTACCAGACGCCACAGCGGTATTAGTAGCATCGGTTAATGGAATATTTGCTGATAATAGTGGCAGCATAACAATTCCAACAGGAAGCACCGGTCAATCTATAGATACCGCATCGTTTGTTACTACAGGTAGTAATAGATTTTTTGGAGATGAGGTGATCACCGGATCTGTATATGTTTCCGGATCATTGTATGTCACAGGTAGCGTAACAGCGCAATCATTTACTGGAAGTTTACTCGGTACCTCGTCATATGCATCACAAGCTTTGAGTGCTTCGTATGCAGTATCATCCAGTGCTTCAGTAAGTGCTTCATGGGCGTTTAGTTCCAGCTATGCATACACCGCTTCATATGCTCCCTATTATACACTCACGAGTTCTTTTAATACACTTAGTTCAAGTATTAATAACGATTCTGCTTCATTCAATTCCAGAATATCAAATGATTCTTCGTCATTATTTTCTCTGAGTTCGAGTTATAATACGTTCACTTCGTCTTATTATGCGGCAAGTACTTCATTCGATCTTAGGATTACAAATACTTCATCGAGTATATATTTATTATCGGGTTCGGTATCAGCCTCACTTGCGTTGAAGGAAGATGTTAGTAATAAGAGTACCACTACAACTCTTGGTACTTCCAATACATTGTATCCTTCTCAGAATGCTGTAAAGACATATGTAGATAATAATTCTTCTGGAAACAAATTATATAGTTATTACAATTTATTTTAATCATAATGGAACTACAATACCAAAGTCAGATTGATAATCTGTTGACATCGATAGCATGTGAAATGTATGCTAATACTCCTGAATGCCAAAAAACCAAAGAAGGACTACTTACAATGGTCAATTCTACCTATGAGTCGATTGATCAATATATTCAATCAGCAACAGCTAAAGGAGTAAGTGTCGATAACGCGTTGATGTGCATATTATTATTCTTTCAATTAAAAGCTAGCTAAGAATGGCCGCGAATACTTCACCAATATTTCCATTAGTACCCAATTGTCCAGCCGCAGTTATTGCAGCAGCTAATACAGCCAGAGATGGTTCTGGAACATTAGTTACATTACTTACCGCAGGTACTAATGGTACCCGTGTAGATTGGATCAGATGGACCTCAGCTCAGGCTACAGCTGCGGCTTTATCGGGTACCATGGTTGCCAGGATATGGGTAACAGATGCATCGGATGCTAATATAGGTTTAATTGCGGAAGGTGTTATCACAAGTGTGGCAGCTTCTAATACTGTAGCGGGTGCATATGGATTTTTTGATTTTGTCAATGGAACTTATACGAATACCGCCGGTACAGTAGTATCAATTGGTAATAATGGTGGTTTGATAGTAAATGCTGGTTATAAAATAAAGGTTACTCAATCTATATTCGCTGGTGTACAAGATAGAATGAGTGTTGTTACAAAAGCAGGAGATTTTTAATGACACATAGTGAATTATTTAATGGTGTTCCATCAGGATACGAGCTAGTTCAGGGGCGAAAGACATTTAATCAGAGGGTAACGCTTACTGGTCTCACTGAGCAATTGCGAATATTCAATCCGAATAAACCTAATAGCCCTACACAGTTTACTGTTGATTCGACCGGGAGATTGACTGTGTCTAACGGTATTGGAATAACTCTTACAGGAGTTTCATCAACATTAACTATCGGTGGTGGATTTAACTTCAATCAGTTGGTAACAGTTGCTGCTAATTTAACAATTACTTCAGCGGGTACGTTTACTTACGGTACTGTAACACACCCATTTAATACAGGTTTTGCATCAACCGCAGTTTTAGGATATCAAATGTGTGGAAGCACAAATGCTACAGCTTTCAATATGAGTATAGGAAGCCGGACTGTGACTTTAGGCGGTGGTTCCGCCGGGGCATTATTTATGGTGGCCACTTCATCAATTACAATCACTACACCGGGTCAATGTCCTATAGTTGCATCAGCAGCGTTTAAGCCATTTACCATAGTAGAAACGGCTGGTACAGCATCTTTATGTGCGACTGTTTATATTGATGGTGTTCCATCTGGTAGTGTGAGTTCAAGTTATGCATTACTTGTGTCTGGTTCATCGCGATTTGATGGAACATTGATATCGACTGGGAACGGTAGAGTTAGTACTCCTGTAGCAGTATTCTCAGGATCATGGTATTCAAGTGGTTCATCTACTACTACAAAGCCATTATTTCTAATAGAACCAGCGGGTACAACATCAACAGGATGGAATCCGTCTGGATCAGGTTTTGGTGTAAATGCGGCTAGTGGATTTACTGGTAATTTGATTGATGCACAAGTTGCAGGTATTTCTGGATTTAAAGTTACAGCAGCCGGTTTAGGATCGGCACCTACCGCTGTTATAACCGGAAATGGTGGAACAATAACTATAGCTTCTAACAATGGTACTGGATTTCCTGGTTTAGTTGCCGCTTCCATATCAGTTGGAATGAATGGAGGTGGAGGTATGATATATGGGAGAAATTATCCGAACGTTACTTTTTTTACAAACATTTCAGCGACTACAAATGGTTTAACGGTTATAAATAACAACTTACCCACCGCTTATGGTAATGCGTTGGCAACAACAATACCAGGAACAATTAGGGCGGTAATCGGAAGTGGTACAGATATTTCTGGAAGTAACTTATATCTGGTAGGTGGTCTTGGTACAGGTACCGGAAGTACAGGAGATGTTGTGATAAGAGGAGCAAATACCGGTTCTACAGGAACAACATTAGCAACAGAATTAGATAGAGTAACATTTAAAGCGGATGGTCGAGTAGGTTTTGGTACACCAACACCTGCAGCCACATCAATCGTTGATGTTACAAGTACTACCCAAGGATTTCTGTTTCCACGGATGACAACTACGCAAAAAAATGCAATTACCTCTCCAGCCGAGGGACTAATTGTGTACGATTTAACATTACATAAGTTATGTATCTATACCGGAGCTGTGTGGGAAACAATAACAAGTTTATAAATATAAAATTAGAATTTATAATATGAAAAATATATTTTTCATACTGATGCTTATATTCAGCACAGTAACTTTTGCTCAAACTACCACAAAAGGGAACATAATTCCTATATCACAATCCGACACAGTTAAAGTACCATGCACAGTTCAGATAACGGTTCCCGATACGTCATACAAATACAATTTTGATACTGTTCAGAAACCATTATTAATAAATGGAAAGCTTACAGAAAGACCGAGAGCAGAGATAAATCCGCGAATCGGAAAATATCAGTGGTATATAAAATTTGATACGGTTTATACTCCTGTTTATATTCTTTTTAGTATAGACACATCGTTTTCATCACACTATGATATCACTAAAGGTTGGTGCGATTCTATCATACCAAAAGTAATAATCTCTCAACCAACATCAGTAGGATACTTTAACTATGGACGTACAACACTAAAGAATGTACAGACTCTTTTTCCCGATCTGAAAGGTGCAAACATTTCAACGGACTTATCTGAAATATGGATTACACCTGAAATGTGGAACTGGACATCACTCGATGAGGAACTTGCTGCTTGTAAAACAGGTGGTATAAAAGCTGGTATACAAATATTCACAGGCCCGAGTGTACCTGATTTCTTTTATCTGGCACCATATAACATAGCAAAAGTAAATACCAAAAAACCTACCGGTACTAATTCTGCGTTCCAGGAGACATTATATCCAGACTATATGAATCCAATCTATATGAAGTTGATGGATACTGCTTACAGGAAAATAAAGCAGCATATAATTGATGCTGGCTATGGTGATATTGTTGTGTATTGGAATATGGCTGAGGGATCAACGGGTGATATTAAACCATATAAAGCTGATCCGCTTGATCCAAAATATAATATTTCAGACGATCAGTGGAAAACTTTTAGATATAAATTGTGGGCGTTGATAAAGAGTATTTCCCCATGGCCGATCATTTTCAATGTGGGGAATGATTATTCAGACCTGGATTATGTAATGAAGAATTATCCAAACGACGGGATCAAAGAGGGTAATGGTGGTCACACGCCAATAGACTATGACGGTAGTAAAGTGACTGCTACAATCAAAAAACCCTGGTCTCGTACTGAGACTGATGGCTCCATGATGCAACGTTACTCTTCATACGATCAGCGAACAAATGCTGCGTTGCCTATGAAATCAATGGGTCTCGGTATAGATATTTTTTGCACCAGCATCAATGATGGAAACATTATCTCAATGAGATTATTCAATAAATATACTGTCGGCACCGGTGGAATCTCCTATATACATGATGCCATAGATGTTGCTGATACTATAAGGTTTCCTGTCGCAAAATATGGAGTGGTAGTAAACCCTGTAACGTTGGTCAATTACAATGCACAGATAAAGCTTTTACCTAATAATGCTAATGGACAATTTCTTAAATCTCAGTTATTAGCGAAGAATATCAACCCGGCCCGGCAGAAAGCAATAGAAGCTTTCATGGCACCACAGGGTGCGCTCAACATACCCGATAGTCTTAATAAAGACGATTACGGAGTTGATTTGCTTGCAGGGCCATATGAAAGAAGATTACACCTGGTTAATCCAGATGCTCAACAATCATACTGGAGAGTTGGGAATAGAACAGACAGTTATGGTCAATGGGCCAAGACTTTCAAGAACGCAATGTTCGTAGCCGAGAATCCGTTTACAACGGTTACTGTTACGTATTATGATGAATCGGGTACTATCACTATCGGAAACACTACGATAACCGGTGGTAACACAAAGAAATTTGTTATCAAGGATATCAAAGTAACCGGAACATCATTCACTATAAACAGTACATTGAAAGTGGTAATATTGGAAACAAACTAATATCAGATGTCCGGATTCACAGGATTAAACAGAAGGGATGCTGACGCATATTATAAATCGGTAAAAGCTGAAACATTTGTTTCGGCTTCTGTCGTTAGGGCCATGACTTATTACGGGGATGGTTCGGGACTTACTGGTATAAATAATACCAGTTCATTAAGTAGTTCTTATGCTCAGTCAGCGTCATACGCATTATCAGCAAGCTATGCTCTTACTGCATCATATTTTAATACGTCGAGTCTCGTTCAGATAATAAACTTTAATACATCAACCGGTAGTTATAAGACGGATTCTGCTTCATTTGATCTACGTATCAATAATGTTTACCAAAGCGAATCGAAATATTTGCTTACATCATCATATTTAACTGATTCGGCCTCATTTAATTCCAGAATATCCAACGACTCTTCTTCTTTGTTTTGGTTGAGTTCCAGCTATAATATTTTCACATCATCTTATTACATAGCAAGTTCATCACTTGATACTCGAATATTATCAACAAGCTCCAGTCTCAGATCAGTCAGTGCCTCGATTGCCGGATTAGTTTTCTCTGAAGTATCATCATCTGCTTACAGCGGAACAATTGCATATACTGCCACGGCTGCTCCCAGCGGTAGTACGAATAATACTTTTCAGTGGACAAGAGTTGGTAATATGTCATCTTTGGTTTTTAATTTAAGATATTCGGGACCAGGAATCGGTGTAACACTTGCGTCAATACCATTACCATCCGGTAGTCCTGTACCTTATGAGCCAGCAGGTTTTGGTACCGCCAATGAAGTATTGTTTTATGGAGCAGGTGGTTTTACATCAAATGTTACTAATCCCGTAGCAAATAACTCAAAGGTGGCAATAGCTGTAAATTCGGCTGATAACGGATATGTGATTCTTATATCCGGAGCAAGCACAAATGCGGTAGCATTTTATGGTACTATCACTTACCCAACATCGACTCCTATTGTTCTTCCATGATATTTATATACAAATACTCAATAAATGCCTTTAAATAAATCCAATATAGTTACTGGTAACGTTGTTTTAGCTTCAGACGTTTCTCAATTGATAAATGCTTTTACTCATAGTTCCAGTGTTGATCTTTTAGTATCAGGATCATTGACAATCGGTACAGGAAGTGTACAAGGAACTGATCAGGTATATATCAAGAGGAATTTGAATGTTGCCGGAGGAATTACAGGATCAGTATCAGGTTCAGCTACTTATGCTACCGAAGCAGTATTTTATGATCTAAGACTTTCGGGGGCTGGTATCGGAAAAACTTCTCTACAGAATACAAATATACTCAGTACAGTACTTGACAACGGTAAGAAGTCCATATATATTCCTTCAGGAGTTATGTATGACAGAGAAAGTATAGCCGATAATAAACTTGATGATGTGATTATATTTGATGGTAATAGTGGTAGTTTTTCTTATGGTACATCCACAACAATAGAACTACCATCAGGTTTAGGTGATTCTCATATTACAATGAGAGGATTTAAGAATGCAAAGAACGCGGCGTTGTATATCATGCCTAAAGGTAAATATCCAAACACTCCTTATCCAGGTGGTCAATATTCAGCATTAAAAATTGGGATGGATGATATTGAGAGTACGATCGCTGAAGGACAATTAGATTATAGAGACGGTGGTTTTTATGCGAATGATGGTGGTTACAACGGTACCGGTGTATATCGTATAAATTCAAAAAATCAAGGAAACTTTGCCGGAGCGTGGCAACCTATAGAGTTCACGTTCCTGAACAATACTTATAAGGCAATGACTATTGCCAATCTACAACCTCAGAATTTTAATGTACCTGTTGATCATAACGGTGGATTATTTTATAGTATGAGTGGGGCAGATCTATGTTATTGGTATTCGGGGCGTCCAACTACTACCGGTGAAATCATTGTAAATGAGTATTCATATTACAGAGCTACTACCACAGGAACTACCGGTGCGACTCGCCCTGTTCATACTTCCAGCATTCAAACAGACGGTGGAGTTAGCTGGTCATTTCTTGAGAATATGGCCCCTTCAAATAATAATAATCTGAGATATAGACCCAGAGTGATATTCGGAGATTATGGTGATGATGTACCTACTCATAATTATAGAAAAGTAATTGCAGAATTTGCTGAGGATGTTTTGTTCCAACCGTTGACAAATATAGTATTTTCTAATAGTTCTTTTGATCATAGCGGTAGTTTAATTACCAGATTAAATACTTCTTCACCTGGTTTGAGATTCCATGCTGATGATGATCATTATGCTGTGTTATCATCGTTGCAGTTTAAGCCTGTCGGTATTCCATTTGTGAACTCAATAGCATCTAAAATTGACGGTGCAACAACACAAGATGTCAGCGGTTCTAATGTGATATCTTTTAATGATACATCTGCTACAAATTTTACAGGATTTTTAAACGGTATCGGTGGCCAGGAAATAATCGCTAATTTCAACACCGCAAATACTACTCTTGTTGATTCTGTAAATTTTAAACTCGGTGGAAGTAATTTTAAACCGATAGCCGGGAGCTCCTATAAATTTTATATAGGTTCGTCAACTGTTTCTACTCTTGTGTCAGATAATCCTTCTGTTACCATCAGAAATCAATCATCTGCTATTCAATCAGCCAGTTTTAGTATATCAGGATCATCTTTTATAAGTGGAAGTTTAAGTATCAGTGGTTCTGCCGAAATAGCAAGTTTCTTATTATTGAAACCTTCAAATCCATTACCAACAGGACGATTAGGGATGATTGCGGTATCTGGAAGTTCGGGTACAGCTAAGCCATATTTTCATAATGGATCATCCTGGGCAGCATTTTTTTAATCGTAAGCTATCAATAACGATATTTTTCTACACATACCACATGATATTTATTTATAGTTAAATACACTTTTCCTCATAATTTTTTAATAATCAAATGACAGAACAAATCTTAAGCCCGGGTGTCTATTCATCAGAAATTGACCAATCATATATACCACCAGGTCAGGTCGCTACAGGTTTGGCTATCGTTGGCCCAACTGAAAAAGGTGCAGCATACGTTCCTACGGATGTGACATCTTATGCCGATTTCGTGTCTAAGTTTGGTACAAATACCGGTGAAACTTATGTTCCACAGGCTGTTTATAATTATTTACAAGCTGGCAGCACTGCAAAAGTTACCAGAGTATTGGGTAACGGTGGGTTTGTATTCAATACTACCCGTAAAGTAGCAGCAATTGTAAGCGGTTCTAAGATTATATCTGTTTTATTCCCTTCAAAGAACGACAATGCTGCAACCGCTGCACTGAATAGTTCATCTATACCATCAGCAAGTGCTTTCAATAACTTCGTACTCACATTAAGTGGTAGTCAGATTACTACAAGGATTATTTCAGCGTCATTGTCACCGACAGATAACAACTATTTGTTGAAAATGATTGGTACTGATGAGAATTATGCTACTTCAAGCGCATATCCTTACATACATTTTGCAAATTACTTCACAGGATCCGTTACACCGGCAGCTTCTGCCAGCGGATCATTGATATTCAATGGTTCAGCTATAACGTTCACCAGTTCATACGCTGAAGGTTACGATGCTGCTAAAACTCCGTGGATATTATCCGATAGCGGTGTAAGATTATTCAGATTTGTACACCGTTCACATGGGTTTAAGACAAATAAGGATATTAAGATATCCATTGCAAATATTTCAAAGAATACTGACTCAAGTATTTACTCAACATTCGATATTCTCGTAAGAGCATGGAACGATACAGATCGAACTCCTTCTGTAATTGAACAATATTCAGGTGTGAGTCTTGATCCGGATGCTGCTAATTACATCGGTAAGAAAATCGGTGACAAATATAGCGACTATGATGAGACTCTGTTAAGAGTTCTTGATCACGGTTACTATCCAAACATCTCTAAATACGTTCGTGTAGAAATAGACGGTGGAGTAGAAGCTGGTTCCGTGACTCCTAACCTTATTCCGGTTGGTTTCGAAGCTATATATGAACCTATTGCTGGTTTTTCAGGATACACACTACCAAGTGCTTCATTTGTATTCAGTACAACGAGCTCAACAACATATTCAGGTTTCAATTTCGCTAATAGCGACAATACAAACTATCTTAACCCAATCCCAACCGAAGCGGGTACCGGTAGTAACGTTCCTTTCACCAAAACAACGAATGAGAACAAATTTACTATACCGTTCCAGGGTGGTACAGATGGTACAAACTTCGCGGTGATCAAAAAGATTGGTGAAAAGATACTGGCTAATGGTACTAACGTATTTGGATTCGATTTATCGACAAGTACAACAGGTGGAACCGCAGCATATCAAAAAGCAATCAATATATTATCTAATCCGGAAGCATATTCATTCGGGTTGCTGACTTTACCAGGTATAATTGAACAATATCACTCTGCTGTAACTGCTCTTGCAGAAACAATGTGTGAAAATCGTACCGATGCTGTTTATATCAGAGATTTAACCGGGCCTAATGAGACAATCGCTACCGCTGTGGCTACTGCTGCTGGTCTTGATTCTAATTATAGTGCAACATATCATCCGTGGGTACTCGTTAAAGACATTGGAAGTAATAAATCAATCTTTATTCCACCTTCAGTTATCGTTCCACAGGCATATGCATACAATGATGCAGTGGCCGAACCTTGGTTTGCACCTGCAGGCATAGGTCGTGGTGGTCTTGGTGGAGCTATTGATACCAAATACAGATTGTACAAAGCTGATAGAGATACTCTTTACCAAGCCCGTATCAATCCGTTGATCAAATCCAATAACAATGGTGTATCAATATTTGGTCAGAAGACATTGCAAGTGGCTGATACAGCGCTTAACCGTATCAATGTACGCCGTTTACTCATCGCGCTGAGATCATTCGTTGTAAACGCTTCTAATGCGTTCGTTTTCGAACAGAATACCAACAATACACAGATCAAGCTGAGAAACATACTGAATCCATTCATGGAGAATGTAAAACAGAAGCAAGGTCTGTACGCTTACCGTGTTCAGGTCGACGATTCAAACAATACTTCGGACGTGATAGATCGTAACCAACTGGTGGTAAACATTTACCTGTCACCGACTAAAACGATTGAGTTTATACTGTTGAGTTTCTCTATCAACGGTAGCGGAGTGACTTTTAATTAAGATTGATATTTATAATAGTACAAACACAATAGAATGCCGATATTAGACCCTAATGAATTAGACAACACAGTATTTGATCCAATTCTTCAACACAGGTTCATCATGTATATTGATGGGATACCTTCTTACCTTATTAAGAAAGTCGGAGGTATTGGTTTTGATGACGGTGAGGTAGTTATAGATCATATTAATACTTACTTCAAAACCAGAGCTAAAAGGCGCTGGAACGATATTACCCTTAGTCTATATAACCCGGTTGCACCATCTGGTGCCCAGGCGGTTATGGAGTGGGCACGGTTAGGATATGAAGTTGTTACAGGTCGTGCTGGTTACGCCGATTTTTACTGGAAAGATTTAACTTTCAGAGTACTTGATCCCGTAGGTTCAGTGGTCGGCGAATGGATTATTAAAAAAGCGTATGTTAAAACATTTGCATTCGGGCCTGAATTTGATTGGTCTGCAGATGCTTTTAGTACGATGGAATTGACTATTGCAAATAGTGGTCAAATAAACAATTTCTAAGACATTTCCAAATTTTTATTTAAGAGTTCTACAATATTTATATATGTAGAACTTTTTTATTTATGCAGTTACCAACTTATCCTAAATCATATACAAAGTTTGTTGATGATACAATAAAAAAGGCATCAGATAACAATATAAACATACGAGTTACAGATCAATCTCTGGTTTATAGTGATCCTTCGGACCTTATTGGTAGTGTTGGGTATTTTTCATCAGATTTAAGAGAAATGGCTATTTCTGTATACGATAAAGACATTACAAAATGGATGGGTCTATTGATACATGAATCGTGTCATATGGATCAATTCCTGGAAGATAAAACTTTTTGGAACAGATGTGGACATGGTTTAAATAATTTTTTTGAATGGCTTGACCATAGAGTAGAATTAACACCGGGTCAAATTAAAAAGAGTAGGGAATTAGTAGTTGCTTTGGAACTTGATTGTGAAAAAGAGCGATAAAAAAAATACATAAATATAAACTCCCGGTAGACATATACCGATACAAAAAGAAATCTAATACATATTTCTATGGAATTATGTACTGTGAACTAAAGCGAAAATGGTATAATCGCATATATTCCAAATATGAAATATGGTCATTGGCTCCGGATCGTTTCCAAAGAAGTTATAATACTATACCTGCTCAAATGTATAAAGCGTTTGAACACTACATCATTTAACGATGGTTCTCTTTGATATTTATATATACTAATCAACAAATAATGAACAAATCCACTCTTAAAAAACTTATAGAGTCTCTTACCGATGAGGTGATAGCAGAAAAAAAACTGGAAGAAACTCCAAAGAAACCTTGGAAGGTAAATCCAAAATATACTCATTTCTTTTTATTGAAATCTACCAACAAGATTGTTAATGGATTTGAATATGGCAAGGATATGGATAAAGAAAGTATCGCATATTATGCAAAAGGAGATTTGAAAGACATGGATTTGAAGCCGAGTGAAGTCAGCGTACTAACAGTTAAAGGTTGTAAGCAAAAAGGTATTGATCCGTTTGATACAAATAACTGGGGTAGGGCAAGTGATCTCGACGAAAAAACAGTCATCTCATCAACAGATGGTACAGAAAAAACATTAACCTCAGACCAGAAGAAAAAGGTTCAGATGGCCGCAGACGGGGGTGACACTGTACAGATCAAAAAACGCGGTATGCCGCTGTCCGAGAATGAAATTGAGCCAGGCCAACCAACCGAAATCAACGTAGCGGAAGCAATCGATTCCGCGATATCATCATTATCTCAGACTTCAGAATCAACTGAAAACGCAACATACAAACGCTTAGCAGAAAAAACTCTCCGTATACTCAATACCGCTAAAGAAGCATACTCCAAGCTTGCAGAGAAAATGTCTCTGGATGAAGAGAAAGATTCTGATAAACACGTTGAACAAGTGAAGAAACATATCGGTAAGAAAATAAAAGATAAAAAAGATTTGGAACCAATCATGTCCAAATATCATAAAGTGGCAAAGAAATTATCATCAGTTACAAAAGACCCTGTAAAGACAGCGGACGCACTTTGGAAGCATATCCTAAAGGAAAACAAAGATATATAACGACCTGCTACCGTAGGAACACCCTAAACCTTCAACCACATCTTTAGACCGGGTGTGGTTTTTTATTTCAAAAAGTCTCTGCTTATATATTTATATATACAAAACAAATAAAGTATATGTCAGAGAAAAATCAGTTCGATTTTCCCACCCAAGTCTTAGATTTACCTTCCAAAGGTCTTCTTTATCCCGAAAGCCATCCCCTGGCATCTGGACAGATAGATATCGTAATGCCTTCTGCAGTCCACGAGGATATTCTTACAAACGCTGCTTATCTAAAGCAAGGTATTGTATTCGACAAATTATTAAAGGCCGTTATTGTCAATAAAAGCATTGATATTGATGATATGTTGATGGGTGATCAGGATGCAATATTTGTTGCATTCAGAGTGCTGGCTTTCGGTGGCGAATACGCTGTGAAGAAAGACGGTGAAGTATTCCCATGTGACCTTTCCAAATTAGACGAGAAAGTAATTGATCCGGCTATATTCATACGCGGTGAGAATGAATTCCCATTCTTCGCAGAATTATCTAAAGCTAGTCTCACATTCAAACTGCTTACTCGTAAAGATGAAAGAGCAATAACCTCTGAGATAGAAGGTTCTAATAAAGTTGCTTCTGCTTTAGCTGGCGACGTAACTACCAGACTAAAACATACCATAACATCAGTCAATGGTGACCGCAGTACCAAAACGATCCGCGAATATGTTGACAGAATGCCGATAAGAGATTCCCGTGCACTACGTGCTTTCATTAATACTATTACTCCTGGATATAATATGAAGTTTAACTATACCCGACCAACCGGCGATGTAGTGGAGGACATCGACATACCGATGACGGTTGATTTCTTTTGGCCTAAGTAAAAATTATCGTGATCAGTTCAGAGAGCAGATACTCAGTATTGTTGTCAATAGCAATGGTGGTATTACTTTCTCAGAAGCGTGGAATATTCCAATAGCTACCAGACGATTCGTTGTTAAATGGTTGTCAAACCGTATTGAAAAACAAAATGAAGCAGTCGATAAGCAGAAAGGAAATATGACCATGAAGGATATGATCGGTAAGAAACCGATGGTTCCAGACTACATAGCTAAAGCCCCTATCAAAAAGTAGGGGTTTTTGATATTTATATACAATGGCAAAGAACGCACAGGATATAGCTTTAGAAAAAGCACTCAGGGAGTCTGCACTATTTCAGAAATCATTAGCTGATTCTACCGACGATTTTAAGCAATTAAATCTTAATGCCGGTCTTACTGGCAAAGAGGTTGAAAACATTATCAGCCTTAGTACCAGGTCCAATAATCTGATGAAAGATACTATCACTTTGCAATCTCGTATCGGTAAAGAATATATCAAGATCAGTTCTATTGATAAAGAGATACTGAAATATAATGAACAGGCTGCTCAGATACAAGCCAGAATTCAATCATTTACAGCGGGTATTGCAGGGAATCAGACTCAGATACTTAATCTTGCCGATGAAGCTGTTCAGGATTATAAAGCTGTTGACGGTTGGAATAAGAAGATAGCTGAATTATCCACCGAAATAAACGAAGGATTATATTCCGGTACTATACTTCAACAAAAGCAAGCTGATTTACAACAATTATATTTCCAGGAAGCTGCGGCAAAGACTCGTCTTGAGAATCATCTTAAACAGGATGACAACGCTCGTCAACTAGCTTTCCTCGGATACCAAAAAATACTAGCAGAAGAGAACGCTACACATCTTGAATCACAGAAGGTCAGTCAAAAAGAGACGAACAAGCGTCTCGATATTCAAAACAATAAGCTTGGCTCACTCGGCGCTATAGTAAAAGGTATATCCAAAATACCGATACTTGGTAATCTTATTCAGACTGAAAAGATACTGGATCAGATGGAAGATAGTATTAAGAAGGGTGGTTCAAGATGGAAAGCTTTTGATGCTGGCATAAGTGCTACTTTAAACGAACTAGATAGAATCGCAAGCGATCCTCTTATCATTGGTGTAGTGCTGGTAGGTCTCTTTGCATCATTGGTAAAGGAAGCCTTCAAATTTGAAAAGAATATAACCGATACTGCTAACAGTCTCGCATTATCAAAGTCTACCACACAAGATTTATACAAAGGATTCCAGGATGTAACAGTACAAGGAAAGAAGGTTGTTGAGAACCTGGACGCCGCGTTCATCTCTATTACCAATCAGGGAAATGCATTAAATCAACTGAATGACGGATTCGGTACTTCTGTTCTATTTACAAATGAACAAGTACAGAGCCAGATCATGTTGACAAAGCAGATGGGGATGTCTGTTGATGAAGCTAATGCTTTGGAGAAGCTGGCGTTGAATAACAAGTCAACTACCAGCGACATACTCAAGAATATTCTCAAACAGAATGATGGTACGCTTTCATACAAAAAAGTATTATCAGAGGTTACCAAAATAAGTGGTCAGTTACTGGCTCAATATAAGAATAATCCAGAAGAATTAGCCAAGGCTGTAGTGCAAGCACAGAAGCTCGGTATTACATTAGAACAGGCTAAGAAGTCATCTGAGTTCTTGTTGAATTTTGAGTCATCTATATCAGCAGAATTGGAAGCTGAACTGGTTACCGGTAAAGCATTGAATTTAGAGAAAGCAAGATCATTAGCGTTGGATGGTAAAAGTGCTGATGCTGCTAAAGAGATGTTATCTCAAGTAGGACAGTTTGCAGATTTTCAGAAGCTGAATGTTATTCAACAAGAATCTCTTGCAAAAGCCGTTGGTATGACTACTGATGAGTTGACTAATTCATTACGCGAACAACAGACATTGAAAGAACTGGGTGTTCAGGATAAGCAACTTATTGCTGATAAACTAGAATTATACAAGAAGACTGGTGACTCAATAGCTTTACAGAATCTGCAGGCTGATATACTATCAAAAACAAACGGTGATATCCTATTAAAGAATATTTCTCAGGCATCACTTCAACAGAAGTTCGAAGAGAGCATGGAAAGGATTAAGGAAGTATTTGTAAGTGTGGCATCTGGGCCGTTAATAACTATTCTCAATGGCCTTGCAAAGATGCTTGAACATACTGAATTATTGAAAGGATTATTGATAGCATCTGGAGCAGCTTTAGCGTTTATGGCCACTAAAGCAATCGTAACTGCCGGAGCATCTATTGCAGCAGCATTTGCCATGGGTAACTGGGTTGGGGCTGTTGCAGGTGCTGTACCATTAGCAGCAGCGATAGCCGCAGGTACAGCTACTGGTGTAGCGGTAAATGACTCTGTTATCAATCCTCAAGGTGGAATTGTAATATCAACACCAGAAGGTCAGATCGTACCTAATAGAAAAGATTCAATCATAACAACAACCGACCCTAAAGGAATGTTATCTGGTGGTGGAAATAATAGTGAAATGATTGCAATATTATCTGAAATCAGAGATGGTATGAAAAGACCTGGAAATGTATATTTAGATTCTATGAAGGTAGGAACAGCTCAGGGTATTGCTTACAATGGTTACGCGTAGTACAGAATGATTCCAATTATAATCAGGATTGTAACGAAATTCATCCAAGACATAATTGACTCCTGTTTGATTTTCTCTTTACCATTTATCGCATTGGTTGTGTTTATAAATGCCTGTTTCAACGAACTCATTCCATATGATATGAGCCCAAGAACAACAAGTATAACTGCAATCACGTACAACATACAATGATAGTTTAAACCAAAAGTAGCTTTTTCTCATATCCAAATCAAATATTTATATAAAACAATAACACAATGCCAACAATATTAGAACTCCTTCCTTTAACCAATCTTGGTTATCACGGTGGTCAACCTGCACCTTTCGACCTCGGCCCCAATTCCACTTTACACTATCATTCCAGCCTGGATAACAATCCTGCTTTCGGTACATATAAAGATCCTTACCTGAGAGGTTTACAACCTACCAAACTGGGACCTGGTACGTTGAATCCTGTAAAATATCTGGATCATCCTCCTAAATAATGCCGAGTCTACGTGATCTGCATAGTAATCTAAGCAACCTATCATTTGGTAAAGATACACCAGGTGGTGGTGACAGTGGCCAACCGTATATCAAGCAGAATCTTGATACACATGCTGATTTCACTGGTCTCATAACAGAAGCTGCGGCATCTGCTACTGATGTATTGCGTATAACTAAATTCCTTGTTGATCCTAAACATGGTATTCCATTCGTAGCTAAACAGGTCGGTCTACAGTTGACCAACGTCAAGCTGGAACATCGTTCTGATAGGAAGACAGACAATAGTACTACCGGTCAAGGAGTTTTCAATAATGTCGGTAATAGTCTACTCAATGTAGCCAACCGTATTCAGAATGATCTCGGTACTACACGTATTTACACTCCAACAAATACACTTGCTGAGATAGGCGTAGTGGGTTTCGGTCAACATTTTGTTCGTCATGGGTTACTTCCTGTAATGGAAGATTCTGATAAGTATGAAACGATCGTTCGTGAAAATAATGATAACGGTAATAACCGACTGGTAAACCTCCTTGAGAAATTTGCTGACCCCTATCTACCAATTGAAATTGATTACATCGACAAATATAAGGGTGGCCCCGGATCAATACTTGGTATAGGTGAAACCACAATCAATAAAGCTAAAGATGGTGGTATTTCAGTAAATACTATCGCCAAAATTGACAACACTGAAGGTAAAAGGAAGGTTCTGAATGGTTTCATTCCCATCCCGGTACAGAAGCTTTTATTGATTAGTGACGAGGGTAAAATTGAAACACCTCAAATTCCAACCACTGCTCCCTCAAATGGTGTTGATCCCGGTACATACGATTTCAGTAAACGTGATTTCAGAGAGTATAAAAATCTAATGCTTAAACCAGGTCAAACTGAACTACCATCGACCGATTATGAGAATCTGAATCTTGAAAAACGTATTGGTATTGCGAGATCAAGAAAGAAATCAGAATATACACCAGATTACACTGTTGTTGTAAAAGATGCTGCAGATAGAATCAATCTAACCAGTCTCCAGTATAATAATCAACTGGAAGAAACCGACCTCAATTCAGACATGGTTAAATTCCGCATCAAAGCCATCGATAACGACCATCCAGGCTCAGGGGTTTACATGATATTCAGGGCATTCATAACGAATGTAGACAGCCGTACAGACGCTAAATGGAACCAATATGCATACGTAGGCAGGGGTGAATCATTTTATACCTACGACGGTTTTTCGAATGTATTGTCACTTGAGTATACCATAATTGCTTTGTCAAGAAGTGAGATGAAACCCATGTATCAGAAACTTAATTATCTGCGTTCTACATTGACACCCGATTATAAGAATAATAAAATGCGTGGAAACCTGCACGAGTTGACTATTGGAGATTATATCAAACAACAACCCGGTATTATCACTTCACTGTACTTCGGTATACCTGAAGAAGCCAACTGGGAAATAAAAGCCGATCCGATCAGAGATGCTGATATGAACACCTTACCAATGATGCTCAGAATTGGCATGAACTTCATACCCCTATGGAACTTCCTTCCGCACAAGTCAGCAGAAGCTCCTTTCTTCGGTATTGATGGCGATAAGGGTAAAGCCAACGACTGGCTCACTGGTTTGGATGCTCTCATTAAAAGTAAAAAACAATAATGTCCAGATACGACGGTATTAATATTAAAAACGATTCAACTGGCAAGAGATATCTAAAAGGTACCCGGTACCCGGACATACCGGCAACAGATAATGACCTGTATTTTATATCTGTTTACGGGGATAGCCTTGACATCATTGCATATGATTATTATAAAAATGCAGATGATTACTGGATCATAGCTATTGCCAATGGATTGAGATGTGACAGCAGGTTCATTCCAGTAGGGACACAGGTACGCGTACCACAAGATATTACTTCTATCAAAGCTGAATTTAACCGGATCAACGGAGTTCTCTAAATATATTTGGTTATCTCATAAGTTCTACATATCTTTGTATTCCTCATGTTCTATTACGTAAGAAGAAGTCCCTCGGAGCAAGACGAGGGCTTTTTCATTTAGAAGATATTTATATATACAATGTCGATTTTCAAGCAAACATTCAAGCCGTTTTTATGTCGTCAGATCAATGCACGTCAAGACCTGATGAGTATTGCTGGCACCAGGCCGTCTGAATTCCACCAATATACTACCGCAAAATCTCCTTGGGTAAGGATGCAATCCTTTGTGAATCACAATGGAAGCGACGCATTGGCCCGTAAATATGTACTGGAAGCTGGTACACTTATTCCATCACCGGATGATAATACTCAGTATTCTATGAGATATGGTATCGGTGCAGCGAATGCTGCTTATGGTAGTAATCTCGGAAACAGGGATTATGGGCTTATGCCGATGCCCGGTATTACATCAGTAAACATCAGATCAAAGAGCGCTTACGGATCCTTACGAGAGGCTACTATCAAGTTCATGTGTTGGGATAAAAAGCAACTGGAAGAATTGGAAATTCTGTTCATGAGACCTGGTTACGAAGTATTGTTGGAATGGGGATGGTCAATGTATATCGATTCATCTGTTTCCGGTGAATCTTACGACGCAAGACCTGATCAGGGTAGTGTGATTCAAAAGGTCAATATAAACGACAGATTTGGACGTGGATTGATCAAATCCTTTGATTCTCCGACGATCAACGCATTCCAGTCCGGAATTACCCAAGACGATATTTACGATAGAATCAAACGATACCAACATAAATTCAGCGGAAACTACGACGCAACACTCGGTAAGATTGTAAACTTCTCCTGGAACCTGTTACCTAACGGTGGGTATGAGTGTACAACTATTTTAATCAGTATTGGTGATGTGCTTGATTCTCTAAAGATTAACTCTTCCACCGGCTTAGAAATAATATCACAAAAGAATAAGGATTACAAGACTGAATTTGAATTATTGTTAACCGGATTGAAAACCAACGAGGTATTCAGTGCGTCTGGTGATTTAATACTGAGCGGTAAATTAAAAGGGTTGGACACTAATATACACCATTTACCATTTGTAAAGCAAGCACAAAATGCAAATGATGATGCTGGTAGTAATATTTATTATATTCAGTTTGCTTATCTGATACACATCTTAAATGAACGGTATAATTTGTTTGATAGTGACAAGAATAAATACATAAATATTGAATGTCCAGTTTATTCTAAAGAGAATAAAGGTAATGGTTTGTGTTTAGCCAGTGTTGATTCAATCAGCATCGATCCTGAAGTCTGCATAATTAAAAATCCAAATGCTACATTTCTGGTCAAAGACGGATTTGATTTATATAATGATTTTAAGGATAACAGAGCTATTTTCCCAGATAATTTCAGAGTCAGTAATTATGGTCTCGCTGATACCAATCCATTAAATTCTTTTTTATACGATGATACTACATTGGGTGTTATTGGAAATATATATGTATCGATTGATAAAGTAATATCCATTTATAACGATATGGCTCTGGATAATAATGGTTCTGTTATTTTAGCGAGATTGATATCAGCTATTACAAATCAAATGAGTTTCGCATTAGGTTCCATCAATGATTTTGATATATATGTATCAGATAATACTGCAGTTATTATAGATAAACATTACACCGAATTCGGCGCTGATTCAAGTTATAAATCAAAGTTTCAACTGAATCTCATAGGTAATAATTCTGTGATTAAAAATATGAGTGTTGTTTCAAAGATTTTTGCATCTCAAACCACTATGATCGCAATAGCCGCTCAAAACCGTGATAATATAGCCGGTATCCAGTCTTCTACAAATTCATATCTGAATAATAACATCAGCAGTCGATTAATAAAAGATAAAGTTGAATATTCCAATCAGAATAATGTCGATGAGTTAACTCAGAAGAAAAATATATTAATAAATAATATCCAAAATCTTGTCTCGTATGTCAATGAATATGTAATGAAAAGAGTATTGGTCGATGGTAATGTAAAAGCATCGTTAAACAGTGCTTTAAATAGCCTGATCCTTAAGATAAATACCGATGCCAATAACAGAGCGGTTGTTCCTATTTCTTTAGAAGTGGGTTTAGACGGTATTGGTGGTATTACGATTGGTGAGATTTTTACTATCAATCCAGACGCTCTGCCGAAGGAATATAATAATAAGAATATTGGTTTTATTGTAACCGGAATATCGCAGGATATAGTCCGTTCGGAATGGAAAACATCATTGACTACACAAGTCTGCTTATTAGATCAGGATGATCTTTATAAAAATAATTTAGGTATCGATAAAACATCATTTAAATCTGAGATAGCATCCATTATAAGCAATGAATTTTCAGCGCTTAACAGATCAATAGACTATTATAATATATTGGCATCATTCATAATGGATTACTGTCAAAATGTTTACCAGATAAGTCAGTTTAATGGAATAGCAGATTTACACTATGATGAAAATCGGTTAACTCAGGCTGCATATCGCGGTACTCCTAAACAATTATTAGCTACTTCAATTCAATCATCTAAACTTATCAATTTACAGTTAGGTGATTTCGGTAAAAGCTTAGCTCCATACTATAGTAAAAAAACAGGAAATGCTTCTGGATTGAGTGATTTTAATAGTTTGAATATAGGGAATTTCGATACAGAGTTCCGTATTCAAGCATTAGATTTTGCGATACATTACTCGGATAGTTACATCAATATGGTTGATGAAATCAAAAATAAATTTGATACTCAATACGCGGATATGATATCAGAAATAAAAGCCGGTAATGGAATAGTATCACCTTATCATTTTCCATTAATCGCTCCTAACTCCGTATTAACAGGTGGTACGTTGAAAAAATCAATATTTGATGCTAATAATTTACGTTTCTCAATTTATTTAACTACGCTTTAATGTACTACCCTAAATCCAAAATAAGCGAAGATCAGTATACATCCGGAAACCAGTTCGTCATGCTGTCGACGAAGAAGCCGTATAAAGGAAAATACTATGCTACGTTTGATAACCGGTATTTTTCAGGGAGCCCAACAGACAGTAATCCGTCAGAACTGCAGAAGCTGATTGTCAATAATACTCCAGGTACTACGAAATCAATGTATTTCAGACCGACCGTGACCGTGGAAGATATGAAGCGGGGATTTATCACCAGATACTTCATTAAACGCGTTAACAGCGGTGTAGACACGATTAAAGAGGTCTCTATTACTGATTACAATAAATTCAAGAGCAATCCACTGTATGTCGGTGTAAATCTGGAGTGGAAGATTACTGGACCGCTCTACGATAATAAGGACTCCAAAATACCGGTACACGGTATCATCGATACTAATATGCGTACAGTGAAATCTAAAGAAACGATAGTTCCAGGTCTCTCTATATATTTAGTTAATCTTGCTGAGTTCTCTAATCAGAATTTGTAGTCTCGATATTTTTCCGTAGTTTTGCTGTCAAATAAAGGTCATGAAAAAATATTCTGCAAAGTACTTAAGCTATGTTAAAAAATTCATAGGTTATACAATTTTATTTTTAATGGTATTCATACCTCCGTTTATGGTATTTAGGGAGACAGGGTTCATTGGGGTATTGGTAATGTACAGTACATGTGTATTGATTATGCTTATATTTCGTTTTGTAATATGGTTGATATCGTCTGAGTAATCGCGATTGTTATCGGATAATAAAAATTTAATTTGGAATACTCAAAACAATGAATAATTTTGTTCTACTTAATTGAGACGAAGGATCAACTGGATAAATTTTCCGAGTATAATTTAGACCGGTGTTTTTTAGAAGTCATTCATTTCAATCCTCAGTGTCATCATCTTATTTCCCCTGTGAGTCTGGTCTATTTAAAACCATTTAGATCCAGGGCTGGCTTCATATTCTGTATTGATCATACGGAAGGGTTTAAACTGGACATCAATTTAGTCTGGTCGCTAATATCAAAGAAAACCAATCAAATTTTTGTCAATGACGGTAAGAAAGCGTTTACTTATCCGTTACCACATGACCGCGTATTTTGCCTTAAAACAGCCAAATACCTCATGTCTGAAGATATATTGGATGAAAGTAAGTACAATACTGCTGCTCATTCATATTTCTATCAACGGTACCCGCTAAGACAAGACATAAACAGACTTATTCCCATTTCCAAGCATTATGAGAAATGTGAGAATATGTTTAAGGATATAAAGCTGAAAGATGAATGGTTTAAGTCGAAGTATTTCAGATTCTATAATCATATTGGAAACTATGTATTCAGTGAAATAGAAAGACAGGGTATTACAATAGATAAAGCTAAGCTGGATGAGCACTTTAAACTGAAGAATGAATCATTTTCTATAGACGATAATGGTAAGATTTATACTCAGTACAATCTCTTTACCCAGACTGGCAGACCCAGTAACAAATTCAACGGTATTAATTTCGCCGGCATGGATAAGAGTAATAGTAGTCGGGAGTTTATTGTACCGGGTAACAATGTATTAGTAGAGTTTGATTATTCTTCATATCACTTAAGAATATTATGTGAGATTATTGGTTTTGAATTCGAAGATGATGACATACACACTAGCCTGGCTAAACTTTATTTCAATACCGATGTTATTACTGATGAACAATATGAATCCAGTAAAGGAATAACATTTAAAATTATATATACAGATGCTCCTTTCAACGATTTTGAAAAAATTCCATTTATTTCCAAGATCAGAGAATTTAAAAATCAATATTGGGAAAACTTTCAGGAGAATGGTTATGTAAAATCGTGGATATCAGGTCGACCTATTACAAATATTTCTAATAAAACCCAGATATTACCATATTTGTTACAGAACTATGAAACAGAGCGCAATATTCTGATATTAAATGATTTGATAGCATATTTGCAAACTAAAAAAACCAAGCTGATACTTTATACTTATGATTCATTTTTATTTGACTACAGTAAAGATGACTCAAAAGCGGTGTTAAATGATATCGAAGAAATTCTGGAACATGGTGGATATAAAACATCTTGTACTTATGGGAGCAATTATGCTAATATGAAATCTGTTTGACAAACTTTATTTGATATTTATTTATGTACCGCTACTCTATTTTACCAGAAGAAATAAAAGGTTTGTCAAATAAATTATTTTGCACTTTCACATATCAGTCAAATTTGGATGACACCATTCGATTAATAAATCGTACATACGAAATATTGTTCGATAAGATATTTGTGTTTTCAGTAGCCGAATCCCAGGAATTGTTATGTACATATAATATCGATACTTCTAATATTTTATCCACACACATTATTCCTGATACCCTGATCATTCAACGTAAAAAAGATACCAATACATTCTACACGGTTAAGGCCCTGAACGCACTTATTACCGCTTTTAATAACGGAGTATTGGATCCACACTTCCGAATCAACTGGAACAATTACAAGAATTCTATCCTGATTACCAGAGGCGGTGAACTTTGCCATCTCGCTACCAAAATCTACGACGTAATACATATCCGTAAATAAAATAACTTCTCTATTATAGAACTTTTATTTGGTGATCTCAAATAAGTTCTATACCTTTGCACTCTACAATTCAATATTCTATCATTAAACAATCCAGTATTTTATGGCATTAGACATGTCTATTGTAAAGCAGCGTCTGGAACAGAAGACGCAGAAAGGTAACGGTAACACCTTCGAAAAAACCGATTGGTCTAAAATTTTCTTCAAACCTAAAGAGGGGGAACAAATTATCCGCATTGTTCCAGCCAAATGGAACCGGGATTATCCCATTAAAAATGTTTTCTTCCACGACAATAACATATTCAAGCGTACAGTTTACGCATTGAAGAACTGGGGAGAGAAAGATCCTGTTGAACAATTTAGAAAAGGACTCTATGAAGATGCTAAATCCGGTTCAGAAACAGCGTTGGAAAGTGAGAACTTAGCTAAAAAGATCAAGATAAAAGAGAGATTCTTTATGCCGGTGATCGTTCGTGGCCAAGAAGATAAAGGAGTTTTATTATGGGAATTTGGTTCTCAGACTGAGACAAAAATTCTGGCTTTGCTTGGTAAGAAAAAGTTGGGGGATATCACAGATGTAATGGAAGGACGTGATCTCGAAGTAGAAGGTGTGAAAGCAACTATGCAACAGGGTGCTAAGAATATTAACTATATTGAAGTAAACATTCTTCCGGATTCAGTAACATCTCCGTTATCTGAAGATGCTAACCTGGTTAAGAAATGGTTGGATGATCAGAAGGATCCGTTGGAAGTTCATAAGAAATATACGTTCGCAGAGATCAAAGAAATGTTCGCGAAGTACCTCGATCCAGAGGCTGCAGAAGCAGAGAAACAACCAGCACCGGCACCCAAACCTACATCAGCCGCTGTGAAGAAGTTTGCACCCGCTCCACCAGAACCCGAAGATGATGAGGACGATGTTACTGATTTGGTGCCAGATCAACCATTTGAAGAAGACCCCGAGGAAGAGGAATTACCCCCACCTCCACCACCTGTAAAGAAGGCTGCTCCAAAAGCTCCTGCTAAGGCTCCGACTGTTAAGTCCGAAGTAAAAGTAGCACCCAAGGCACCAAGTAAAGCAGTATCTGTTGCTGATAAGTTTAGCGCCGTGTTTGACGATGATGAATAGTAGGTATACCCGCAAGGGTATATCTCATGTGTAAACAGATAGAATTACACCCGTCCGGGTGCTTTAATAAAGGTCATGTATCAATTCACTTAAACAGAGTATGGCAAAGAAAGCAACAATTAAAGTTGCCAGCGCAGAAGAGAAATCTGCGAAGGCTGCTACTGGTAATAATATGAAGAAAGCTGTAGGAACGGCAATAGTTCCTAAGAAGGGTTTTGATTTAAATGATTTCAAGAAGTCTAAGAATCTTAATCAATCATCCGGGTTTAAAGATCAAGAATGGTTAAAGGTGTCTGAAGCATTCCAGGAAGCAACAGGACTACCCGGTATACCGGTAGGACATGTGGTTGTTATACGCGGCCATAGTGACACAGGTAAAAGCGCCTTGGGTATCGAAGCTATCGTAGCTGCGCAGAAAGCAGGGAAGCTACCGGTTCTTATAATAACAGAGATGAAAATAGATTGGAATCATATGAGGCTCATGGGTCTTGAATTCGACGAAGTTCCAGACAAGGAAACAGGTGAGATGCGGTATGAAGGTAATTTCATTTATGTTGATATTGAACAGGTCGGAACTATCGAAAAGATAGCAGGGTTCATGGGTGATCTATTAGATGAACAGAAGAAAGGCAAACTTCCATATGACCTGGTATTTTTTTGGGACTGTGCTGGAACTGTAGTCTGCCAACAGTCACTCGATTCAAAAACCTCTAATAATGAATGGGCAGCGGCTGCGATGAGTAGAAATTTTGGTAACTATATTGATCAACAGATAATAGTATCACGTAAATTATCAAGACCTTACACTAATACATTCATCGTCGTTAATAAGATCTGGATTGATAAGCCGGCAACTTATGGTGCGCTACCTACAATTAAAAGCAAGGGTGGAAACGCTCTCTATTCAGACTGTAGCCTTTGTATATTATTCGGTAATGTAACCAATGCAGGCACATCAAAAATTAAGGCTCAGAAGAACGGTCGAGAGGTAGAATTCGCTAAGCGTACCAAGGTGTCAATTGAGAAGAATCATATCAACGGTATAACAGCATCTGCGAAGATACTTGTTACTCCACATGGCTTTATCAAAGATGATAAAAAAGACGTTGAAAAGTACAAGAAAGATCATCGTCATGAGTGGTTGGAGATACTTGGTACCGGCGAGTTTGATATTGTGGAAGAGCAAGATGTAAAGGAAGACATCAGAGATGTTTTTAACAGTATTGAAGCTGACGATGAGTAAATATATTTAGATAACTCCACATATTATTGTTCGTCTATGATATTTATTATAGATGAAAGCAAAAAGAAAAGGAAAAGTCTATAAAATTACAAGTCCAACAGGTAGAATTTATATCGGTAGTACATATCAAACTCTATATCAACGATGGTACAGTTATAAGACATTACAGTGTAAATCTCAATCAAAGTTATACCGTTCACTGAAGAAATATGGCCCGGAGAATCATGTTTTTGAATGTATCTGGAGGGGATTGATTGAAGATATGTTCAAAATGGAACGAACATTCGGTGATTTGTATGAAGTATTAGATAAACACAAAGGTTTGAATCTATCCCTGCCAGGTTATGATGATGTGCCTGTTCTTTATTCTGAAGAACGATTACAGATAGCCAGAAATTGTTGGACTGATGAGAGACGGAAAAGTATGAGTATTAAATTTTCCGGTAAGAACAATCCATCGTTTGGTAAACCTTTATCGGAGAAGACGAAACAATTATTAAGCGAAGCATTAACTGGTAGGAAATCATCGGATGAAACTAAAGAAAAAGTAAGAGTGACATCAACCGGTAGAATAATGCCACCGCGAACTGTTGAATATAGTGAGAAGGTTTCCAAGATTCATTCAGGTAAAAAATATCCTACGTCGGTTGCCAATATAAAGAAAGCTTCTAATAAGCAAAAAACTCCGATTGATATGTTTGATATTAACTGGAATTATATTAAAACATTCGACAGCATGAGAGAAGCTGCTGATTTTTTAAACGATAGTCCAGCTAACATATGTGTATCATGTAAGAGCGGTACCAAAGTGGTGAAAAACCATCGCTTCAAATATGCACCCAAACCAGATAAACGAGAATCATTAATGCAGATCAATCATAAGACAGACGAAGTGATTAAGATATGGGATACTATTTCAAAAGCCGTCGAGACACTCGGTATATCCAGGCAGAACATTACAGGAGTATGTAATGGTCGGGGAATAACAGCTGGTGGATTTAAATGGAAATATGTAAATGAATAACATGAGATTAAATACAATATTGGCCGAAGTTTTATTGGAAATGATTGACTTGTATCAACTCGATGAACTTAAAAGTAAAGGTGTTGAGTATGTTATAAAGAGGGAGACTTCAAAAGTGATGCAAGTGTTTTTAACCTATAAGGGTAAAGAATATGAAATATATTTTAGTAATGTTCTTGATCCGGAATATCACAATGTTTCTTTTGGAAATATAGAGGATGTAGATGGACATAGAGTAACTAATGTTACTAAATTATTGAATGATCCTTCTTCCAAAGTAATAGTCCCGACTGTATTTGGGTTTTTAAAATACTATGTTGATAAATATGATGTGAAAGGAATTGAATATGATTTACATGGTTCCACGAGAGATAAGATTTATAATTATTATATAAATAAATATTTTACCGGTTACGAAAGGTCTGAAGAAAATGTACCAGATGAAGATGGATTAAAACTTATCAGATGGAAGAAAAAATAAGAGAATTATATAATGAATATGAATCAAATATTCTGAATTATGTAGGAACAGATCAGATGATTGATGTATGGTATTTTTTTGATATGATTATGCAAATAGAAAAATTGTTTTCAGTCATAATCAACGACGATGAAATGGATGGCCTGGATACCGTTGAAAAAATAATAGCGTTAGTGAAGGAGAGAATGAATGAATAAACACATCGTATGTTTCAGTAAGGGTCATTCATCAGCGTTGGTTGCGATAGAAGTCACCAGGAAGTTCGGTAAAGAAAATGTCATATTACTTAACCATGATATTCATCCTGATAAAGAAGAAGCTGATATCAAAAGATTTGGTAATGAAGTATCTGAATACTTAGGAATACCAATTACATATGCCAACTATAAAGATGTTACCAATCCAAATGATATACCGGATCAATTTGATATTGCTGTAAAAGAAAGTGGTTTTAAAGCGCCGAATTCAGGTGAAGCTATTTGTACGAGCAGACTAAAAACAAGACCATTTAATATTTTTCTGCAAAGATATTTTCCTGATGAAGATTGTATCATATACTATGGTTTTGATGCTAATGAAATGAACAGAGTTGCTCGACGTCAATCAATATTAGGAGCGATGGGATATCAAACAGATTATCCACTCGCTTTGTGGGATGAAAGAACCATATTCAGCACAGAAGAAATCGGTATCAGAAAGCCTAATACATATAGCCAATTCAAACATGCTAATTGTACAGGCTGTCTCAAGGGTGGAATGCAACACTGGTATGTCACATATTGTACCAGGTACGACATCTTTAAGAAGGCTAAAGAGACCGAAGAATACCTGGGCTACTCAATCCTCAGAATGATGAAGAAGGGTGTCATGCATCCATCACCATTATCCGAACTGGAACCAATATTTGAAAGGATGAAATGTGCAGGCATACCAGCATCCGAACATATACCGAAAGGAGAATTCGGTAAGTATTTAAAGAAATATAAAATTGAATCACTCGACGAAGCAAAACCATGTGAATGCTTTGTTTAAATTATTGATATGCAAGTAAAATACGCAATTACGTTTAAAGCGACCATCCATGTTGGATTAAAAATCCGTGATACCGGTGAGATACAAAGTATAGACAAAGCGAGAGCTATATGTCAAAAGTTTGTAGATGAGAAAGGTGAATGTGTATCGTTTACTCCCACTGAATACTTATATACAAATGGTAATGAACCGGGTGTGATCATTGAATTTATTCAGTATCCAAGGTTTATACGTGATGAAATAGTTATATGGGAAAGAGCTCTCATATTAGGCGAGACGCTTGCGGATGAGTTGCAACAATATAAAGTTACTCTTATATGTCCACGTTTCACTTACATGATTGATAACACAAAACTTTCTGAAGGTAAGTGACCAAACTCAATCTCCTTAACCTCTTTAATTCCATCACGGAAGAAACCAAACCGTTGAACCTGCAGTTCAATAGTCGTGTACTATTCATCGATGGAATGAACACCTTCATCCGGAATTTTGCAGTAATAAATCATATCAATCTTGCCGGTAACCACATAGGTGGTCTCACAGGCTTCTTAAAGAGCCTCGGCAGCGTTATAAAACAACTGATGCCCACTCGTGTCATAATTGTATTTGATGGCGAGGCTGGGTCTCAAAATCGCAAGTATCTGTTACCAGAATATAAGAGTAACAGGAACAATCAAAAGGTGATGAATTATAAGTCTTTCGAAACAAAGAAAGATGAAGACGATGCTAAGCTGAATGAGATTACCAGGTTGATGGACTATTTGAAGTTATTACCAGTCAACTGTATGTGTGTTGACAAATTGGAGGCCGATGATATAATCGGATACCTAAGCGGAAAGCTATACCGTGAGGAACCAGACTGCGAAATAACGATCATGTCATCAGACAGAGATTTCTTTCAACTTGTGAATGATCGTATATCAGTATGGAGTCCTATAAAACATATCCATTACAATACTCAGCAGGTACTTGAAGAGTTTGGTGTACATCCTGCAAATTTCCTTTTATATAAAGCTATACTCGGCGACTCATCGGACAATGTGAAAGGTGTTCATGGTATTGGTGAGAAGAAGATTTCTAAGATGTTTCCTCAATTTGTTGAACCCAACAGAATGATGCTCGATGAAGTCTTTGATCATGCTGAATATAACCAGGACTATGGTAAACTATTTACACGGTTGCTTGAAGATAAGCGTAAACTGGCCATTAACTATCAGATCATGAATCTTCATGAGCCCAATATCTCAAATGTTGACCTCGAAGAAATACATCATCAATTTAACCGGGAGATACCAAAGCTGCAGAAGTATGACTTCTTAAAGTTATGTGAGATTGATCGGCTTGGAGATACTCTTCCTTATGCATCGCATTGGATAGAACTTTTTTCAGTGCTTAATAATTATTAAAATATTACTATGAAACTTCAATGTCATTTAACTGTAAATAAGAATGGTAGCGTTCGCGTATCAAAAGGAAAACCCGATCTTGCCTGGGATGAGGTCAGTATAAAGATTAATCTTGAACTTCCTGATATATTATTTAATAAGCCTCAACTGGAAGCGTCTATAATAGTTCCCGAAGATGACGCGATACCGAAACAAATAGCGGTTGATGTGCAAGATAATATTATCAATTCCATTAAGGAGATTACCGGGATGGAAGTAAAACTGATTGTACAATAATATGAACAACAACACAAAACTCTTCGACCATCACTACGATGAATTCATACGGTGCCGGGAGGATCCTGTTTACTGGTACAATACTTACACGACAGCCGGTAAGAAGAATCCATTCAAGAAGAAAGATATAGAGAAAGCATCTACCAGATGGTATGAGCATCTATACGCACACAGGCTGTATAACAGGAAATAATTAAGGTCATGACAAAATCTTTGGGTCTCGGGGATAAATTCACTTTCGGAAAGTATAAACGACAGACCATTAAAACTGTACTTGATATTGATCCGAAATATCTCGGTTGGGCTATAGATACGGTGGAGGATTTTCATGTTAATAAGAAGGTTCTAAAGCTGGTGAAAGAAGCTATTGAAGATAAAGCCAAAGAATCACAATGGGATTATATTGATCAATGGGAATTATTTTAATAAAGGTCACGAAAAAAAGATAGGATATATAACATGACGATGAACAAACTGAGCGAGTTCGGACACTCATTCCAGATTAAGATTTTATATTCATTACTCAACGATAAACTGTTTCTGCAATCAATATCGGATTCATTAACATCTGAATACTTTGATAACGCAGCACATAAATGGATTGTTGATGTTATTATAAATTACTTCAGTCAATATCATACTAATCCAACTATGGAAGTATTGAAAGTTGAGATGAAGAAAGAGAAGAATGCTGTATTAAAAGAAGCAATCAAGCTTGAGCTTAAACAAGCATATACATCTACTGAAGATGATATCGAATATGTGAAAGAGGAATTTGCTAACTTTTGTAGAAATCAGGTGATGAAAGATGCGATCCTGATGTCTGCAGATATCCTTGAACAGAACGGTGAATACGAAGATATATTCAGATTGATCGGAAACGCATTAAAGTCCGGTGAACAAAAGGAAGAGGTTTACTATTACGAAAGAGATGTAGAATCGCGCTATACGGACGATGCCAGGAATCCTATTCCATTTCCATGGCCAACTCTTACCAATATTACTCAGGGTGGACCGGGTGGTGGTGATCTTGTAATTATAGTCTCGAATCCTAAAGGTGGAAAATCCTGGGGATGTGTGGCTATGGGTGCTCATGCAGCCAAACTAGGTAAAAATGTAATGCATTACTCCTTAGAGTTATCTGAAGCATATACAGCAAAGAGATACGATGCTTACTTTACCGGTATAGAAGTTGATGAACTTGACAAAAATGTTGATGAAGTTAAACGAACTGTATCGGAATTCTCTGAACGTATACGTATTAAGAAATATCCACCCGGCAGGACCACACTGACAACTATTGAGAAACATTTGCGTAAGCAGAAGAACCAGGATGGCTGGGAACCAGGTCTTATTATCATAGATTATCTCGAAAAACTTCGTAATGTAAAAGACAGGAAAGATAAAAACGAGGATGCTGGTGACGTATTTACAGATGCTAAAGGATTGGCTGAGGTATTAAACGTACCGATTGTTTCGCCTGCACAGGCTAACAGAACCGCCTCGGATATTGATATTATTAAGGATAACCATTTGGCTGGTACCTACGAAAAATTTATGATAGCAGATATTATCATGACAGTTTCGAAGAAGACCAATATTTGGTATATGATGGGCAACCGTTACGGTGATGATGGTGTTGCATTTAAATCTTCTTTTAACCGTAGGAATGGTCACATTGTAATCGATTCGAAACCATACGATGAGAATGCTATGGAAGAGGAAGAAGAAGAATTTAAAAAAGAAGTTAAAGGAAAGTTCATGCGTATAAATCAATAATAGCATATCATATATACCATCGAAAAAAGTTACCAACAAACATTTTTCTTTCAAACATTTCACACTATTTATATACCCGGCAAGATACTTCGTCGGGGTATTTTTAACACTATAAACTACGCTTTTACAGGATGTATAAGGATATCAAAACTCCATGGGGAGAAATCGGTTATATAACATACAAAAGGACATACGCAAGAAGAATAAATGATAACGATATCAATTCGAGAACGGAAGAATTTAATGAGACGATAGAGAGAGTAATAAAAGCATGTAAGACACAATTAAAAGTAGGATTTACCGAAACTGAAGAACAAGAGTTAGGTGATATATTGATGAACCTGAAGGGTATGGTGGCCGGTAGATTCTTATGGCAATTGGGAACGTCTACTGTTAAGAAATTGGGATTACCCTCATTACAAAATTGTGCTACAGTAGTAGTAGATAGTCCAATCAGACCATTTACCTGGGCTTTCGACATGCTGATGCTTGGCAGCGGTGTTGGTTATAATATTCAGAAAGAAAATGTATATCAGTTACCGAAGGTAAAGGGTAAGATAAAGATTGAAAGAAAGGATGTAGCAGATGCTGATTTTATAGTACCTGACAGCCGGGAAGGGTGGGTGAAACTCTTGGGTAAAGTATTGAAGGCTCATTTCTATAGTGGAGAAAGCTTTACATATTCCACTATGTGTGTTCGTGGTAAAGGTGCTACTATTAAGGGGTTTGGTGGTACGGCATCTGGGCCTGAAGAACTGTGTTGGGGTATAAATGAAATACACAAGATACTTAACGCTAAAGCTAATAAGAAACTCGAACCAATTGACTGTCTTGATATCATGAATATTATTGGTCAGATTGTTGTTGCCGGTAATGTTCGCAGGTCTGCACAGATAGCTATAGGTGACAGTGATGATATTAAGTTTTTGAAAGCGAAGCGTTGGGATTTGGGAAGCATCCCTAATTGGCGTTCTATGAGTAATAACTCGGTTGTATGTGAAAATATACAGGACTTACCAGAAGAGTTTTGGGAAACATATAATCAGGGTGAACCATATGGTCTTATCAATTTAAGACTCAGCAGACTTGTCGGTAGACTCGGAGAAACTCAATATCCCGATCCGGATGTGATAGGGTATAATCCATGTGCTGAACAGAGTCTCAACAACTTTGAAACATGTTGTTTGGCTGAGATATATCTCAATGCTATAGAATCAAAAGAAGAATTGTTCAAAGTAGCGAAATATCTGTATCGTATATGTAAGCATTCACTGGCTTTACCTTGTCATAATAAAGAGACAGAGGTAATCGTCAATAAGAATATGAGAATGGGTATAGGAATCACCGGTGTTTGGCAGGCAACAGACGAACAAAGGTCATGGCTTGAGGAATGTTACGTTTATTTGAGAGAGTTTGACAAGCAATACAGCGAAGCAAACGGATTTCCTCCGAGTATTAAAATTACTACAAGCAAACCATCTGGAACCCTCAGTTTACTCAGAGGAGTTACACCCGGCTCCAATGTTTCACCTGCAGGCCCGTGTTTCATCAGAAGAATCCGTATATCATCAGGTTCACCTCTTGTAGAGATATGTCGTAAAAATGGTTATAAGGTAGAATTCCAGCGGAGATTTGATGGTAGTGAGGATAGAACTACTGTTGTTGTAGAATTTCCATGTCGTATTCCATCTTATACACCGGTTGCTGAAAACATATCTGCTATAGATCAGTTAAATATGATTAAGAATGTTCAGCAAATATGGTCAGACAATGCTGTATCAGTTACTGTTACATATAAGAAGGAAGAACTACCAGGCATTAAAGAATGGTTGACAGATAATTATAGAGAAGGTCTTAAAACTGTATCATTTCTATTGTATCATGGACACGGTTTTGACCAAGCTCCATATGAAACCATTTCAGAAGAACAATATTTAGATATCATATCTAAAGTAAGACCTATAACTTCTGTAGAGGTTAAAGAAGATGATTTTCAACTGGAAGATTGTAGTTCTGGTGCCTGCCCAATAAAATAAAGTTCTACAAATATTTGTTTTATTAGAGAACTTGTCTTAGCTTTGCATGAAATATACAAATAAAGGTCATGAAAGTACTCAATCTATTAGATAGTGAAAATTCATCTATTAATTATGAGAAGAGAAGTTATCCAGACGGACAACAGGATATCATAATTAAAACCGATTGGGTTGGCCCGGTACAGATAAGCTCCAGATTTAACAATTTCAGAGATTTGGAACTTATCATCTGTGCCACTAAAGCGCTTAAAAATAATGGTGTTACACAAATCCATCTATTCATTCCTAATATCCTTGGTGCCAGGTCAGACCGCAAATTCCAGAAAGGTGGCACCAGCTATCTCCGCGATGTCGTTGCTCCTATTATAAACGCACAAAACTATTCCTCAGTAGAAGTTATTGATCCACACAGTGACGTCTCTGAAGCGGTGATAAATAATCTTATCAAACGAGACAATACTTCACTTGTAACATTTGCTTTGGAAGCACTGAATCTTGGATGTTATGAATCAGACAATTGCGATTGTGAAGGATATACTTCAGATCAATTTGCGTTGATATCTCCGGATGCCGGAGCACTTAAAAAAATATACGATGTAGCCCAGGCTATAGATTATAAAAATGATGTTATCGTAGCATCAAAGCATCGTGATATTTCTACTGGAAAAATATTATCAACACAGGTACCTCTTGTTGCAGGTGAACATACTCACGATACATTTATAATCATTGATGACATCTGTGATGGTGGTCGAACGTTTATTGAGATATCTAAGGTTATTAAATCAATGCGTCCACAAGCTAAGATTTATCTCATTATCACACACGGAATATTCTCAGGTGGATTGAAAGTATTGGATGAATGGTTTGATAATATATTCTGCACTAATTCAGTGAAAGACATTGATGCTGCTTTTATTGGTCATGATAATGTCAACAATGGTGTGATGCTTACTATGAGTAAAGTAGGATTTGTTAAACAGTTAAATGTATTCTAATGTATAAAGAAATTGAAGGTAATTTGATTACACTCGCCAAGTCTGGAGCATTCGACGTAATCGCTCATGGATGTAATTGTATGTGTCGTCAAAAACGTGGCCTGGCACCACAAATGGTTAAAGCTTTTGGAACTGATTATTTTCCATTAGAAGCACCGAGGTATGCGGGTGATATTAATAAACTCGGTCAGATTGATTGGCAGCAGTTTGCAAATCTGGGCAAACCTAATTTCTTAGCTGTGGTGAACTGTTACACCCAATACCATTGGTCAACAGAAACAAAACCATTTGACTATGATGCTTTCACTCTCTGTATGCGTAAGATGAATCATACGTTTAAAGGAAAGCATATTGGTTTACCGGCTATCGGAAGCCACCTTGCCGGTGGTGACTGGGATACTATCAAGCTTATAATACAAAAAGAATTTAAAGACTGCGATGTGACAGTCGTATTATATCAACCATAATAAACAACAAAAAATAAAGGTCATGAACCCACTATTATTAGTAGATTTTTACAAGCCACATCACAACCCGATGTATCCGGATGGAATGACAAAACTCAATTCCAATCTCACTCCGAGAAAAAGCAGGATGAAAGGTGTCGATAAGGTTGTTGTATTCGCTATACAACACTTATGTAAAACTTATCTTATCGACGCTTTCGATAAAGAGTTTTTCAATGTACCATGGAGTAAGATTCGCGATGAATATTACGAAGAGATAAAGATTGATCTCAGTCATATTGAAAGACTTCACGAGTTGGGATATTTACCTATTGAAATCAAAGCTTTACCAGAAGGATCAAGATGTCCAATTGGTGTTCCTTTGTTAACCATTACCAATACTCATCCGGAGTTTGCATGGCTCGTAAACTATCTTGAAACACTTATCAGTTGTACCCTTTGGCAACCGATCACATCTGCTACAATAGCATATGAGTACAAGAAATTACTTACAAAATATGCGATTGAGACTACTGGTAACGCAGATGGTGTACAATGGCAAGGTCATGACTTCTCTATGCGAGGTATGTCATCAGTAGAGTCTTCTATTTTATCCGGTATGGGTCATCTTCTGAGCTTTACTGGTACAGATGTTATCCCAGCTATATATCAGTTGAAAAAAAGCTACAATGCGGCAGGTTTGATCGGTGCATCGGTGCCAGCATCTGAACATAGCGTGGAGTGCATGGGTGGAGAAGGAAATGAGAAAGATTCAATCCTAAAAGCATTTAGATTATACAAGACTGGTATCATTTCAAAAGTTATGGATACCTGGGATATAACTAAAGTAGCTAAACCTGAATCGGATGGTGTCTTATTTCAAATAAAGAACGAAATAATGAGTCGAGATGGGAAACTTGTTATTAGACCCGATTCCTGTCCTAACAAGCGAACACCTGCTGATATTATATGTGGTCACGATGATGAATTGACCGAAAGAGAAAAGCAGGCGTATTATCCAGAATTCTATAAAAAAGGATTGGTTGAATGTTTGTGGGAAATATTCGGGGGTACTATAAACGATAAAGGTTATAAAGTCCTTGATTCACATATAGGTGGTATTTATGGTGATTCTATAACCCTTGTTTTAGCCGATGAAATATGTGCAAGATTGAAAGCTAAAGGCTTCGCTTCTACTAATATTGTCCTTGGTATTGGTAGTATGACATATACTGGTGGTGAAACATCTCCGGGAAACCAATATTGGATCACCAGGGACTTGTTTGGCTTCGCTGTAAAAGCTACATACGGTGAAGTACTTGAACCGGTATCAGTAGTAGCATCTGCAGATGGTGCTGTACACAATCAAATGGTATCAGTTGGCCGTGAAATATTTAAGGATCCTATTACAGATGATGGTACCAAGAAAAGCGCCAAAGGCTTACTCCGCGTTAATGAAATATTAAATGCAGACAGTCTCGGTAAACTACATCACTCTACTTATCAGTTGAAAGATCAATGTACCAAAGAAGAAGAGCAAGGTGGGGCTTTACGAACTGTATTCAAAGACAGTAAAATGATCATAGAAGAAACCCTCGACATGATCCGTCAACGCTTAGCTAAATGAAAATAAAAGACATATCCCTCAACAATTTCGCTAATTACGCTTCAGTATCCGTATCCTTCGATGAAAATGTGACCTACCTGGTCGGTAAGAATGGTGGTGGTAAATCCACACTCGGTATCACTGGTGTACAATTCATCTTTGAAGGTATATCCGAGAAAGTAGCTAAAGGCACATCACCAATCATCAGTGAAAGATTCCGTTTCATAGGCCCTAACGGTGTTACCGGTAAAGGTGAGATGACTCTATACGATGAAAAGACCGGGTGGGAAGTAAAGGTGCTCCGTAAGCTTACCAAGACTGGTACCGAATTAAAGTTCCAGGGACCTGATACAGCCAATCTGAATCAACAGTGGCTTACCGATCTGTTCAATCTTTTTTTAATAGCTCCAAAACGCTTTACGGAGCTCTCTCCGAAGGGTCAGGCGCTGGCTATAGGTATTGATACTGCTGGCATAGATAATGAGATCAAAGAGCTTAAAACAGAGTATACGAATATCAACCGCGATTACCGTAATCTGGGCGAACTGACACCGGTGGACTATGCTGAGAAGGTAGACTTTGCTGACTTGTCGAAGCAAAAGGATGAGATCATTGAGTTTAATACAGAACAGGGTAAGAAACAGGAAGCTATTATTGCAGCTAAGGATCAGATTGCGTCCTTAGTAACAGAAGCTGATGATATAGTAGATGAAATCGTTCGTCTTAAAGCTAAACTGCTTGTTGTTAGGGATAGCATCGTGTCTACCGAAGCGGCTTTAGCTGAATTACCCATACCGGAACCAATCAAGCCTCTCGATGACATCAACCTGCAGATACAAAACGCATCAGATACAAACGATAAGGCTGTTGCATACCAGAAATATATCGAGAAGAAGCAACAGAAGGATGATACGAAAGCGAAGCTCGATACTAACACCAACAAACAAAAAACCAAGGAGCAGGATCGCATAGATTACATCAAATCATTGAAGCTCCCATTCGATAATCTCAGCATAGATGATGAAGGTCAACTACTCATGGATGGTAAGCTTATCAAAGAACCGTTCTTCAGCACCGGTGAGTTACTAAAGACCATACCAGTACTCATATCCTCTCAGAATCCAAAACTCAAATATGTATTCATCCAGGATGCAAACCTGCTTGATGAAGATAACCTCAAAGAGATTGAAGCATACCTCACCGGTAAAGGATACCAACTCGTATTCGAGATGGTCGGTAAGGCTAAGATAAAAGATAAGACAACTATACTGCTGAAAGATAATAAAGTGGTTGATGATTATGAAGAAACTAAAAATATATTGAAGTGAGTGATACAGATAAAGGATTAAGATTAAACCAAGGTAAAGCACGTCATGATTTATTTGAACCATTCGCTATCGATGAGGTGGCCAAGGTTTATACAAAAGGTGCTCTGAAATATGCTGATAATAATTGGAAAAAAGGGATGAAGTGGAGTAAAATGTTGGCGTCACTCAAACGTCATATTACTCAATTTGAAAGCGGTGAAGATTTTGATTATGATCCGGACTGTCCACAATGTAAAGTTGGTACATGTGTCAATCATACCGGGTTATATCACATGGCCCATGCTGCATGGAACTGTTTATCATTAATTTCTTATTACAAAATATATCCACAAGGTGATGACCGGGGGCATCAATATTTAACTCATCCAAAGATAGGGCTCGATATAGATGAAGTAATATGTGATTGGGTTACCGATTGGGTTAAACTTTATGATATTCCAACTCCATCATCATGGTTCTTTGACAGAGATATTGTAAAGCGTTTTGATAAGATGAAGAAGGATGGAAAGCTTGATTCTTTTTATCTCAATCTTAAGCCCCGTACTAAACCTGAAGACATACCATTCGAACCTCATTGTTATGTAACATCCAGACCAGTATCAACCATTATAACCGAATTATGGTTGGAGAGACACGGATATCCTGCAAGACCTGTCATCACTGTACCAGTTGGGACTTCTAAGATAGATGTGCTAAAAGAAGCGGGTGTTGAAATATTTGTTGATGATCGTTTCGACAACTTCGTTGAGATCAATAAAGCTGGTATATGCTGTTTCCTATTCGATGCTCCACACAATCAACGATATGATGTTGGTTACAAAAGAATATATAGTTTAAAAGAATTGATATGAACCAATACCTCAGTAAAGAACTAATCGTAGCAGCCAAGAAAGAGAACAACTGGATGGCTGGCCATGTACGCACACTACACAATTTCGGAGTGTGTGGTATGGTAGAAGATACACATCTGATGCCAATACTTAAAGCATTCCTTACCGCGAATAAAATACCGTTTGAATCAAACAACCGGATGCTACTATGGCTTCCCGATATCAAGAAGTCTTTGAGAGACTTGTTTAAACAAAAGTAATATGATTGTAAATTATAAAAAGATAAGAGAGGTACCCGATCCGGTATACTCCACTGAAGGTGCTGCATGTTTTGATCTGTATGCTGCCGAGCAACCTGTGTGGGATGATGAATATCATTACTGGGAATTTAATACCGGTGTTGTTATAGAAATACCTGAAGGATATGTTGGTCTTTTATTTCCAAGAAGTAGTGTATCGAAGACCACTTTAATCTTGGCTAATTCTGTTGGAGTAGTGGATTCAGATTACAGAGGTGAGATAACATTTCGCTATAAAAAGATTGGTAATGGAGATGTATATAATTTATATAATAAAGGTGATCGTATTGGTCAGATGATGATCATTCCTATACCGAATATTACACTGAACCTTGTTGAAGAACTATCGGAAACCGAAAGAGGTACCGGTGGTTATGGGAGTACCGGGAAATAATAATTAAAGGAGGACAACATTTACCAAGCAATTTTCTACGATTACCAAAACCGCGTCTGCCATCTTCGTGACTCAAATGAAGGGTGGCAGCATTTTTCATATCAGCCAACGTATTATAAACTTCATCCCAACGGAGAGTTTCCAACTCTTGATGGAAAGAGAGCGAACGCTACTACCAGGTACAACAAAGAAGATCCTGAGTTATATGAGAAAGACGTAGATATTAATCTTCGCGTACTTCTTGATATCTATAAGGAATTCGACGAACCCCCGGCGTGGCATAATAAGGTATTCTTAGACATAGAAACAGAAATGGGTGGTGGTATCAACAATGCTTACTGCGCTAAGGCTCCTGTTAAGGTTACTGCTGTTGCTTTATATGATGATAATAGCAAGGAATATTTTGTATATGTGTTAGATGAGGCCGGAATACTATCATCATCAGTCAAGAATAATACAAATGTTATTCCGTGTAAGACTGAGAAAATATTACTGCAGTCATTCCTAGATAAATGGATCGAATTAGACGTCACCGTGTTGGTAACATGGAACGGAGATAGCTTTGATATTCCATATTTGTACAATCGCATGAGACGTGTTTTAGGGCAGAATAAGGCCAATCAATTGTCTCCGATAGGTATAGTCAAAGAAGATCAATTTGACATCAAGGCCCCCTTTAAAATAGCCGGTGTGAACAGTCTTGATTATCTCAGACTCTATCGCAAATTTATTCCCAAACAACAACCGAGTTATGCTCTTGATGCAATTGCTACTGTTGAAATCGGTAAAGGTAAAATCAAATACGAAGGAACGCTTGACAATCTGTTCAGAACCGATATTGATAAATTCATTGCTTATAACGTCAATGACGTACAACTGATCGTAGAGATAGATGAGAAGAAGAAATTTATTGACCTGGCCATAATGGTATCATCAATCGCACACGTACCTTATCATTATGTTTATGAGACATCGAGAATATGTGAAGGGGCCATCATGTGCTTTTTGAAAAAACAAAATATTGTAAGCGTTAACAAACCTACTACCACATTTCCGGAACTGAAATTTAAGTTTGAATCGGAATCAGAAGATGACGAAAAATTCCCGGGCGCATGGGTACTTGCTCCGACCCCGGGACTTGAGCGCTGGGTACTGGATTGTGATCTGGAATCATTGTATCCGTGTATAATTAAGAACCTCAATATTGGTACAGAAAGTTACCTTGGAAGAATAGTAACAGAAGACAATGAAGATATATCATGGGGTCTTGATGATATCAAAAATCGCGATCCATTATCGACTATACAGATAGAATCAAATGATGGTAAATATAAGTATGTCACTATAAGGAAACTTATATCTCTAATAGAAGAAAATGATATACTTATCTCTCCAAACGGAGTTATGTTTGATTCATATAAAATGTCAGCGGTATGCTCAGTAGTGAGTGAATGGTTTACGCTTAGAAAGACATATAAAGGTAAGATGATATCTGCCGGTAAAGCAGGTGATCATAAGATGGAAAAATTCTATGATATATGGCAGGCTGCTATTAAAGTTTGTCTGAATGCGATTTACGGATCCCTGGGGCTCACAAGTTTTCGTTATGGTGATCCAGCTAAACTTTTGGCCATCTCAGTAACCATGACTGGTAGAAGTGTTAACCAGGGTTCTATCAAATTTGCAGAAGATAAATTCAACAAGGAACTTGGTGCTAACCATAAGTATGCAGTTATGGCTGATACAGACTCGGCCTTCTACAAATTGGAAGATATATTATTGCATAGACATGCTGATCTTGATATGTCAGATGATGAAAAAGTAATGGAGAAAATAAGACTCATTGCTATTGAACTACCTAAAGAAATTAATGAATATTACCTTGATTATTCCAGGAACAAATTAAACCGAAAAGGAGAGCAATATTTTCGTACTAAGTCTGAGGTTATTTATAAAAGATTATACATATCAGGTGCCAAACAATATGCTGCATACATGGTGGAGAAAGAAGGTATTGTTAAAGCTGAATTTTCTTTTGTTGGACTTGACTTCATAAAAAGCTCCTACCCCAGGTTATATAAAGAATTTACTCAGCAATTGGTGAAAGATATATTATTCGATAAACCTAAATCGTATATTGATACATGCATATTGGACTTCCGTGAGAAGTTCAAAACATTACCACTGGAAGAAGCGGCTAAGCCAACCGGTATGAATAAAAATTTAAAAGATTATATTCAAAGAGGACCATCTGCAGGTACAATATTCAGTACACCGAAGAAAGGAGCGCAGGCACATTTTAAAGCGGCCTTCTATTATAATGACCTGCTGAATTTTAAAGGACTGGCCGATAAACATTACCCTATTCAAACTGGTGAAAAATTTAAGTGGGTGTATCTGGATACAAATAATCCTTATAACATTGATGTACTTGGATTCAATTTAGTTGACCCACCTGAAGAGATCATGAAATTCATTCGAAAATACATGAATAGAGAAATGCTGTTTGATAAAAATCTTGTGAACAAACTGCAGCGCATATACGACAATTTAGGTTGGGGTACCATTTCATATAACAAGAATGTTAAGCGTTTCATGAGGTTTGTGTAGACTTTATAGAGAATTAAATTTGGAAGGTATCTAATAAATACATACCTTTGCATAGAACTATTTAATATTGAAAATAATGAGTAATGATCTCGAAGTGACGGAATATCAACATATCTATGAAAAGTTAGACGAAAGAATCACGTTCTTACAAAGTCAATGGTCGTATTATTCAAAACCGAGAAAGATATCTTGTTCGTTTTCAAACGATGCTCATGTTTGGTATAAATCAATACCAACCAGATTATTAGAACTTGAATATATTTTGAAAAATATTCTTTAATAACTAAATACCTGTGACAAAATCCGTACTCCTCTCGTCCATAAAGCGTTGTTTTCTCGAACTTAAAGGTGTTGACGATTATTATATCAAGTGGCACGTCGAAGACAGTAAACTAAGCTTCAGTGCATACGTAATTGCATTCGGTTCTTCTACAGTATGTCAGCTATCACTACCAGGTGTGGATTTAGCCAACCTCAATGTGATAATTCGTAATCCTAAAACATTCCTCAATCTGTTGAACATCGCTGAAGAAGAACTCCAGTTGAAATTCAGTAAGAAGCATGATCATAAGATGCAAATAAAAGATGCATCATTTGAACAGGACTACATTCTATGTGATCCTACTGTCATCAACGTACAAACTCCGATAATCGACGAACCTCTGTCATACGACATGGTAATAGAACTTACTACCGATTTTGTCAATAAGTATCTGAAGGCAAAGAAGGCCAATGGTTCTGAGGTTGTATCGGTGTCTATCAAAGATCGTAAAGCCACATTTGAGCTGGGTGACAAACATTCCAACAAGAGTAAGTTCTTTGTAGAAGAAGATGGTATGTTTGATATGAAAAAGATATCATTCTCATCGGACGTCATTGAAGAAATATTTCAACGTAATAAAGACTGCACTGGCAGGATGTTCATCCATTCAGATGGACTCATGAAGATATATTTCAAAGAGACTATAGGTTTATTCACACCGGAAGTTACATACTTCTTAATCGCACTTGATAAGTTATGACATTCCACGTAACAGGCTCCATATCTATCTCGGAACCAGTAAAATCTACTCCAAAGGTTTATGACTTCTGTAAAGACAATAATATAGAATACGGTCATGACTGGAATTATGATGAAGGATTAGCATGGACTGAAATATATGTTGATGATCACCTGGTATTTCAAGTTGGCAATAACTGTAAACAAGAACAATTCATCGAACTTGTTCTTGCTCTCGAAAAAGACTTTACTAATAAGGAAAATATTGATATACCGGGTGATGATTTTTGGTTTAGCATTGGAAGTAAAAAAGTATTCAATGCATTCTTAAAAAAACACGGACATCTATTTCACAAAGTGTGATTCAATTCTTCAATTTAATCAGCGAATATCCAGGCACCACATATTTTATTGCACTGATCATTTTAATACTCGCAGCAAGATTACGTATACGTAAAAAATAGTAGAGAACTCTAACAATGGTGAGAAAAATAATAAGCTATGGTGGTGGAACTAATTCTACCGCTATGATCATAGGTTTACAAAAGCAAGGGATGGTTCCGGATCATATTTTATTCGCTGATACCGGTGGTGAGAGACAAGCAACTTATTCTTACATATCATATTTCAGTAAATGGCTTAAACAAAACGGGATGCCTGAGATCGAGATAGTGAAGTACAAAACAAAAGATGGTATTGAACTCACTCTCGAACAGGATATTATCAATAACAATACATTACCGGCTATAGCTTTTGGATTTAAAAGTTGCAGCGATAAATTCAAGATAAGACCACAGTCAAAATTCATAAACGAACGTTATAAAGGTGATGAAATTGTGCATTACATAGGCTATGATATTGGTGAATCTCGACGCGTGAAGGATAACCCTTTAAAGAATCATACCAATCTCTACCCATTAATAGAATGGGGATGGGATAGGCCAAGATGTGTTGAAGAAATATTATTATCTAAACTATGTTTACCCGGTAAGAGCAGTTGCTTCTTTTGTCCGAGTATGAAGAAACCCGAGATACTTACATTATCAGACGATGAGAAAGAAAGAGTGAAGTTCATCGAATCCAATGCTAAAAACAAGGTTGAGTTGAAAGGGCTTGGTAGACAATATGCCTGGACCGATTTAATAAATACTCATGAAAAAGATAATCCTCAGTTTGAAGACGTAGAGTTGTTTCAGACACCTTGTGAATGTATAGATTAATCTACAAACTAAATTTGTTTATATAGAGAACTTAGCATACCTTTGCAGTTCTACAATAATTTAAAATCCAATATCCTATTCTATGGCTAAAAGGCTACGTGCAAAGCACGACAAAATCATTTTAAAACCGGTTGACAAAGAAGAGATACACGGTGGTATTATTATACCGGATACCGGTAAAGAGAAGTCCAACTTATACGAAGTAATCGATGTAGGCCCTGGCCGCGTAAGCGAATTATCACCCACTATGGCTCGTATTCCAATGGAATGTACTGTTGGAGAAATAGTATCAGTTAAGAAGGCCGTTGTTACTACAGTAGAAATAGACGGTCAGGAATACGGTATATGCCGTGAAGTGGAATTAGAAGCTGGGTATACAGACGATGAAACCGAAGAAAAACAATAATTAAAAGATGATAAAAACACAGACAGGATTAGCACTAAAGAATAAGCTTTTCGAAGGAGTAAAAATATTAAGCGACGCAGTAAGCTCAACGCTGGGGCCAAGCGGTAAGACAGTGATCATCCGTAAAGACGATGATACTATCCAGATAACCAAGGATGGTGTAACAGTGGCTAAGAGTATCAATAAACTGGAAGATCCGATTATGTCGATCGGTAGCGACCTGGTACGTAATGTTTCCATAAAGAGTGGTGATAAGGTAGGTGATGGTACCACTACATCTGTAGTTCTCGCTAAAGCTATTATCGAAGAAGGACTGAAGTCTATTCAGGCCGGCAGTAACCCATCTGATGTGAAGCGAGGTATTGATAAAGCTGCAGCCGCAGTCGTGAAGAAATTGAAAGAGATTTCTCTCGATGTAACTGAAGAAGAGATCAAACATGTTGCATCCATTTCAGGTAACAATGATCCATCCATCGGCTTGATTATATCCAGGGCGCTTGATAAAGTTGGTAATGATGGAGTAGTTTCTATTGAGACTAGTAAATCAGGTGTGGATGAACTGGAAATTGTCGAAGGACTATTATTCAATCGTGGATTCAAATCACCATATTTCGTTACAGATCATGAACGTATGGAAGCTGTGCTACACGAAACTATCGTACTAATATATGACGGAGTACTCGGTATAGATAAACAAGTGATCAATGCACTACAATATTCAAATGCTCAGAATAAACCATTACTCCTTATCGCAGAAGATTTCTCATCCCAGGTACTGAGTATCCTGGTAGTAAATAAATCACGCGGTAGTGTAAAAGTATGTGCTGTAAAGGCACCGGACTTCGGTGATCGTAAGACAGCGCTGCTGGAAGATATCGCTGTGTTAACTGGTGGCACTGTACTCAGTAATGCAAAAGGTCACAAGCTCGAGAAGATGTCTGTGGAAGAGTTGAAGACCCATTTCGGTGAATGTCGTCTTTCAACCATTACAGCCGCAGATACAACAATCGTTGACGGTAAAGGAAAGAAAGAAGATATCGAAGCGAAGATGCTTGAGATTAAGAAGCAGATTGATAACGCTGCGTCAAACTTTGAGACACAGAATCTGCAAGACAGATTATCCAAGCTTACCGGTGGTGTAGCCATTGTGAAAGTGGGTGGATTGTCTGAGGTAGAAATGAACGAACGGAAAGACCGGGTTGACGATGCACTCCATGCCACCAAAGCGGCTATTGAACAGGGTATCGTTCCTGGTGCAGGTATGGCACTCATAAATTGCATAGATGCTCTTAATGAGGCTGATTATACCAATCGTGACGAGTTACTCGGTATGGAGATCGTTAAGAAAGCACTGTACTCTCCATTTATCACAATACTCAAGAATGCCGGCGTAGAAAACTATTACGAGATACTTAGCAAGATTCAATCTAATATGGGTGGAATACGAACAATAGGTTCAGACACAGACTATGATAAAGGTCAATTATGGCAAGGATACAACGTCAAGACATCCCAATACGTCGACCTCTTAAAAGACGGTGTTATCGATCCTACCAAAGTCACTCGCACAGCCATTGAAAATGCAGCAAGTATGGCCGGTGTATTTCTTACAAGTGATTCATGTGTGTTTCCAGTTGAGGAAGACAGCAAAGCTGCAGAGCAATATGATATGTCACAGTTTGGATGGTAACATAATGCCAATACAAAATGATTTTCCTGAATACAATATAAACTCATTTGAAGATTTAGATAAGATACTCAATGAAAACAATGTAGATGCAATATTGGCAAACCTATGTTTATCAGTACGATTCTTTTTACATGTTAAAAAAAGGTATCCTGATCTACGATTCAATGGATTTCATTGGATTGATGATGGTAAGGTTGACATCCTCCCACCTTATTTGATTGTTGATGAAATAAAATCGGAATAATATGGATTATAAGAAAGCACATTTATTTCAAGAATGCGTTCCAGCGGAACTTGTGTATGCTCCATATATTCCTTTGACCACTACACCACCTATCCATTCAATATCAGATGAGGAACGTGAATACCGGGACCAGGAAAACAAAGAACTCGACGCTGAATGGGAGAAGACCAAATTCATTAAAGTGAAACTTGAGATCGACCACGAAGAAGCTGAGAAACGGTACCGGTATGACTATGCTAATAATGTCGATGGATGTGCTGACTGTTACCTATCATATAACCAGTGGCTACAGAATAAGGAATATGAAGCCATTCAATTTTACATGAAAATATGTCTATGAGTAAACCAATATTGGTCACGAGATTCCGCATGTAATTGAGCCTGAATATCTGGTTAGATATAATGATTATGTTCAAGAATCAGTTAAAGGTTACAACCATATAATACTCCGTGACAATTCAGTAGACCGCATTGAATTTGAAGTATTCAACGTCCAGGGTTATCCTCAGATAGATTTCAATTCACTCAAAGCTAAACTTGAAACATTATTAAATGAGCCTGATAAGACTTCTTACTGAAAAACACAGTGATACACACGAATATGGATGTGTACTACTTAATGTAAAATTTCCTGTCATGAAGAAGATTCATGATGTCATCGCTCCGGAGGACCTTTATGAGGAGACCGGAGATCAAACGTATGGTCTGGAGACGGATCCACATATTACACTGCTGTACGGTATCCATGATGGTGTACCGGTATCAGATGTGAAAGACATCATAAGTAAATTCACCTTCTCAAAGATCAAAGCATATAATATCTCAGTATTCGAAAAGGAAGATTATGATGTACTGAAATTTGATATTAAATCACCTGAGCTCAAACAGGTCAACAAAGCGTTGACTGAATTACCATATACCAATGATTATCCTACGTATCACCCACATTTAACGATTGGATATCTGCAACCTGGTGCCGGTAAGAAATATATCAAGGCAATGAAGAAACTGGAGATTAATATCAATCGGATGTTATGTCCGATGTACAAGTTTTGAAGATAGATAAAATTACAGACCCAAAATGTTATAATACTGCTGAAAATCTTATTCAATATTATAAAAACAAAAAATGATCAATAATCACAATAGTCTTTGGGTGGAAAAATATAGACCGATTGGGTTGGATAATTATATAGGTAATGATATCATAAAATCTCAGGTTGAAAAATACATTGTAAAGAACGATATTCCTAATATTATACTACACGGCCCCACAGGAACTGGTAAGACAACATTGGCTAAACTGATCGCTGCTAATTTAAGATGTGAATCATTATATCTAAATGCTGCATCAGATAACGGAATAGAAATAGTAAGAACTAAGATCAAAGATTTTGCTTCAGCAGCAGGTTTCGCACCGCTAAAAATAATCATCTATGATGACTGTAATCAGAATCTAACTGTTGATGCACAAAATGCTCTTTTACCGTTAATAGAGCAATACTCAGCCAAGACTCGCTTCATATTTACAACCAACCATCTGGACCGTCTTATTGAGCCATTGCGTTCTCGCTGTAAAAGCGGTACATTCGAAGTACTACCACCATCAAAGAAAGATGTCAAGATCCAGCTTGCTACAATCCTTGAAAAGGAAGGTGTGACCTTCGACCCTAAAGACATCACTGCTGTTGTCAATAAATTCCATCCTGACATCAGAAGCTCTCTGCTAGTTCTACAAGAATCTGTAAATAGTTCCAATAATATAGAACTTAAATTTGATAATCTCAGTAATACTTCATACCTTTGTTCTCTATTAGAGATTTTAAAGTCCCCCGGCAAGGATGCCTGGAATAAGATGAGACAGATAATGATTGATTGTGATACAGATTATTCAGGTGTGTTCAGCTTTCTTTACAATAGCGTAGACGAATACTCCAAAGGTAAGCCAGAAGAAATCGTTCTTGCGATAGCAGAGGCCCAGCGCTGGCATCCTACGGTACCTGATAGGGAAATAAACGTCGCAAGTCTTTTATTATCAATATTAAAAATCATAAAGTAATTGTATGGCAGAAAAATACCGAATCAGAGAAACACATCTTAATGGAAAGCCATTATTTGTAGCAGAGAAGCTTGATGAGAATCGTTTTAATAAGGGATGGAGAAAATATCTCTATTCTGAATACGAAAATAAAGAATCTTGTGAAGAAGCTATGAAGAAGAATATTGCTCGGGAGATAGCCCTTTACAGCGTGTCACCAACCGACATCATTCACGAATTTAATTACTAATACCTATGCCAGAATATCGCGTACTCGAAAAACAATATCCTAAGTCTCCGTCACAATATTTTGCTCAAAAAGGAGAAGGAGATAACTGGGTAAATATTTCAGAGCCAAAGTCATCATATAAGAAAGCCGCTGATGTTATCACCGCTAAACTAAATAAGGGTGGTTCCAAAGAGGTCATTCATGAATATAATTCACCTCAACCGAGGCAACTGTTAGGCTAAGCAATAAAGGTCATGTTAAATAAAGGTCTCGTTTTTAAAATCCAATAAACCAATAAAGGTCATGAGTCAGCAAATTAATGTCCCTCTGGACAAGACATCCGGAGTAGTGTGTGAAGAATGTGGAAATGATACTTTTACATCAGCAGCACTGCTTCGTAAAGTGTCGAAGTTCATTACCGGCGACAGCCAGGACGGGTTAATGCCAATACCGGTATTTCCCTGTCTGAAATGTAACCACGTAAACGCAGAGTTCATACCAATTGAACTACGTACAACTTACGCGGAGGTAATCGAGTAATGAGTCCTTTTGAATTCGTCAAAAGTCTCACTTCTCACAAAATTCCATGGGCATCTTTTACGCCTGCGGAACGGAAGTCTTTTAGTCCTTACATGACTAATCGTATACTTTCTATGAATCCGGAGTGGATCGAGTTGGTTAATCACGTTCAGAAGCATTCTAAACTTCCTCCTGAACAACTATATTCGATCTACTTCAGTATTCTTCCAAAAGGAAACTACTTCTCACAGTATCTCAAAGCGAGCAAGAAAGATGCCAGACAGGATCTACACGCAATAATCTCCAAACATTATTCTGTTTCTCAACGTGAAGCAATTCAATATTGCAGCATTCTATCTCCCGATGCTATCAGTAATATTCTATCAGCATATGGATACAATGAGAAAGAAATCAAAAAACTGATGAAATGATTGATGATGCTATAAACATACGGCTGAAGGACTGCCAGGTAGAGCTTGAACAAGCTGAGCAGGCGTTATCTATACTAATCGAAACGACTAACGTTTACGACGATGAAACTGCTGCACAGCAATGTGATCATCTGTTAATGAAGATCGATATGTTGTCCGGTGAGCTTGAGTCTATATTAAATTCAATTGACTAATCCATATTTTATGAATACACAAATTTCCGTTCTCTTAAATGAGATCATAACAAACATTGATAAGGTTAATAATGATGAACTGATTTTTACTTTACAGTCAGGGGGTTCAATATCGAATGTATCATAGTCAAGATTGCTGTGAATCTGTTTCTATTGAAGACATCGATGGTGACTTACAAGACTTGATTGGTTCACCGATAACTCAGGCGGAAGAAAGTACTAATGGTATTGATAAGCCAAATGAATATAGCGACAGTTTTACCTGGACATTTTATAAACTGGCCACTGTTAAAGGCTATGTTACCATACGCTGGTTAGGGGGAATCAAATGGATACTATTCCGAGTCTGTCGATTTCGTGGAAATAGGTTCTAACAATGATTATTAATGAGAAGAAAAATATTCGGTATACGCAGGGATGACTGGTCATTCATATGGGATTGTATCCAAGGCTTTTTTACACTTTGGGTATGCGTTCATTTCTTAGGATTTGAAGATTCAATGATGATCTTTGTTATAGTAATATTATTTCAACTGAAACGTCTTCGTCCCAAGGAAGAATCTTCATTTACCTACGAACAAAAGAAAGAACTCACCAGTATCATCCGTAACGAAGTAAACAATCCACCGAAGGATAAAATCATATAATGAAGAATCATTCAAGTCTATCTCAGCATATTCAATCTTTTGTACGCGAAGCACCCGAAAAAGCTAAGAAGATATCATTCACTCAGCTTAGCGTATATGAACAGTGTCCACACAGATGGTACCTGACTTATGGTAAAGAACTCTTTCCATTTACCAGTACAATCGATACCGTATTCGGCACAGCTATGCATGAGACTCTGCAGAAATATTTAGAACTGTTGTTCAACGATTCAGTCAAAGCATCCGAGGAATTTAAAGTATATGAATTCCTAAAGGAACGTTTGCTGGCCAACTACAATATTGAATTTGAAAAGAATGATAACCAGGACTTCAGTACTGCTGAGTTACTCAATGAATACTACCTGGATGGTTGTGAGATCATGAAGTATATAAAGCAGAATAGAAAATATCTGTTTGACCATGTAAACGAAGAACTGCTGGGTATTGAAATCCCATTGATGGTACCGGCGCTGGAAGGTAACGATACATTTTATTTTAAAGGATTCATCGACATAGCATTTCGGGATAAAGTAAGCAAGACCATACGTGTTCCCGATTTCAAAACGAGTGGTAAGGGTTGGGGTGATTATCAAAAGAAAGATGAGGTAAAGATGGCCCAGGGTCTTTTATACAAGAAATATCTGTCCAAACAGTTTGATATACCCGAAGACGATATCGAAGTATCTTTCATGATACTGAAAAGGAAGCTATGGGAGAACTCTCAATATAAACAGTCCAGAGTCAATACACACATACCGGCTCAGGGTAAGAATAAGATGCTTCAGGCTACTAACATGCTTACAAAGTTTATTCATGCTACACATGAATGGGATGGAAAAATAATCCACAAAGATTATCCAAAGAACCCTGGTAAGGTATGTAAATTCTGTCCATACGATCTGGACCCCGTAAACTGTAACAAGAGAAAATAATTTATCGTTTTAGTCTCCATCATGATATTTATATATACATATATAATCATTATGAATTCAGACCTTAGACTCACCAGCGTAAAATTACATCCAGATATCCAGGAACATTTCAAAATGGATGCATTGATACGAAAATTCACGTTACAGCAATTGGTAAATCGCAGTATGCATCTGTTCGTAAACAACCCTGATTTCAGAGATCAGATACTCGGCTACAACGTACTTATGAGCAGCGGCTCACTATAACATCTATCAACAAAATAAAGGTTATGATATTTCTACTTATATATCTCGCAAGCGCATTAATATGCAAAGGTGTTACTAAACTCGGGTTTAATAGTAACCCGGCAATGAAGATCGAGTTTATGGAATCAATGGAAGGTACCGGTATCAGCGCCGATAAAATGATCAACATCATATGTCTGGCACCACTGGTTAATACCGGATTAATTGTCGTATGGATATATCTGATACTTGACAATATATTCAGTAGGAAATAATCTCAGACACAATAGAATAAATATATGAATCAACAGGAAGGATATTTGCCAAAAGAGCAAAGGAAAAATGTATTGCTTATATGTGACGATATAAGGTTCAGTACGGGGGTTGGCTTTATGGGTCGCACTATCGTATTAGGATCAGCACACAGATTTAACTGGACGATAATTGGTGGTGGTGTAAACCATCCCGATGCCGGTAAACGACTCGATATGTGTGGTGATACGAATAAGTTATTGAACATGACAGATGCTAACGTGGTTATGTTCCCATTCAACGGTTATGGTAATATAGAATTTGTCAGAGAGATCGTTAAACATGAGAAGATAGAAGCAATATTCTTCATTACTGATCCCAGGTATTACGATTGGTTATTTAGATCGGAACATGAATTGAGAACTGGTGGCCCTGGACGTAATCCTGTGAAGCTTGTGTACCTTACAATTTGGGATGATGAACCGGCACCATTATACAATACTCCGGCCTACAGATCATGTGATGGACTGTTATGTATTTCCCGTCAAACTGAATCTTTGGTAAAAATTGCGCTTGGTAAGTACGCGGATTCTAAATATATCCGGTACATACCACACGGTGTAAACCCTAACCAATTCTATCCGATAAACTCTAATCATCCTCAGTATCCGGACTTACTAAAATTCCGTCACGATATACTAAAGGGAAAAGAGTATGACTTTGTTTTGGGCTTTAATAGCCGCAACATTCGACGCAAGAGTATTCCCGATACATTACTTGCTTTTAAAACGTTTCTCGATATGCTGACCCCGGAACAGACCGCACGATGTGCATTCGTTCTGCATACTCAACCAGTAGATGATAACGGCACCGATTTATATGCGGTACGGGAGATGTTATTCGGTGATAAACAAGACCAGATCATCTTCTCTGATCTACGGGCTCCGGTAGAGTACATGAATTTCTTATACAACATGTTCGACGCCACGATACTTTTAAGCAGCAATGAAGGGTTTGGCCTCAGTATATTAGAATCAATCATGGCGGGAACTCCCGTTGTAGGAAATGTAACCGGTGGTATACAAGACCAGGCCAGGTTTGAAGATCATAACGGTCGCTGGATAACCTTCAACGAGAAGTTTTCAACCAATCATTTGGGCCGATACAGGAAGTGTGGTGAATGGTTCTTACCTGTATTCCCTTCCAACATAAGCATTCAGGGAAGCGTTCCAACACCATATATCACAGATGACCGAGCAAGTTTCTCAGAAGCCGCAGTGAAGATATATGAAGTTTACTCTATGACACAAGAACAACGTGAAAACAGAGGGCAATCCGGACGAGACTGGGTAATGTCCGATGAATCAATGATGAGTGAAGAAGCTATGTGTAAGAACGTAGTGGAAAGCATCGAAGATATTCTATCAGACACATCAGTAAGAGAACGATACACAGTTCGTAAAATAGAGCCCAGGTCCCTAAAATATTTATCACATCCAATAAGCTATTAATTTATGATCACAATACAAGATTTCACAGAACAATTATCACGTCGTAAACCAAATCGATCTTTCGTGTACGCACTCGAAATGATAAAGCTTCACGATGACGAATTGGACGAAGACTATGATCTTCCAGATTATGCTTTCAAATCACCATTCAATAGTAAAATGTTGATGAAGGTTTCAGGTAATATGGAACTGAGACAGATCAAACCGAAACATTTTCCAGAGTACGACCTGGTAACCGGCGGACAGATACCGGTAGTGTTTAAACTTAAAACTGTAAAGGAATAATTATGAAAGGAAGAATTGAAGGAAACGACGTTATTATTTCAAAGGGCAACTTTGAGCATCTGCTTAATTGTCTTTGCAATCAGAAGTATTTACCGTTACCGGAAAAACAATCTGGTGTAGAAATAGAATGTCAAAAAGCTATTGATAGATTTTGGAAAGAAGGTGTGAATATTTTGAATACTATATCAGTCAAAGAACAAAAATGTGAGGAAGACATTCAACCAAGACCACCATTCAAACAAGCACTGACCACACTCATCAATCAGTACAGCAAAGAGAATGATAGTGATACCCCGGATTTCATTCTGGCCAAATATCTGACTGATACACTGAAAGCTTTTAATAAAGCGACGAACAGGAGAGAAGAGTGGTATGGGGGTATCTCAGTTGAAGAACAAATATGTGAAAGATTGAGTGAAGATATCATAAGTCAAATGAACCGGGTCGAAATGAAAGACAATAAATATCATAGTGGAACGGTAACAACATCCTCATATCCCTATAACGTAGAATTTACAATATCATATGAGTCTAAATAAAATTTTAGAAGAAACGGTTCACCCGGCCTACCTGGTAGACATTGATACTATAGTAGATGAATACCCTAAGCTGAAAGGTTTATCTGAAAATTTTATATACGAATATTATAGAGGATACTGTGATGAGCAAATGTTATTGGAGTTTGTAACACAAACCATATCCAAAGACAAAACTCTATCAGAATTGAAGAAGAGATTTAACGGAGATTATAAAAAAGCGTTTGAAGGTGATCCTAATGTAAATGCGCTCAGTATAGTTTTTGATAATTTACAGCAGACTAATATATCCGATATTAACAAGTACATGGATTCTTTTGGATGGTACCCTGCGTATATAAAAGATTTCAATAAATACAATGCTGAGAATCTTAAAAAGAATGTTGTATCCGGGAAAGACATTGAATTAAAGTATGAGGCTAAATATGATGTTGAGATAGATTTTAAAGGAGATTATTTATATCATGTATCTCCCGACTTGAGATTTACAAGAATTGGTCTAAAAGGCTTGACGCCTAAGAGTGCTTCTAAAATTGCTGCTCATCCAGGACGTATTTATCTATTTGTAGATAACCAAGATTTGAATTCGGAGATTGAATCACTTTATGATAAGGAAGCACCTGCGGTACAAGAGAGAATAAAGGAATATAAAATTCTTCAGATAGATTATAAATCACTACGTGATAAGATAAAACTTTTCGACGATCCTAATCATCCGAAAGCCGTGTGGACTTATAACAATATACCACCAAAGTATATTAAAGTGATAGACGATTATTTCATTAATTATTGATAATTATAACATGACTAACAACAAGGTAAAATTGGTTTTCTCGGGATGTCAAGATACATTTTCAGGGTATGGATTTCGCTCGAAAGATTTTCTAAAATCGTTGATCAAACTCAAAGGTGAAGAATACGACATCAAGGTTTTGAGCCAGCGCTGGGGCCAAACACCATTTGGATCACTCAACCCGGCCAACCCTGCAGACAAAGCAATCATCGATAGGACTATTCCTCAACTCACAGAGCAACCAGACATCTTCATCATGTGTTCAGTACCAAATGAGATGCCTCAGCAACGTGTTGGAAAGTACCTAAATTTGATCGTTACTGCCGGCGTGGAAACGTCCATAATGCCAGCGGAACTGATCCAGGGTGCCAATAACGCAGACCTGGTAATCGTATCCAGTGAACATGCTAAGAAGGTATTCGAATCATCTACGTTTGAACAGATAGACAACAGGACTCAACAGAAGGTTGCTGACCTGAAGCTAACGAAACCTTGCGAAGTACTGTTTGAGGGAATTGACACGAGTGTTTATCATAAAATTGATAATGCTGAAGCATTGTTCCCAGCAATCGATTTTATAAAAGAAGAGTTTTGTTTCCTTTCAGTTGGACATTTACTTCCTGGTGATCAGGGTGAAGACAGAAAGCAACTGACTACGTTGATAAAAGTGTTTCTTGAAACGTTTAAGAACAAAAAGGTACGACCAGCGCTGATACTCAAAACAAGTATCGGTGGTTATTCTATCACAGAAGAAGAGCAACTACTTGATCGCATTGATAAGATTCGCAAGCAGGTTACCGGAGATCTTCCAAATATTTATCTTATTCATGGAGAATTGTCCGATGAGGAAATGAATTCGCTGTACAATCATCCCAAAGTAAAAGCGTTTGCACTGGTTGGATCAGAAGGATTCGGCAGACCATTCCTTGAATTCAGCGCCGCTACCGGGAAAATTATAATATGTAGTCCTTGGTCAGGACATACAGACTTCTTATTCCCAGACTTTTCTGTGTTTGTCGGTGGGGCTTTACATAATGTACACCCATCTGCAGCAAACCAATTCTTACTGAAAGAAGCTCAATGGTTTAAACCAGATCCTCATCAACTCAGCATTGCATTGAAAGATGTATACGAGAACTATAAGAACTATATTGATCGTGGAAAGCGTCAGGGTTATCGCTGTCGTACAGACTTCTCTCTTGACAAGATGACTGAGAAACTTGACACTATATTAAAGAAGTATACTCCGGTGATCAGCAGACCGGTATCAATACAACTTCCGAAGTTGGCCCGGCCAATTTCTTTACCAACAACATAATCATGGCAAATAACGCACAAGAAGAAATAGATTTTGTAAGGAACGAGGTCAAACGCATAAAGAGTTGGATAAAGGATTCACCACTGGAACTGAGATCAGAGTTAAAAACTTGTCTTAGTACTGCAAAAAGAATACTACACGGTTTAGAATCAGGTAGATATAAATTTCCAAAACGCAGATGACTAAAGTAGTCCACGTTAAGAAAGACAGATACGATGTATACATAGGGAGACCTTCCAAGTGGGGGAATCCCTTTTCTCATATTAAGGACGAAGAAACATTAGCAGAATTCATCGTAGGTACTCGTGAAGAAGCTATCTCCAGGTACCGTGAATGGATAGTGACCCAACCAGAATTGATGAATAGTTTATATGAACTAAAAGATAAAACGCTTGCATGTTTTTGTCATCCCAAGTCCTGCCACGGTGATGTTCTCGTAGAACTGATAGATGGACCTAAACTGCCACTCACAAATAAATTTATCAGATTTCTCTAAATATATTTGGAGAACTCAATAAGTTCTCTTAATTTTGTGGTCTACAAATTAAAATAAAGGTCATGAGCGCTCCCCACATTCACGCAATTTCTTCTGCAAAAAGGTTCGGTGGTAAAATGGAAGACTACTTGCATCTCCATGTAAAGATGGATTGCAGCAAAGGATATTTTCCAGACAACCGGCATCGTGTTCTCACTCATACGATGTTTTGGATACAGGAAGTAATGACTCCCATTTACGGAGTTACGATGACTAACAGTGATGGTAAAATCGTATCGGTTAAAGATATATGTGAACAACATATCCTGGAAGACTACCGACAGAAGTTTATCCCGACTCCACAAGATTTCATCCAACATATGGAGATGAAAGACTGGATGCAGAATGCCCGGTCGGGTACTCCGACATCATCTGAGTTATTGTACAAGAAAAAAGAACAAAGTATTGCGTATACAAATCCTCGCGATATAGTACTCGATTAATCAATAAAATACAACATAATGAAATACGTAGTCGTAAAAGAAGGCTGGGAGTATGATGACTGTTTCTATTGTCAGTCAGATGACGAAGGGTATACTATTCAGTCTAAACTATTTGATACCGCTGCAGAGGCCCAGGTAGTAGCAGATGCTAATAATAAAGAATGCGCAGATGACAAATGGTTCCGCGAAGAAGGTAGCGATGAACCTATACAACCTTACAAAGTAATCTCAATCGAAGAATAATATGTCAGACACAGTAAACAAAATCAAAGCTGAGCTTGCAGCATTCAATGAAAAAAGAAGCAATTAGTTGAGCAGTTAAGAACAGAGTTTCCATCTTTGTTACAACCACTGTTCGATAAATCTAAAAAGATAGAATCGATAAGCTGGACACAGTACACACCATATTTCAATGATGGTGACTTATGTACGTTCAGGACAAATGTCGATTATGTTGATGTGAATGGTGTTGATGTGGATGAACTGGATTGGTATTCTTGGAGAACAAAGTATCCAGATGATCTTGAAAAGCTTGCGACTGAAGGAAAGGTGATTGATTGGGATGAGGTTAAAATTCTGGGAGAGTTTAAAGAAGTATTAAGTGATATCCCAGAAGAATTCTACGAAGAGTTATTCGGAGATCATGTAAGGATAACAGTATCCAAGAACGGTACTATCGATATTGAAGAATACGATCACGATTAAATCTCAGCCATGAAACTACTCCTCATTCTATTTTCATTCTTATTGTTATCATCGTGTTTACCACCGGATTCAGATCCTAATAAAACAGCAATTGTAGTCATTACATCGACGAAGTATAAAAATGATACTATCAAAATTGAATATTATCAGAATCTCCATTTACATGGACAGTGTTTACGAGATGGTAATGAGAATGCCTTCTCTTATGATGTAGATCATTTCTCAATAATCGATTCAGTAAAAACCATCAAATAATATATGACCGATTCAATTTGCAAATGTCGAAAATGCGGTGCCTCCGTTTGTTACCAAATCATGAATGATCATGTCGTGGCATGGAAATGTCTGGTTTGTGGTTTCGAAACAAGTACCTATCTGATGAAAGGTACCGATACACTCTTATCCTTTGAAGAAAACATTCCTCGGCTATACATTGATCTGAAACACGAAGATGAAGATGGCCTGGTATGGTATCCTCAATATATCGCTAATGAAGGTGTAGGAGTCCTCACTGTTGATGGTACTTCAAAAGACAACTGGTTCTGGGCCTTCTTTCCTCATATCGCTGTGGAAGAACATGAGAAGGAACGTTTTAAAGATGCCAAGTATAAGATCAATGTAAATGCAGCATTGCAGTTTAACCAGGATCAATTTCCTCTTGCATTACAAGCCTGTGGACTTTTAAATAATGCTTCAGCGTGAGAAAGATATATAAACATTGTTACGCTGCTATGTGGATATTAACTTTTATTCAGGTAACATTTTGTATGGCCTGGCAGAGCGGTGAACATTGGGGAATGATTGGTGTGTGCATCAATACTCCATTTTATGCATTCTCTGTTTATGGCGCTTTAAAATATTCTCATTTAACATGAATCATTTGTTTGTCCCATATGAATTTGCATTGATGGCCAAGGAGCATTATTTTGATGAACCTTGTTTAGCATTCTATAACTTATTCATAGAGGATTCACCCACCATACCCAACATTCAATTTCAGGAGTCCGTTAAAATAACAGAATGTTATTGGATTAAAAATTCCGGTTCAAACACATGTGCTCCTGATGAATATGTAGCAGCACCAACCTACCAGCAATTACACGACTGGTTTGATAAATGTGGAATCGTAATATCAATAGAATACGCAGCATCCGATACCAATAAGTTTCATTACAGAATAGATAATTATCATGCGGTATATAGAATTGTGGGAACAGATATAATGGCTGGAAGCTATGGTAACTATTCTAAAGAATGGTATAAAACAAGAAAAAAGTGTACTGATGCCGCTTTCACAGAAGCATTCAAAATACTAAACAAAAAATAAAGGTCATGCAAAACTACGTAGTAACATTCAGGTCATGTGACCGTCAGGGCCGTCGCTTAGCGATATTTGGTCGCCCCGTCTACAACAATCAACTGGAGATATTCATCCTGCAGTGTCATGAAGACGACTCCTTTGTCAAGCAGACTGCCAGGAATGTTTATGAAATGTATCTGAGCACATTCCCCGATCTGCAACCGGTCATTGAAGCTGGATATCACCCCAGAGTATTTCATCTTCCGTTGGAAGATCCTGCTTTCTATAAGCGTAGATTCTTCAATCATGTGAATGAGACATACTGGAAGAAAGATTATATAATGGTAATGGCCATGGATGAAGTTGTGTATAATCATCACCGGGCTAAGTCTCATGTGATCAGAGCTAGATTACCACTACCCGATTCTAAACACATTGATCAGTCATACGTATTCGAGGAAATCTTTGAATAATATACCATATGAAAAATCCATTTTATGTAATAGGCATGTGTCTGACAATATCATTTATTCTGTATAATATGAAAGAAGGTAACATGCAAGCGGTATTCGGTTGGATATGTTGTCTGGTATCAGAATTACAATATTATTTATCACTCAAAAAGACCAGTGAATGAATCCATCAATTTCTTACTGCGTAACAGCCTGCACAGAGTTGCAAGAATTGAAACGTCTGATGCCCAGGCTCATAAAATATTATGTACCGGCAGAGGACGAGATAATCATTCAGCTTGATACATCACGCTCTGATGAAGTATATCAGTATTGTAAGATGCTGGAGAAAGATGGGGTGAATATTAGGATCATTGAGTTCCCGCTGAACAATGATTTTGCAGCTTTCAAGAATAATCTGATTGCTCATTGTACGAAGGAATGGCAATTCCAGCTTGATGCAGACGAGTTGCCACATGATACACTCTTGACTGTACTTAAAGAGATTTTATATAATAATCCCGAAGTTGAATTATATCGTCTACCTCGTATCAATATCGTTTCAAATATAACAGAACGTCCCGATCTGATACAGAAATGGGGCTGGGTATTATCCGACACCGATAACAGGGTAAACTCACCTGACTACCAGGGAAGAATATTTAAAAATAGGCCAGGTATCCGTTGGACTGGAGCTGTACACGAAAGGATCACCGGGCACAATCATCATTCTTTATTACCTATCGTCGATGACTATAGTATCATACATGTAAAATCTCTTGAGAAACAAATCAAACAAAACGATTACTATGAAAGAATACCCAGGTCTATTTGAACACTTCACCGGATTTAACACCGAAGATAGTTCCACAGACAAACTATCCCAAATAGAGGCGTTAAAAGTTCTCTTCTCAAACGACCAGGAACTCGGATACGAAGTACGTAAACTTATAAACCAGTGGAAAGATGAAGACGTCGGAGGAAGCTTTAAATAAAATATCATGACAGCAAAAGAAGCAAGAGAGACAGCGCTAAATTATAATACTTCAACTGATAATATTCAGTACGTTGAGATAAAAACATCAATCACATCGTTGTCTAAAAAGGGTAAGTATGAAATGTCTTATTACAAAATGATACATCAAGATGTGATAAATAAATTAAAAATGGAAGGATATGACGTTTATCACACTCCCGGTGATCAGCGAGAGGGTCCTTACATTATGATAACATGGTAACAAAATGAAAGTATTATTCTGTGAAAATCAACTCGGATACCGGGGCACAAGTGTAGCATTGTTTGACTACGCAGTCGGTAACGAAGATATCCTCGGTAACATGTCATTCATAGCAGCACCAAAGAACAGTGATTTAAGATCCTGGCCAAAGTTTGAAGAACGATTCCCAGACAGAGTATTCTTATATGAGGATTTCAATGACTTGCAGAATGTTGTAGACAACGAAGGAATCGACGTAGTATATCAGATCATTTCAGGAGAAGATACCAGCAAGAAGCTTAAAAATACTAAAAACGTATATCACGCTGTATTCAATGTAAAGAATCCTGAGATCACTGCATATGTTTCAACATGGTTACGAGATCAACATCCTGGTAGCAAATGTTGTCCGCATATTGTGAGCTTACCCGAATGTACAGAAGATTACAGACCATTCTTATCGATTCCCGATAACGCATTTGTTATAGGGCGTTACGGGGGTTACGACCAACTAAATATTCCATACATACCCGAGGTACTGAAAGCCTTTTTGGAACAACGTAAAGATGCATATGTCATTCTGATGAACACAAAGAACCTGGGATTCGTTCATGATAGAATTATATACATCGATGCTACTACAGATGAATATCAGAAAGCTGGGTTCCTCAATACGTGTGACGTCTTCCTTACAGGCCGTACTGATGGCGAAAGTTTCGGACTCAGCATCGCAGAAGCATGTTTTTGTAATCTTCCAGTCATCACTAACTCAGATGGCCGAGACAAGAATCATCTGGAGATGCTTAAGAGTCGCGGGTATTATTATGAAAGTCCCAATGAACTGTTTAGTATCCTCACAAACTTTCAGAATAAAGATTTTGATTATAAGAGCCTGGTAGCAGAGTTTTCCGCTGAAAAAGTTATGCAACAGTTCAACCAAACATTTTTACAATGACAGACAACACAGAAGAATTATCAATAGAGGACTTTGTATATCTCAATTTCGGATATGATCTCGGCACATGCGATGAATGTAATGAAGCTGCTGCATCTTATGATAAAGAGGGAAGATTGCTTTGTGAAGAATGTATAAGAGGTCACCATTTATCAGGTGATTATAATGTTGATCCTGAAGTAGAAGAGTTTGACTTTAATAACTAATAAATATGAGCATACACTTAATCATTTTCATTTTAATCGAATTATATCTTCTCGAACATGCAGTTAGGTCAAAACCTATAGGTGGTTATTTTGGAGATATCAATGTAAGTAGAACTTTATATGTATTCGGAATGATCATCTCAACCATTATATACGGTGGGATATACTGGTGGTAAAATTGTAATACAACCGGTCTTATTTATAAATAAAATAATTCAATATGCCAGAAACAAAACCATTAGCGTCAATACGCTATATCACAGATTTTGAAACACCGATATACCAACTCGGAGAAGTTGAAGGATCCTTCGATCCGGATACACTTGAAGATTATATTGAGAGATATGGAGCATCAGAATTATACCAACATATGGCCTATCTGCAGTGTCAGATAGTAGAAGCTCAGCGTAGGATCAATGCCAGGAAATCTTTGGAAGGTATTAGTGATGTAGTAACCTCTGAATTAGTATAGTCATGGAAATAAAAGCATTCTACCAGAACCCAGACGATATACCGGTAACTATTCAGGCTACTATGACAGCGGGACAGTGGAAAGAGTTACGACAGTTCGTACTAAAGGGACACAAGGAATCTGTAGGATATAGCCAAGTCGCAATTGATTTCGATCACGCCATAACAAACGCTACCTGGAAGCTTTCACAATATACTCAACCTGATACACAAGATGCTTAAAGTTGCAGTGATGTACGAATTCGGAGAAGAAACCTGGAGTACTCCCGGATCACTAATTGCGGAGATGCAGTCCAGAAGCCACCATGTAGAAAGATTCCATCTGTCTGAAGCTGGTATATCTCAGTTCTTATCAAGTGATGTTATATGGGATATATTATTGGTGATGGACTGGAAGGGATTGAACTTCACCGGACTCGATAAACAATATTTACCAAAGGGTTTGTGGGTTGCGAGTGAGACAGCCGATTGTCCGCAAAATTTCGATAAGCACCAGGTGCTTGCTGACAGATATCATACATTGTTATGTCCGGCCTACGATTCTACCGAGAAGTTCAAAGCACTTGGTTATGATTGTATATGGTGGACTCACTTTGCCGATACTCGAACACAATATCCTGTATGGTTTAATATTAATAGTGATGGATTACCCCCGGTAAGATCAACGCGTGGAATAGGTGGTTCACAGTTTTTAGATGTTCTCCAAAACATTATGCCAAAAAAATTTATCAATAAGAACGGTATGTCTGGTAACGTTTATGGAAATTTTTTAGCCAGAGGATCAATAACGATACAAAATAGTAGGCATCATGAACTCAGTCGTCGAATTTTTGAAGGTATGGCTTGCGGTAGTATGGTGCTTACTGATCGGCTCCCGGAGTATACCAATATCGATTCGCTCTTTACCGAAGACGAAGATATTGTTTACTATGACGGACCATCTGAGTGTATCTCAAAGATCAATTACTATCTCAGAAATGATGATGATCGTAAAAGGATTGCTGAGAATGGTTACAGAAAAGTCCTCGCCGATCATACACAGGTTCAGAGGGTAGATACTATCATTTCAAAATACAAAGAATTTTTAAACAATAAAATATAAAAGCATATGTGTGTTGTTTCCTATATGGGTGACCATTATACAGATAGGTGGAAAGACTTAGCCCCATTTCTAAAACCGGATAGTCCATATACAAATCCGGTCATTCCAAATCAGCAGCCTTATATTCCCGATCCAAAAAAGACCGACGAATTAATCCTCAGTAAGTTATTTCAACGTGAAGTAACCAGGCAAGAGTTCGATGACCTTAAGAAAGAAGTAGAGGAGATGAAAAAGATTCTCACGTTAGCTGCAGAATACGATAAGCGAAATAACGAACCACACTGTGAGATGGAACAGAAAGTTGATCTCTTGAAAAAGATGGCCGGCTTATTCGGTATCAGCCTGGATGACGTGTTTGGTAAACCTAAAGAGGAAAAGATTATATGACCGAGTTTAAGAAACTCAACGTTAAATGGACACCGGACATTCAACAAGACCTGGATGCTATATGTAATCCCAAATCACCATTCTACGAACCGGATACTGTTGAAAGGATGGAGAGATTGCTTAACGAGGATTATACAAAACATTCAGACGAAACTTCTATATTATTAACACAATATCATACATGGAAAAAAAGTTTAGCGTAGTAATACCCACAATGAAGCGCTGTTGGAATATTACTCTCAGGCTCCTCGAAAATTTATACAACGATCCCGCAGTCGGTGAGATAATACTCATTGACAACAGTGAAACAATGGAAGCATACTCATTCCCATTCGGTGATAACAAATGGATTGATAAGCTCAAGCCAGTTCAGATGGATTATAACATGTATGTTAATCCAAGCTGGAACTATGGAGTGCGTAAGTCATCTTTTGATTACATTATTCTGGCAAATGATGATATTCTTTTACCTGAAGGTATAGTGTCAGCAATCGCTCAGGGGCCTATCGATCAGTTAGGTATACTCGGTGCATATGAACCAAATGTTCTCCCAATTGACAACCTGGAACCATTCTATGCAGATAGAATTGATTTTATACCAGTGGATACCAGGTGGAATGCATTCGGAATATTCATGGTAATGCATAAGAGCAACTACCGGGTTATAGATGATCGTATGAAAATATTTTGTGGCGACGATAGCATTTTTCACATATTACGACTTGAAGGAAAGCGTAATGGTATGCTTAAATTTCCAATAAAAACTCAGATGAGCGCCACGTCAAGTGATCCGATATTCGATTCTATAAAAGCAAACGATGAGTTCATTTATGAAGAAGTAAAAAAACGATACGGTATCTAAAAATAATTCCTCTTTCTTATATTTTTTTCTTAGGTCTTTGATATTTATATACAGACTATTATGGGCAGATTAAAAAAGCAGACATCACCTGAACAACTCGCTGCAAAGCAGCGTGAATATAGTCGTACATACTATTGGAAAAACAAAGAAAGAATAGATGAAAGAGTACGCAATAACTACCGCAGACGAAAGGATAAGAGCAAGACACAAGGAGATTAGTGTTAGAGGTAAACAAAAAATTTACTTATACATCAAGATCAGCCCTAAAGGACTATTTTATTTAGGGAGATTTCAAAGTAGGAAAAGAAAAGATCTTACTGTTTATACATATAAAGGAAGTGGTTATAGGTGGAATCGACATTTAAAAAAGCATTCTGTTAAGAACACTGATATTCAAACTATAATTTTATATGAATCATATGATTTTGATGAAATCAAAATATTGGGTAGTTATTATAGTAAATTATTTGACGTTGTTAATAATGATACCTGGGCAAATTTAGTGGAAGAATCTGGCCTGGGAGCACCGCCAACTGAATCTACTAAAGAAATTATTCGTAAAACAAATAAGAGTAGAAGCAAAACTATTCTTCAGCTTGATTTGGATTATAATGTGATAAAAGAATGGAATGGTGTCCCAGAAATTGGGTATAAAAACATGAGTGGTATTTATAATTGTATTTATAAGGGTATTACACATGTTGCAGAGGGGTATAGATGGATATATAAATCAAAATATTTAAAATTATCCGATCAAGAAAAAAATCCAGAGTTAAACAGAATAGTGGCTAAGATTGATAAAAATTCCAATATTATAATTGAAAAATATTCATCTGTTTACGAAGCTGCGACTAAAAATAATATAACACGAGCATCGTTAAGTTCTGCTTTGAATAAGACGTTGTTTTATAGTAAAAAAGATCCCTCTAAATCTTGGACTAATTCCACTGCAGGTGGGTATAAATGGGAATACATAACAACAAAAACATAAAATAATGATGCGATGGAATGTGATCAATCAGATCATCAATAAATACGGTTTCAAATCCTATTTGGAAATAGGAGTTCAAGACTATTATTGTAATTGCGATAAGATACAAGTCGATGACAAAACATCAGTGGATCCCGCTCCGCGAAATAAGTGTGATTACACGATGACATCAGATGAATTCTTTGCGCAATTACCTACTGATAAGAAGTACGATTTTTGTTTTGTGGATGGTTACCACCTGGAAGCATTTGCATATCGTGATGTAATCAATTGTCTCAATCATCTTTCAGATGGTGGTATCATAATGGTACACGATTGTATACCCACAGCAGAAGATCAACAAACTGAACATATTCCACAGGGAGCTTGGGTAGGAACTGTGTGGAAAGCCTGGGCCAAACTCCGCTGTACTCGACCAGACCTATTCATGTGTGTACTCGATACGGATTGGGGTTGTGGCATCATCAAACGTGGTAGCCAGCAACTCTATAATAACGGACAGATTCCACCGGTACTGGACTGGAAATATTATACTGAACATCGAAACGAAATGCTAAACGTAGTACCTGTCAGCGAAATTGAAAATATATGAGCTTAAATGGATATATATCAAAAGCAACATCTGATGCTATGATAAAACAAATCGATCAAATGAAATGGAAAGACAACATACTATCCACAGCCCACAGCCTGATCAGAACAGAGCACTACATCTGCCCCGAAGACGCGTGGTATAGCTGTCCGGAATCCGGAGCATCACTCAATCATCATCTTACAAAATGTGACTGTGGTTTTGATGCGTATAACGAGAAGATTAATCAGATCATTGAATACATACAATCCACTTAATGTCCCAACACCTAATTGACTGGTCAAACAATTTATATCCATCACTGATCGAAAATATCAATGTGATCCTGGAACACATTCCAGACAACGGCGTTCTATTCGATATCGGGGCCAATACAGGTGTTATAACTGATTATGTGATACGAAGTAAGCCAAACGTAAAAGCCTACCTCTTTGAGCCCGTAAAGGAGTTTTCTGACTTCTGTAAAGATAAATTCAGTAATAATTCAAATGTGATTGTGGAGAATAAAGCGCTCTCAGATGTGAACGGGTGGTGTAAAGTGAATATGAATGGAAGTAACCTGGGTTTTAACCAGATTGAACCAGTAGAACATTCTGAGATCATGACACAAACGCTGTCAACATATTGCTGGAATAGTATGATTAAACATATTGATTTCATTAAGATTGATGTAGAAGGACACGAATGCCAGGTACTACGTGGTATGATGAGGTTCCTTGACAGTACTATACACAGGCCGGTGATACTATCAGAAGTTGGATGGCATTTGGAAGACGAAGCTGTGATGTTTGATCTGTTGGTGAGAGAATATGATTATGAGGTAGTAAGACTGGATAAGGATGTATTGTTAAAACAAAAAATATAAATATGCAACTACCTATAAGTTTTGGAATATTGTCAATGGGTAGCCCGTTGACTTTGAAAAATACACTTCAGTCATACGTCGATTCAAAGCTTTTTGATCTTACTGATGATGTGAGTATATTCTTTCAGAACGTTACTGAAGAAGATTTGAATATAGCCAGTGAGTACAATATCACTTCTGTTATATCAAGCAGTGGTAACATTGGCATTGGTAAGGCGTTGACAACACTGTGTCAACAGGCGAAGAATAAATATTGGATGGGGTTGGAAAATGACTGGCAAAATATCTATGATCCATACATTACGATGTCACGGATTTCAGCCGGTATACATCTTCTACACTACGGTATAGCAGACGCAGTTAGATATCGCAGCCGAAGGTTTCCAGGGGAACCCCTTTATACTAAGACCTACATGGGTCGTGAGAAAGATTCTCTTATGCATATTTTGGAATGCGCACATTGGAGAGAGCACCCTGATACAGATTTTCCTGAATACATACAGAAGGATAGTGCTACAGGATTCTATACGGCGAATTCCAGGTATGCCAATTTTACGAATAATCCTACGCTATATGTCAGGGATTTCTATCTCGACAATGTGTCACAATTTTCAGGAAATCTCATAGATTTAGAAGGAAAAATTGAGACATACTGGAAGGAAGGAAACTTCAATGTCGCTATGGGTGAAGGTTTGTTTGAGCACCGGAGGTTGGATCGATAACCGATGTACACAACACTCCGCAACCACACATACGGTGAACCATGTTTCCAGGACGGTTCATCCTGCAGTATCACGATAGTATATGATGATCTGATGTGGAAGTTATTCTATAAGTGCTTACTGGTTCAAGGAATGAAATATGGTATCGCTAACGATCATGAAGATGCTATTGAGCAGGCTGAGAATGCACTGGTTGATGTCTTTACTGAATACAAAGCAAGGTTGAGCAAAGAAGACAAGAAGCTATTCAAGAGCTATTTTGATAACAAATAAATAAAGGTCATGACAAATTACATATTCCTAAAAGCCAGGCAGTGTGGTGGTAATCGTCGGAGAGAATTATTTGAACTCATGCCGAAGCTGGCTGAAGTATATAACATTGATCCGACTGTACATGTAATGATTGATATGTTAGAATACAATCCTTCAGAAGAAGCGGTATTCAATCTCATAGAACAAATAGTCATGAACAATATCGATCTCAACAAAATGCTCATCAAAGCAATCGAACAAGGCTTTAATCCACAACAGAAATAATATAAGTATGAAAGAATATTCAATTCCAATATATGAGAATGGTATAAAGACAGAATGGACAGTGGATTTCATTGAAGGAGACGATAGGTATAATACTTTGATGAAGATGCATAATGAGATACCTACAATGATTAACATAAATACTATAATCGATATTCAACAATGATAATATTCACAACACCCGAGATCAGTAAGATCAAACCAATCAGACAAAGTTCGACGATTCATTATGGAGGAGTAACCCGTTGTCTGGCAGAAGTACATGATGAATTCGACCTGGTAGAAGAAGTAATGGACATGTATAATATTTCATTCTGGTGGACATTAGGCCCCGGATACATAGATGGAGAACAATGGGACCTGGAAGATAAATTCAATGGTGGTCTGGTTGAAGGTATCGAATGGATATATGGTTTGTCTAAGGAGAGCAATATCGCTCTGGCAATATACCAGATATCAAACCACTACTCATTGGATCCTTTCGAACTATGGGAGATGGCAGTTAAGAAACCTCAAATACCGACTATGATATGCTGATAGACACATTTTGCTTTTTTCAAGAGGTTGATTTGGCTGAGATGCGGTTCAAACTATTGGATGAATATGTTGACTTGTTTATAGTCTGTGAATCGAATAGACGACATTCTGGTGGCTACAAAGAGTATATCTTCGAAAAGAATATTGAACGGTTCAGCAAGTGGAAGAATAAGATTGTATATCTGCAGTTAGATCAAACAGATGATACGCTCGTATTCAATAAGGTTGATACATATTCCCCTGAAAACTCATCATGGTACTTGGAGCAGCAGCAACGCATGGGATTACTCTTAGCACAGGATATCATCCCCGATGACGCAATCACTCTAATCTCAGACCTTGATGAATATCCATCACCAGACATTATTACTCAGAAGGAGCAAATATTACAAGCACTATCTCAGGTAGAAGCGTTGTCATTAGTTCAACAGTTTCACTATTATTTCCTTAATTGCAGGTGTGAGACAGGTAACGACGTTTTGTGGAACGGTACTGTAATCACTACCGGTAAAGTATTCAAGGAAAAGGGACCACAATACTTCCGTGACAACCGTAATCATTTCAATCGTATTCAGAATGGTGGATGGCATTTCAGTTACTGCGGCTCAGTAGAAGCCATTAAAGCCAAGATACAATCCTTCGCACACACAGAATTCAATCGTCCTGATATCACCAGCGAACATAATATCACAGAGGCCATGGAAAAAGGTAAGGATGTTTTCAACCGACCTGGAGTGTCTTATAAATTTCATCCAATCTCAGATTATCCGGAGTACCTGCAGAAGCTGATGCTGGAGTATCCTCAATTTGTTAAACAGATATAATCATGACAACACTAACCACAGTACCTAATTTCATATTCTACCAGGGTGATCCAGGAGACGATGTTTGGGAATCACCAATCAATGTACAATACTATAATGATGGTATATCTCTGGATCAAGGTAACCAAAGCGTTATTCTAACGTATCAACATATCAATCAGTTATTTAAAGAAATTAAACATCATAGAGAATCAGCACTGAAATGTTTAAGTGAAAAATGAGGTCTCTAAAAATAAATTTGGAAGTTATCTAATCTTTTTGTAGCTTTGCGTATATTTATTAATAACAAACAAATACAATTCAAATTCAGTGCAACACAGTTTAGACATAATAGTTGGAAGATCAATGGAAGCGGAACGCGGCAATGATAATGTCATTAAGCGCCTCTGTGGTTCTGAAATATTGTGTGAAGAAGATGATTGCAAGTAACTAATAACACGATACTAATACGAACCCGGAGGCCAAACCAAAATGAGCTTACCGGGTTTTTTCTTTTTAGACCTTGTAGCTCAAATGGATAAGAGCTTTCGGCTTTTAACCGAAAGGTTGTGAGTTCAAGCCTCACCGGGGTCACGAAATACAGTCTCATAATTCACTCGGGCAGAAACTAATTCTTACAAAGTTAGAGGTAGGGTTCGAATCCCTGGAGACTACAACAAAAATATTATGAACAACACAGTGCTTATATACCGAAGACGAAGGACTCTTGATTAAACAAGGGCCTTTCGTTCAATGGAAGGATCCGGCGCTACGAACGTCGAGACGGTGAGTTCGACTCTCCCAGGGCCTTCTAAGTATAAGCAGCTATGGTGTAATGGAAGCACAAGATGGTTCTAACTTCTTAGTTTCGGTTCAAATCCGGATTGCTGTTCACAATTATTATCAGTTCACGAATCGTGATCAAAGATAGGTCAGTTACTCTTCTGCGTGTAGTTAAAAAGGGAAACGGTTTTCAGTCCGAAAGGATTAACAATCCTGTTTAAATCTGTCGTATAGGGGTCGAGCAGCATCAGTAGATGGTCTCCTTCGTAGAGGGCTTAACAGCCAGACTCGTAATTAAAAGCTTAGCCGCAAGGGAAGTTAGCATAGTCCGGCTCAATGCATTTGACTGTTAATCAAAAGATCCTCAGTTCGAATCTGAGATTTCCCTCTTTAAATATTCCAGGGGTGGACTGGAGAGGTAGTTTAGAGTTCTTTGAAAATAATTGCGGATAATGTATTCGAAATTGTAGGTATCTGATATTTATATAGAAGAACTATATGTTACCGAAACACGCACACGCAATGGGTGGTCAGAAAATGGCACCGATTATTAGAAAGAAAAGGGTAGATGAATATTATGCGAATCCTAATTATTGTTTGAATTGTAATGAAATGATTATGATTCCAGATAATAGAAAACCCGCCGAAACCAAAGTAAAAAAATTCTGTTCAAGATCTTGTGCAGCAATATTTAATAATAAAAAGAGAGTGAGAGTTATAAAAGTAAAAGAAAAGCCACCTAAAAAAGAGAGAGCCGATCTTTTAATATATAGAACAAAAGGTAACATATTTGAAACACAGAAAAATTGGCAGAGTGCTCGATCGTCAATACGTAGTCATGCCGAAGCGACTTACTATCGCAGTGATAAATCTAAATGTTGTTATTTATGTGGGTATGATAAGCATTTTGAAATAGCACACATTAAAGCTGTATCTGATTTTGATGATTATACACTGATTTCTATAATCAATCATATAGATAATTTAATAGGATTATGTCCTAATTGTCATTGGGAGTTTGATAATGGTTTAATAAAATTGTGAGGTGGTGTAAATGGAGAACACACGGGGCTCATATCCCTGAGACTATCGGATCGTACCCGATCTTCGCAACCACAAACGAAACCCCGGATCCAGGCAGTCGGTCGTCTGGTCCGGGTAACGTTGGAAGATAGTTTTGGCTGAGTATAAGATTTTAAAGTTAGCCAAATGTATATGCGATAAAGGTGTTGATGAATACATACCGGTCTTCCAAATCGGGGTATGCAGATTGTTACTGCATTATCGCTCATAATATTTTCATTTTTACTCATTGCTGATATTTATTATAAAGCAGCAATAAATGGAAAAGAGATGTAAGTATTGTTTGGAGATAATAAATTATGATAAACATCAACAGTTTGCATATCATGTTAGTAGGTGTACCAGTAATCCGAATTTTGAATTTAATAAAACAAGATTCAATAATGGGAAGTTTACAGTTAAGAGATTAGATATTACACTCAATTGTAAAGGCAACTATATACAGCTTAGGACAAGAATTCGCAACTTTTTAAAAATCAATATACTATGAAATGGCTTATAAATTTATTTAAGAAAAGAGATATAGAACTCAGCAATGAAAAGGATCAGGTAAAACATGAAAATATTTCAAGAGTTCTACTGAATAATAAATCGCAGCTATTAACGTCCCGACAGCGACGAGAGATGTTAGCCAAGTCAGGGCACGCCTATGGAATTTTTGATTCTCTTCTATCTTATCCATCCGCGTATTTTCGTCGTCGTCATTAATCATTTTTTGTTCATAACCACCTTCAGAGTTAAATATATAACCAATATAGTTAATACCAAATCGTGGTGGTTGTGATTTATCAATTTGTTCCTTGAATATATAGTCATCCTTTAATAACTTATCTATAATAAGATTAAATTCATGATTTTTCAATTCAGTTTTATGAGCGTTTTTATAAAATTCACTAATTTCAAAAACGTCAAGTATGGCAATCGGAACATTATTTTGAATTTCGGCTTCGGTTGAATCTGATAGAATTTTTAAAACATTGTCTAATTTTCTAATAGCAATTATTCGTTTAGTATTCATGAATCTAAAATATAACTAAATTCACAACATCTACACTGCAGGAAACAAAAAAACCCGCTCATAAAGCGGGAATGATCTCTTAAACATATCTACAGTCTACTTCTTCAATGGCTTAGTCTTTGGCTTAGGATTACCTTCTACACTCCATCCTATCACATCTTCAAAAGATGCATTCACCTTTAACTTAGTTTCATAGTTCTCCTGTCTTATCTTTTTAGGCTTTGTTGCCTTCTTTGCCTTTGCCATTATTTACCGATTAGAGTTTTATATGGAAGTCTTCCTTCAATGTTAGACAAAGTTATCTCAAATCTCTGACCATCTTTCAAATCTCTTGTATTGTACCGGTAGCTATTCTCATTACAATATCTCTGTAAATGCTTAGGACTTACATTGTGGTAACAACCGTAGATACTTCTCTTTAGGAATGAAAAGAAGCCCTCTATAGTGTTTGTATGGAACTCACCACGTACATATTCATCTTCGCTATGGTTAACCACCTCATGACCTTTAAACTCCTTAGCAAGGCCGGTATAAGCATTTAGGCTATCTGTAATTACAATAGCTTCTAAAGCAATATTACCCTTAACCATTTCTTTAAATGTCTTGGTTTTATCAATAACATTTAACCGTACACCTGCTCCTCTTTCCAAGAAACCCATTACACCTGTCTTGTTATCTGTATGGCTTATATTGTTAGCATGTGCTTCCGCTCTAACCTTCTTGTGTTTGTTCTTCATCTTCCCACCTACATAGGTTTCATCCACTTCTACAGTGTTCTCTAATGCTTCTGGATGCCTTTCTCCAACCATCTGTCTGATTCTATGATTCATATACCAGGCAGTCTTTTGAGTAACACCAATGTCTTTAGACAACTGGATACTGCTTATTCCTTTCTTATGAGCGGTGATTATATAAACAGCAGCAAACCATTTAGTAAGAGGAACGTTTGTATTCTCATAGATCGTTCCTACCGTAACGGTATATTTCTTGTAACACTCTTTGTTACCGCACTTGTATGTTTTACCATCATTCAACTTATACCACTTATCACAACCACAATGAGGACAGGTCGGAGTACCGTTCCATCTCTTGGTCTCTAAGAATTCCCTGCAAACTTTATCAGTAGAAAAGTGGAGTATAACTTCTGTAAGATTCTTAAATGAGTTGAACATATATCTCTTTATTTGTTACACAAAGATAGACATGTTTTGTTCAAAGTACTACCTAATATTGTTAAAGTATGTCTAATAGATTTTTGTATCTTGTGCTACTAAATCCTTTAAAATGAACTTAGAACAAGCAAAATCAATAAAAGAAAAATTAAGAAGTCTGGTTTCAACTAGAGTTGGTGTAAACAAAAATTTAGTGATTGCAAGACTAATAATAGCTCCGTCCAGAAGTGATTTGTTCGCAAAGTACATTGATGAACTCGCTTTATTGAATTTGAAAGATGAAAAAGTAACCTCGGATAGATTTTCCAAAGACGACTTGGATGTTTACTTTTTATATGTCAGTGGTGGCTTTTTCCATATCAAAAAATTTACAGATTTCTTGTCTGAAAATGGTATTATGCTGCCTACAATTTAACGAGGTTGATTTAAAACATCATTCCATTGACTTATTTTTTTCTGTAAATATTCAAGGTGTTCTGCTGACCATTGTATTATACTTTCAATCAATGCCGTATCAGAAGAATTTTCTATTTCATTAGTTTCTACGGACATTGTAACTTTCTCATTTAAATCCCCCTCTTTTTTCTTGTCTACATTAAACTTTATTTTTATCATAAACTTTATTTTATATAAATATCACCTACAATGAAAACAATAATCACAATAAGTATTTCAGCTTTGCTGATATCACTATCAATCTCCTGTAAAAAAGAAAACAGCACCGTTCAAACTTCAGGTATTACAAGTGAAAGTATAAGCCAAGATGTACTTAACGATAATAAAGTTCTTGCTGGTAACACTGTTAGAATAGGTACTCAAGTTTGGATGAAAAAGAACCTTGACGTAACCCGTTACAGAAATGGGGACAAGATACCACAGGTAAAAGACCGTCACAAATGGGCTTCCTTAACTACCGGTGCATGGTGCTGGTACAATAACGATTCTGCCACGGGTGCTGTTTATGGCAAGTTATACAACTGGTATGCTGTACATGATCCAAGGGGACTAGCCCCTGAAGGTTGGCATGTACCAAGTGAGGCAGAATGGACAACATTATCTACTTATTTAGGCGGCTATGCAGTAGCGGGTGGCAAGATGAAATCAACCGGAACCATAGAAGCTGGGACCGGTTTATGGTATGCCCCTAACGCCGATGCTACTAACAGCAGCGGATTCACAGCGCTTCCGGGTGGCTACCATCACTTCAATGATTATTACATCGAATCTTTCTACGGTGCTGGTATCACAGGTTTCTGGTGGAGTACTACGGAGTATACCTTGCTTAACTACGCCTGGTACCACTACATAAACTATGGCGGTGGCACCATCTACGCGGACGAGATTCAAAAGACCTGGGGCTTTTCTGTTCGTTGCGTTAAGGATTAATCTTAAACATTTAAAATACGTATTAGGGCTGGCAAGAAAGTAAACATTGTAAAATCTACAGAGACTGTTATTAAAGCAGGTGATAAATTTAAACTTAAAGAAACAGGTGAAATTTTAATTTATGTAGACCAATCCAAAAAGCAATTTCAAAAAGTATACAAACATGTATTTAAAAATACTAAAAACGAATTTGTCGAATACTCAATGAGTGAAGTTGAAAAAACTAAGTAAATAATTCTGGATACGCGATCAATTCAAATTGTATTCCCATGTATTCCGGAGTTCCATCTTCATCTATATTAATAAGTGTCCAACATTTATTATCAATTGCATAATAGTGAGGTGGGTCAATTTCCTTATCTTGATGCGGGTCATAATAGAATTTAGCGCCTTGGGATTCTAATTCATCAAAAGAGGTTATCATATTTGTACTTTCATATAAATATCAGTACCGTCAATTTTAATTATCCAATTCTTTACCATGCCATATATTCTCATCGGTTTATTAATAGTAATAAGTCTGATATTCTACGGAATGACCTCTTTGAAAGAAGCTTTAAAAAATACCAGAAATGCTATTAGTGGTAAAGAAAAGATGAAAGAGAAGTCTATAATGGTGTGGATGAATTTTGCAACTATAATCGGTATGATTATAATTATTTACATATACGCTTTCTGATATTTTAATTTGATAATCACTACCTCTATATATTTATATATACTAAAACAAAGTATATGGAATTAGAGAATGTAAAAAAGGATATAGTCTCGGTAAAGCAAAGTTTGGAATCAAAATCAAAAAAGTGTTGTTCTTTAATTAATCAGATTATTTCAATGGAAACATCCGATTATGCTCAAATTAATATGATAAGAGATTGTATTAAAGAATTTGATTCTTCTATTTACCGTAACGGTGGAGTAAATTTACTTAATTAGTATTCATGATAAACACCGAAGAATTCAAAGTAACCAAAGTTATCGGTATACCCATTGAAGTTACTTGTCACTTAACAAAAGAACAAAAAACGTCTTTGTGGGAGATTGTTAGAATTTTATATGATAAAGATATAAGGCTCAAGGTTTCGTATAATGATTATCCTTGGAAATTTTAAGATAGTCTATGATAGAATTTTGCAGATCATCGGGAAAGTCTTCAATTTCAATTGCACCATTTGATTTTATATCAATAAAACCAGTTTTTGAATTAAATATATCTTTGGTAAAACTTGAAAGCTTTTCACTTAATTTAATAATCTCAACTTGTGCAATACCATCGTTAATTGATTCACCAAAGTTTTTACCTTCATAAGTAATATACTCCTTTAGAACTTTCATATAGCAGTATTTATTTTTTGAAAGTACCAATCTACACTAAAAGACGATAAATTTGATAAGTTCTCTAAAAAGTTTGTGCAAAGGGGTATATAGTTGCCATTGTAAAGGATGTAACAAAGAGTATAGCGTATCTTTAACACCAACACAGTTAGAGAAGAGTAAATTTCCAAAACATTGTTCAAGAAGTTGTGCGAGCAAACAAAATAAGAAACCAAAGAAATTTTTCGATTGTATAATCTGCGGAAAAACATGTGTCTCCCAGTCAAATAAAAGCAATAAATTTTGCAGTGTTAAATGTCATAAAATTCATATGCATGAAACTGTATCATTAGTTAAATATAAAAATGGGCAGATTAATAAACGGAATACATTACGGAAACTAATTGCTTATGAACGAGGATATAACTGTGAATCTTGTGGAATTTTTGAATGGAATGAAAAGCCTATCACTTTACAGGTTGATCATGTAGATGGTGATTCCGGTAATAATTTTCCTGATAATGTTCGATTATTATGTCCAAATTGTCACACACAAACGGATACATTTTGTGGTAAAAATATTGGATTTGGTAGGGGTTCGAGAGGATTATCTTTATCCTAAAATTTACATGCCGAGTTGAAAGGGAATGCACAGTGGGCACACTGCCCCTCGGCTCCAATTAGAGAAGCTTTAGCGAAGACCAGGAACGGGAACAAAAAGAAACACGTAGCTCTGGTAGCTTCTTTTAAATTTATTTCACAATGACAAGACTTGAAAAGATTGATTCAACGTTGGCCAATGCGAGTTTTTTAAAGAGTGCTAATCCTGATGTGATTGAAAAATTTCGTAATGAAAAACAGTATCTGGAAAATATGAACATAACCGAAACAGGTCTCGTAAAGGATTCTGTTTATGCTAACAGGGTTAATTATAAAGGTATATCACCTGATTATTTATATTACAGACAGATAAAAACCGGTGAAAATATGTATGAGCTTAGTTTTTATAGTGAGTATCCAGATTTAGAATAATGGATATGTTTGTAAAATATCTTTTACACAGATGGGTATACCATGTAAAACATTATTTACGTTATGAAAAAAACATACGATTTCTTGTAGGTACTAAAACCTACAACAATGAAACCACACAGAAGTATCAGTAGTCACACAACCTGCAGAAAGGAATATAAGATTGTGACTAATGATAAGTTCATGGACAGATACTGGGACGAAGGTGTAAATTACTACCGTAGCAGCCCAGTAAGGAGATGGAAACGTAAAGAGCTTATGATGTACCAGGTGAGACAATACAAGTCCTGGAAGCATAACAGAAAGACACAATGGAAGTAGCTGGTGCCAGACACTTGTGGTTGCCGGTAGAACAAAACCTAAATGGCCAGGTTTATCCCTTGCACGGGAGTTTAGGATGCCAACCAGTCCCCATCGTCTAATGGCTTAGGATATCTCACTTTCTATGAGATGATATGGATTCGAATTCCATTGGGGATACATAAGGACTATGAGTCTGCACGATGAAGACGCTCCCCTGTCACGGGAGAGATGACCGGATTGTTACCGGTATAGTCCGCATTAGAGTAAGAACCTCTCAACGATGCGCAACTCTTTATTCTGTTTTACAGTCCCTTAGCTCAATCGGTAGAGCAAATGACTCATAATCATTAGGTAACCGGATCATAACCGGTAGGGACAACATACATTGAAGAATAGCTCAACAGTCAGAGCGCTGAACTGATACTTCAGAGGTTGTGATAGCATAATTCACTTCTTCAACATAATGGGAGCATAGCTTAATTGGCAAAAGCACTGGTTTTGCAAACCGGGAGATGTTGTTCGAATCAACTGTTTTCCACATACTAATCTCCGACACAAATCCCATTCTGCTGCCAGAATATAGACTCCTTGATATTTATATATACAAATATTAATACAAATTTTCATCTATGAAAAAACTCATCACATTACTCGTAATCCCATTCATCCTTGGGTCATGCTCAGTACTATCCTCAACACAAGGTGCATACAACCTGCAGCAGGTAAATTATTATTCCCTGGCTCTGACTCAAAACGCATTCCAAATTATTGATAAGACGAAGCTGATGATCGATGCCGGTAAAGCGCAGAAGATTGATTCTGTACTGATCTACAGTCTCCAGATTAATGACCTGACGGTACAAAGTCTGCAATTGAAGGATAGTCTCGGTGTATATCTGGGCAAGATGAATGGAAAATAAATTTGGAAGTTCTCTAATTAAATACTACCTTCGCTTCATATTATGAAATGCCAGCGTGATATCGAAGGAAATAGTAAGTGTCCAGAACAGTGTGATCATTGTAAAACATATTATGTTTTTATGTATTTAAATCCTGAGAGACAGAAACGGATATTTGAAGAACTGACAATGTCTTTAAAAGAATACGAGGTTGGACTCGGTGAAAAGAATATAGCATTCCGAACCGGTTCTGTAAACGATAATTATGGTAGGTACGCAAGAGCAATAACCGTTTTACAATAGTCTTTGATATTTATTAACAGATAACCTCACCGGTAACGTATTGGTGATTATCTAAATTTTAGTAATTGTACGTCCAGGACGTTTGAGCGAAGGCACTTAAAAGTGTACCACGAATCACGATTACTCTTTGTAACAGAACATCTTGTATGTCTGACGCTGAAAGAAGCGATCCCTGTTACACTTTAACAATAGATAACTTCAGCGGGATTTGACGGCTGTTTATCTTTTAAAAAACAAAACAATGAACAACACATTTACACATACATGTCAATTTACCTTCTGGCCGACACAACCGTTCGGTGGGGACAAACATATGTATGATGGAATGGGATGGTAAAACATCTATAATCTAACATAAGTTTAATAGCCCCGACAGAAATGTTTCGGGGTTTTTTATTATATCGAGATTCGGACTCAAGGTGGGTCACTTGGTTTGGGACCAAGATATCAGTAAGGTTCGATGCCTTAAATCTCGACGAGGACATACAAGGTGAGAGCATACGACTTATGTAAGCATGAGGTTACTAAGCTCTACCGAATCCACAACGAGAGAGTCGTTGGCCTTGTGTGTTATTTTTACGGGGGATTAGTATAATGATAGTACAACTGCTTCCAACCCAGTTGGTACCTGTTTGATTCGGGTATCCCTTGCAACATAGTGGAATAGCAAAGATGGTAATGCTCCGGATTGCAACCCCGGTACGCGAGGCTTCGAGTTCCTCTTCCACTTCTATATGGTGCTATGGCGTAGTGGTCTGCGCGTCTGTCTGAAGAACAGAAGGTTTTGGTTCGACTCCAAGTGGTACTACTTTTAGCCTGGTAAGCTTTGTTGATGAAGCAACTGACCTGTAATCAGAAGAGATCGGTTTGAGACCGGTACTGGGCTCAAAATTGTCTTGTGGTATAATGGTATTATACAAGAATTTGAATCTTGTGATCTTCGTTCAATTCGAAGCGGGACATCTATAATGTATAAGTGCATTCTTTTTAAATTTCGCTTATACCTCTCTGATATTTATTATAAATATAATAATGTCAACTAAGAGGACTTATACAAGAGAACTTATAGAATCGGTTGTGAAAGAATCTATAACATATGCCGATGTTTGCAGAAGATTGGGAGCCAGAGCATCTGGTGGTAGTTATGAATTAATTAGAAATCGTATAAAAGAATATGATATAGATGTTTCACATTTTTTAGGACAAAGTGTATATGCCGGAAAAAGAAATCCTAATTATCAAAAAAGGATACAAGCGGATGATATTCTCACAAGGAATAAGGAATATAGAGTGAACCATAAAACATTAAAACGAGCTTTGCTGGAGAAAGGTTTTGAATATAAGTGTGGTGTATGTACTTTGTCAAAATGGTTAGATGAATATATAACTTTAGATATTGATCATATAGATGGGGATTGGACTAATTGTGAAATTGAAAATTTGAGATTTCTTTGCCCTAACTGCCACAGACAAACTAATACTTTCGCCGGACGAAATAATAAAAAGATCAAGGTTGATAATAAGAGTAAGCGAATATATGAACCAAAATTTATCATTTCAGATGAAGAATTGAGTAAATTAATATGGGAGTTTTCATTAAATAATATTGCAAAGATGTATAAGGTTTCAGCGAATACTGTTCGAAGAAGATATCATAAATTAAACGTTGATAAACCACCTAAAGGTTATTGGCAACGTTTCAAAAGGAAATAATCTGAAACATGGTGTTTGAAGCTTTAAAGTGAAGCGTCTCCCTGTGAAGGAGAAGAAGTCGGACCGTTACCGACCTTATACCCCGAATTAATTTGGGATATTTCTTATATTTATATTATATATGCAAACATTTACTAAATTACTTGAAGAATTAGATTTACTAAAAATACCGGAAAATGAAGAAAATATTGAGGAAGGATTATTTTTAAATATTTTTTCCGGACTAAGCTTGTTTTTAAGTTCTTTATCTATAGGAGGAGTGAAGTTATCTCAGATGGATAATTCACACAAACAGGACATAGAAAATATAAGCAAGACTAATTTTGGTAACAAGCTTAATTCAATGAGTCCACAGGATATCGATTCTCTTTACAAGGATATGGAACAGAAAGTTGATAAAAAGAAAGATTTTCATATAACGGTAAAGAAGAATATTGCTAAAAAATCTAATCCTACAGACTTTAAAAAAGCTGCTACCGCTGCTAAAAAATTGGCCATTTTTAATTGCCGCATCAGTAATGGAGATGTATTTTCAACCACGGGTAATAAAATAACTATAGATAGTACTGGCAAAGCCGGTAAAGCTGAATTTGATTCTACAAATAAAGCTAATTCTGGTATAGGTGATAAAATAGCTTCCGGTGTTTCTTCGTATATCAGAAAGGCTTTTCCAAACGTTGCACAGTTATATTTGACTAAAGACTTATCAGGTAAAGATTTTAGTAAGGCTCAGAAGAAAATAATGGCAGATGTTATAAATAATGCCATTAAGCGTACAGGTAAAGTTAATCGTGGTGCTACCGAATATAAAGATTATGGTGGAGATGTTGCGAATATATATGCAAATAATGTCGGACCAAGTACACTCACAACAGCATTTAAAACTCTTACATCAAATGATGCATTCGGTGTAGCAACTACATTGGGAAGGTTTACGTATCAAAAAAACGCAGATAGTTCATACACAATTACAGATACATATGATTTTTCAAAAGGTGCTTCTAAGACAGTGACATCAGATGATCTAAAAGATATGAATTATATGGAGAAAATTGTGTATGTTATGAAAAAAGATAATGCTACACCATATCAGGCCGTAAGACATATTGCTTATCTTGAAAATCCAGACACCTCATCTAAAGGAAAAAAGATCACTATCACTCTTTCGTCTAATATGATGGCTGGTAAAGAAGGTACTAAACACAAAAAATCAAAAGATTCTTTTGGAGATATAGCTACCAGTAAACAATCTAAACCAGACAAAAATAAATCAGTCACAACTACAGGATCTTCTCCTACACCAGATGTATCGAAAAAAGTAGATACTGTTTCTAATATTAAATCTAAAGAAGACGATGATGACAAGTCGGCTAAACATGGATCACATGTAGCTAAACCTGTTTATACCGTTGGTGCAGACGGTAAAATTGTAGTTAAAATGAAAAATGGTAAACCAGTTGTAAGAATACGAGAAAATCTTACGGATTTGTTACTGGAATTGTTTGATGCAACTTTCGTCGAAGTTTGATGTTTTTAATCAATACTGATATATACAAGTATCCAAATAAAATTATCAGATATGGTTGCCATATGATGAAAACATATATGTTCAATTCTTCATATGATACATTTAGTTTTTTTGCATAGAATAAAATACAATCACAGCACCATAGAAATATATCGGTATCTTTTTTTGTCAATATAGTAAACAACGCAGAAGCGTCTTTATAGTTCTTCTGTAGATAATAATGACCATATGAAACCGGTTCTCCATAATACTGTTCATGGATAATAATGGGTAATACCATCAACACGAGAATAGTGATTATTATAATTATAAATAATTTCATTTTACAAAAATAGATATTTTCTGTACATCTCCAATATTTATTATCACATAAATTATACAAACATGCAAATAAAAACTGGGATGAACAATGGTAATTATTTTAATCGTTTTTGTAGACCTCTGTATATTTATATTTGGTAGTCTCAATAATTATAGCTACCTTCGCATTATGAAACACAATATTAATCTATATCTCTCCTTGAGTTCGTTAAGTTATCTGGACGATAATTGGGGATGAGGTATGTACTAAACTAAGAGATATTTTTTTTTTTAGCCCTCATTTAACCGGTGAGGGTTTTTTGTTTTTATGGCCTGGTACGCAAACGGGAAAGCGGATACACTTAGGATGTATTGATCGTCTGTCGGTTCGACTCCGACTCGGGCTACTAATAGCGGTATGATGAAATTGGAAGCACATGAGAGTCTTAAACACTCTTGGACAGCAATGTCCGTACCGGTTCGAAGCCGGTTACCGCTACAGTATAATTCAGCGGCACAGTAGGAGAGGTGCGTGTGACTGTAAATCACATCCCATTTGGGTGAGTAGTTTCGAATACTACCTGGGTTACAATTTGGAGAGTAAAGGAGGGAAGTGGTATCCCCGCTCGTTTGCTAAACGAGAACCCATTCAGTTGGGTGAGTTTCGATTACTCTGTTCTCCGCAAGTTCTATAAAAAAGTTCTGGTTCGAATCGTTTTGAACCGCATTGGTACATATTTATATATGTACTAATAAAGAACTAAATGAGTAAACAAAAAGAATCATTATTATTTGTCTATAATAGAGGTTACAGAGTGATTGAAAATGTTACATATTCACCAAAGGGAAAGATTATTAAAGGAACTGTAACAAATAGAGGTTATAGGAAATTTAGTATTAGAATGAATGGAAGTACATATGCGATTCCAATCCATAGATTGGTTGGATATCAAAAATATGGAGATAAGATTTTTGAAGCAGATATGGAGATAAGGCATTTGAATTGCGATAGTTTATGTAATTATGATTGGAATATTGGAATTGGAACACATCAAGATAATATGATGGATAAAAGTAAGGAGTTAAGATTTCAGGCTGCTATGTTAGCTACCTCTTACATAAAGGTACATGACCATGATAATATTATTAAATATCGTCAAGAAGGTCATACCTATCGACAGATAATGGAAAAATTTAATATTTCTTCTAAAGGTTCAGTAGCCTTTATTATACTTCATTCACATTCGGCAAATAAAGATAAATAATTATACGGAGGTACCCAGTTGACAGAGGTACACGATCTTGAAAATCGCCAGGACCCTAAAAAGTCGTACAGGTTGAACTCCTGTTACCTCCGCTACCTCTCTAACTTTATTTTGTTATATGTAGAACTTTCACTACCTTTGCTATCCAATAAAGGTTATGATATATGACTCTCCAACAATTAGTTGATCATTCAGTGTTCGGTAGTATAGGACTCGTTAAAGATGAAGAATCTCTAAACAAAACATACGGCTTCCTGAAACATAATAAACCATTCCTGGATCATTTCCCACGCATCGCAGTGGCCTTAAACAAAGTTGAAGGGATTTCTAAAGATCTGGTAAAAGAATATAAAAATCTTTGGACAGATATGTTTCCACAGGCCACTTGCTGGAGCATCAATAAGAATCGCGGACACATGTTCGGTACCATTGATCTGGACGAATCACTTCTAAAATACAGTAAGCATAATTTTCCTCAGTATCCATTTCTGTTCAAGAGTGCCGATGATGTGTTACTCGACGAAAAAATGCTATCAGTCCCGCTTCAACGTGCTGATTTTTATTACCTGCCGAGTATATCTTTGGAGACAATAGAACTATCAGGTGGGCTTAGAAGTATTAAAGAAAACTTAATATTACATAGAAAGCCAGCATTACCTCAAACTAATTTCTATGTTCTTAATTTGAATAAGGTTGATTCCCTTTATGGGAGTACTGTTAGAGCTAAACAACAAATATATAGAGAACTCGTTGAGAAACATGCTAATATAAAACCATGGGAAATTAAATATGATGATGGTATAAAGTTTGATATGGAAACGCTTCTCTCTATATCTACTAAAGATTTAAGTAAATATTTATTACTATCTGATGAATGTTTGATAAATCTGTGTAATTTTGTCTACACAAGTGGGGTACAAGATCCATCGCATAAGAATATTTTATTCGAAGAGCTAGGTCTTTGTCATTTCCACGAATACACCAAAGATGTCTACGTAATCTAATAACATAACCGCAAACGGTTATATACGAATCATCTTATCGTTATCATGTCAGCATATTTATATACAGATAAATTATTAATCTGTGGTAGAAACAATAACCGACGTATTACTCGAAATAAGCCTCAACGAGGGCTTTCAGGTCAACAAACAGGCAATTATAGACCTGGTAAAAGATAAGCGCTTCTGTGCCTTCTACTACGAAGGTGATGAGGAAGGTGATCCCGGTCATGAAGAAAAAGGCTGGCGTACAGACGTACAAGTAGTATGTTATGGTCGCGGTTATCGTGATAGCCATTCCGGAAAAGTTTTAAATAATGATGAATATATCAGGGCCTGGATAGGTGTGAATAGTAAATCAGCTTCAGCAAAGAAAACAGGACGAGCTCACCGCGCCAAACCTGGTTGGAGGATGTTTCACCTTGACAGAATTAAGAACTGGAATTTATCGAGTCAGAAGAATTTCACTCAACCACCCGCATCCAATTTTAATTCAGGCGGTGATGGAAATATTGCCACGATAATAGCTATAGCAGATTTCACTCCCGGCAAATCAGATGCTCCTGATGATCTCAGGAAAGGTGTACCCAAAAAGCCAAAATCACCGAATGACAAGAAACCCGATAATAAAGATAAGAAACCTGAGAAACCAGTACCATTAACTCCTTCATTATCCACACCCGATAAAGAAGAACCAGAAGATGATATTGAAAATAAGCCAGAACCGACTCAACATTATTCTTCTACCAGAACACCAAAGCCTGTTGTAAAATACCGTAATGGTAAACCGGTTGTAAAAGTTAGGAACGGTAAACCTGTTATAACAGTAAGAGAGAACTTTGGAGATATCATAACTAACATTATAAAAGACTTCATCAACGATTAAAACCTACTAACATGTCAGCAAAAATCATCGCTACACAGAAGAAGAAAAGAAGAAGAAGGAGAGTACCTATATTGGATATGGGTATTGAATGCAGAACAATCGTAACATTACCAGAGGTTAGACAAGACATTTTCGACAATGCTGTTGACGCTATTATTTATGGTATCGATAATAAAAAAACTGAGGTTGATATATATAAAATGCATGGAACTTCCACATTCATATCTTTGGAAAAGATTAACTGGTCTGGAATACTTATCAAAGCTATGAAATATTACGCTGATATGGAACAGTATAAAAAAGCCAGCACCTGCAGAGACCTGATAGCTAAAATAGAAAAACAATAATATGTCTGATAAACACGAAGATAATGTACAAAGGAGTATTGAAGAGGTGCTTGGCCGAAAGATTAAATTAAGGAAGACTAAAAAGACGCCGGAAGACAAACAGAAGGTGTTGTTTTCGAAAATAATAAATTCCATAGCCGCAGCTGAAGAAAAGACTTTACAGATTGAAATGTTAACAGGTATTGATCTGATCAATTACAATTTACCATTTCAGGAAGCTATTGAAGGTTTATTGGAATTGCATTTTAATCCAAAGCAGGTTAATCTGATATACTGGTTTATGTATGACAGAGTTACCATTGATGGTATACCTGAACAGTTTGTTGATGAATTCAATGACATCATACCACTTGATACTCCCGATGATTTGTATGATTTTATAAAACATATTAAATAATGGCTGAAGAAAGAAAACCTGTGAAACCCAGGAAAACCAATAAAGGTATTGTATATAAAACCCTTGACAAGAGACAGATTGAAAAGGCTATGTCCGAGACGACCTCTAACAGAGGAGCGGCCAGGTATTGCAGTGTACATCTCGACACATACAAAAAATATGCTTCGATGTATAAAGATGAACATGGTGTCTCTTTATATGAAAAACATAAAAACATAGGTGGGCGAGGTATCTCTAAAGGAACTATAAGCATCACAAAGCAGACCGGTCTTATGGATATTCTCTGTGGTGATATGCGGAAGAAGTTTGTATCACTGAGAGAATTGAAAAGACGATTAATTAAAGAAGGATATCTTCCTGAGAAGTGTGCCAAATGTGGCTTCGATGAACGACGTCAACTTGACTTTAAAGTACCTATCATTCTACATTTTAAAGATAATGATAAGAAGAACTGGTTACTTGATAACCTGGAGTTTCTCTGTTATAATCATTATTTTGTAATGGTCGGTGAGATATTTCAGGAGACTCAGCTCCGGGCCATGGAAGAATTTACAATGCTTAAAAAGAAGACGATAGATTTCGAATTACCGTTGGCACAGAAAGAAGCCGTGTTAAAATCTATTGGTCTTGAGAGTACCAAGACTCAATTTATTGTTGAGTCTCCGAAAGGCGATAACTATGGTGACGATTTGATCAGCTATAGAAAATTTTAATTATGAGAAACTGGTTACTCGATATATTCAAGAAAGCACGTAAGGATAATATTGCGCGTATAGATGTGCATGATAAATATATTTCATTGAATATACAGCTTCAACCATACGACAGGTTCATTCATGTTACCACAGCCAATAAAATCTTTGAAGGAATAGACAAGGACCTACCCAGGGTAGAAGTTGTCGATGTATACGTAAAGAACCAACATATTCTACGTATAGGTTACTCAGCATTCTTATATCCGGATACATTAAAGTCTACATTAGATAAGTTAATCACATACGAGGAATACAAACTTTGCTATCAGATTAATCAGTATTTAGAGACTTTAAAAAATAAAATGACTATCCGTTTGTATCCACCCAATATATAAAAGATTGATTATCAATTATTTACATACATATAAAACATTAAAAACCAATATTTTATGGACATTTTATTTTTCTTACTTTTTATTTCTATCGGCGGAGCTTGCGCCTTTGCTCTCGGCCACAGCTTTGGTGCTCAAAAGGGTTACCTGCTTGGTCAACTGGACGCTTTGAAATCGAAGGATACTGATACTATCGTTGAGTGATTTTACTGAATCTGTTAGTATTTTGTTCGCTTTTTTTAAATCAGCATTGTTGAAATCGGATTTAAGATTACCGAAAAAATATCCCCCGTAAGTAAATGCTAACAGTAAAGGTATTAATACTGCCCATTGACCATTAGTTAGATTAAGTAAACCTTTCTTTGTTCCGGGATCGGCGTTTGGAAGGATTTGAGGCATAGTTCTTTAAGTTTTAGACATCCAATATACCTAAAAACACAGACATGTTAAACTATTCACAAACAGGTTAAAAGTTATCCGCTTGTATCCACCTAAGTTCTATCTTTGTTCTTCAAACAACAAAGATGAATCTACTAAATTTCAACGAGCGGTTTCCCGACGAACAATCTTGCAGAACTTATCTTAAAGAGAAAAGAGAAGCAGAAGGAATAACATGTAAAAAGTGTTCAGGTAAGAAACATTACTGGTTAGCCGGTAAAGAACTTTGGAAATGCGCTGATTGTGGTTCATGGACTAATCTTAGAGCAGGTACCATTATGGAAAAATCACATATGCCTGTGAGAACCTGGTTTATGTGTATACACTTAATGACTTCTACAAAGAAGGCTTTCTCTGCACTTGAAATGCAACGCCAGTTAGGAGTTAAACGGTATGAGCCTGTTTGGTTAATGATGCAAAAAGTTAGAAAGTCGATGGGAAAGCGTGACAGCAAATACAACTTAAAAGGTAACATAGAAATGGACGATGCTTTCTTTGAAATAGTAGACTTAGAGGACGAATCAGAAGATGAACAGAAACGTGGCCGTGGTAGCAAGAAACAGCAAAAGGTTTTGGTTATGGTAGAATCAACACCTAATCCAAATCAGAAGAATCCTAACAAGAAGAACAGAATGATGGGATATGTAAAGATGGTTACAATGGATGATTTTACCTCAATAGGAATCAACTACGAAGTAAAGAAAGCGGTAAGTAAAGAATCAGATATACTTACAGACGGATACAGTTCATTCTCAAAAATTAATGAAGTAGTAGACAAACATACTTCAATGATAGTACCATCTAAAGAAGCACATAAGAAGTTACCTTGGGTGCATACAGTAATTTCAAATGCTAAAAGATTGTTCTTAGGTGTACATCATTCAATCGGAAAGGATTATTTACAGAACTACCTCAATGAGTTCACTTATAAACTCAACAGAAGAAACTTCACTACAGACTTATTCGATAGAATGATTGTAGCCGGAGCAGCAGATACATGGTATTGATTATTTAGTAGCCAGATAGTAAACATAAAAAGGAAAAATGATCAGATATATTAAACCTATCATCCATGCTATGCTTTCTCTTTTAATCTTTTCTTTTCCATCAATTGATCGAACAATATTTATGAAAGCATCCTTCACAGATACAAACATGAATATCATTACAAGTAAAATAAAACCTATTACGTAAAACATGATTTATGTTTTAAATGCCACCTTTATATATTTATACAAAAATCCAATTCAAATGACAACAAACAAAAGTACAGTCATCATCAAAGATGAAAAAATTGAACGATTAAAATCGTCAATATTACAAGCCGCATCATATTTAGATAACAACAGCTTTGATCAAGCTTATCAAATAATTAGAGAAGCATTTATGGATTAATCTTACTCATAGCCATTACTTTATTGACCAATTCATCATTATGTTTTTCACGAAATTCTTTTGCAAATAATTCAAATTGAGCTTCATCAAATCCATCCAATTTTGTGGATATATATTCAACTAATGCTTTCACTCTCAGTTCTAAATGAACAATGGTCAATGCGATAATTGCGTGTTCTGGGCTGCGCTCATCCATAATTTATAGTTTTAAACAACAATATACAAACTATGTATATTGCAGCAAATAAAAGTCTCTAAAAACAATATTGTCCGTGGGTGGATACAAACGGACAGTCATTTTCTATAATACTCTGGATACTCTACGGAATATACAGATTAGCAACAGGAGAGTAAAACTAAAATCCATCACATATGTACATATTAAAACGTAAACATCCGCTGTACGGTTATCAAGGTAATACTTACTCAGACAGTGATTTCAATTCACTTATACCAACTCAGAATCAACATCTCTTTGAATATAAAGATGATGACGATTGTGATGGTGATGAATATCAGTCTGCAGAAGAATTTGATTATCAAATGGAAGAAGAATGAGTAACCTGCAAACCAAATTCGACCAGTACCATAATGAGAACCCTCAAGTCTACGATAAATTCAAAGAGACTTCTTTCCAGGCAATCGTGAATGGATATAAGAATACTTCATCCGATTTCATCTTACACATAGTGAGATGGGAAACAAATGTTGGTGGCAATGATATATTCAAGATCAATAACAATTACTCGGCGTTCTATGGAAGACTATTTATGAAAGAACATCCTGAACACACAGGCTTCTTCAGAACAAGAAAGTCAGTAGCTGATAACTAAAAAACTAATTAATGAGCAGACGTCCACCTAACCGGTATTCACCTCAGAACATTCATAATGTATACGGAGTTACACACTGGTTGAAAACAAAGCATAACTGTACCGGTGCAAACGCTACTGAGATTATCAATGATTACTGTGCATCAAAGAATCAAACGTTTAAAACGAAAGAAGGTGCTACAGCATTTATCCAACGCAACTTCGTAAGCTTCGCTTCATATGCGAGTAACAAATTAAAACAAAAACATTGCAACAATACTTAGACTTGCTCAAAGCAATCAAAGACAAGGGAACATACAAACCTGCAGCCAGAGAAAACATGCCTGGCACCCAATCACTATTCGGTTATCAATTCAGACATAATCTGGCTGATGGATTTCCACTATTAACAACAAAGAAAATATCATTCAAGAATATCGTTGTTGAACTGTTATGGTTCTTACGTGGTGATACGAATATTAAATACCTCGTGGATCGGGGCTGCAATATTTGGAATGAAGATGCCTATAATTTTTACCTGAAACAGATAGGGAAGAAAGACGGTAAGTATGATATCGAACCTATGTCTTTTGAACAATTTGTGGATAGAGTGAAGAATCCAAAAGGAGAAAGCAGAGTAGAAAGCGTCAACTATAAGCTGGGTGACTGTGGATATCAGTACGGTAAAGTGTGGAGAAAATGGGATAGACAACAATGGACCGGATATAATGATGGGGTAGTAGACCAAATCTCCAACGTAATCAACTCACTCCGTAACAATCCGGAATCACGTAGGCATATTGTTTCAGCGGTGGATCCCGCACACGATAACGATCTTGCGTTATACTGGTGCCATAGTATGTTCCAGTTTAATTGCAGGCCGCTGACGTTGGAGCAAAGAATATCTTTGTATGATACTAAAAATTGTGAATCAGGTACTACCGTACCCGACACTGATACTTTGATAAATATTGCAACAAATATTTTAGACGATAATAATATTCCAAAATACTACCTCGATTGTCATCTCTATCAAAGATCATGTGATGTTTTTTTGGGCGCGAGCTACAATATAGCATCATACTCTCTGCTCACTCATATCATCGCAAAGATGTGTAATATGGTGCCTGGAACTTTTATCCACAGCTTCGGTGACGTTCACATTTATGATAACCACCGGGATCAAGTAAACGAACAATTAACCCGTACTCCAGGTCAGCTTCCAACATTAGAATTCACAGATGATCTCAGTTGGCATTCCGACATAGACGAAATATTAGCTGAGATATATTATGCCGGCTGGGAAAGATTCATCAAGCTGAATGACTATAACCCTCAACCATCAATCAAAGCAACACTGTCTACAGGACTTATAAAATAGACACCTTAGTTCTCTAATTATATTTGGTCATCTCATAAGTTCTACATATCTTTGCTCTCTAATAATCCAGTATGCCTACACTCCAAGTACATATTTTTAAACATGGTGTATCCTTAAAAGATACCCGTTACCAAATTTCAACAATAGACGTCACTGTCGAAAATGTTATACAGGACCCTGTAATAAAATCTCTGTTTGATATCTTAAGTGAAGAGACTCAGCGCATAGAAGATATGAATGCTTCACTCGGGTATAAGCTTGAAGACATACATAAGGTAGAAGATAAACTATCCAGAGTACCTAAATGGATATTGAAAATATTTGGAGTAAAATAATATGGAATATATACCAACGGATTTATTAAAAAAGAATTCATTTACACCATCTCAAAGTACCAGTAAAGTATTCTACGACTTGGATTATGATGGAGCTTTCCCCATGGGAAATTACTATTTGAATACATTCGGAAGAATACCGCAGAATTATTTACACAATGATAAGTTACGCCCAACCTTCGTTAAGAATATAATCAAAGCTGGCTTCGAATTGATATGGTCATCCAGGACCGTGGATAAAGGACAGGATCATCCTTTAAACCTGGTCTACAATAAAGAAGATGCTTTCATTAAAGTTACGTATCAATACATTGATAATGATGCCGACGATAAATCAATCACTGATGGTATCACTCTTGATATATTCTATTCAGATATATCTCTGATTGAACCTATCATTAAAAAGATGCCAAGGTATCGTTTTAAAGTTGAATATGGGGGGAATATATCATTGATAAAATCTGCCACCAACGGTCTGACAACAATCACTTATCCGATCAGACAGAACGATCTGAACGTTGAGTTGAACTACGGTAAGAAATTCATGCCGGTATACAACAAGATTATTGAGAAGTTGAATATGGATCGCGGTAAAGGGCTGGTATTACTTCATGGAATTCCCGGATCAGGTAAAACGTCTTTTATAAGACATCTGGCCTGTCAGGTAAAGAAAGAAGTATTGTTTCTTCCACCATCATTGGCCCACCAAATCAGTGATCCTTCATTCATTACGTTCCTGATGTCACATAGCAATTCTATTGTAGTAATTGAAGATGCTGAGAAGGTGATACTGGATAGAGAGACTGGTTCGGGTAACGACCAAGGAGTATCAAACATACTCAATCTGACAGACGGTATACTCTCAGACTGCTTATCGATACAGATCATCGCTACGTTTAATACGAGTAGGGACAAGATTGATTCAGCATTATTGCGAAAAGGACGTCTTTTGAGTGAGTGGAAATTTGATCAGCTTAGTGCAGATGATTCAAATGCATTACTCAAGCACCTCGGTAAAGATTTCATAACAAACGTTCCAATGACACTCACTGACATCTACAATATTGATGAAGACAATATGCGTGTACAGGAAGAACGTAGAGTAATAGGCTTCTCAAACAGATAAATTAAAATCCAATACAATGTATAATCAAAAACAAAGTAATATGGCAGAGACAGAACATGCTTCACTAACAGAACTCGAATCCATCGGAATTAAACTTATCGATTCAAATGAACGATACTACAATCTCTTGATTGAACTTATTAGAATCACTGAGAAATTAGAAGTATCTGAGCCCATAAAAGCTGAAGAAGGATATACTAAAGACAGTTCATTAAATAATGGTTTGTTATTTGACATAACAAAACTTCTCAACTCATTTGATAATTATAATAAAATACTTTCTTATCATGTTAATAAGTTAGCTCGTCTTGTATAATCCAATAAAATAAAAGTTATGCAAATACAAATCAAATACAAATCCGGTGAAGGTCGCAAGATCAATCTACATCCGTACTTTTTCGCAACAAACGAGATCACTCGTAAGATGCCGTGGATATCAGATGTATCCGTTTCAGACAGAGCACAACAGATTGCGTACAGTGGCGGCAGAGAGCCATACTACATTGGTGTTTTTCGTGATGGTGTAACAGTATACGAATTAAACATTCGTGCCAATCAGCCAGACATATTCAATCCCAGGCGCAAGTCTAAAGAAGAGAAGATTGACGAGCGCCAGGTGAAGAAGGACCTACGTAAGGAAACTAAACGTCAACCGTTGAGAACGGTGTCTTTCACTCAGATCAATTCATTCGGGTAGAAATGCAGTTGAAGATTTGCTGCATCTCAGATACCCACGGTTATCACAAAAAAGTCACCATCCCAGAATGCGATATACTTATCCATGCCGGGGACTATACCAACCGTGGTAGCAAAGAAGATGTGGAATCATTTCTTAAATGGTTCTCAGCACAGGACAACGCATTGTTTAAAGTATTTATCAATGGTAACCATGATCTGAACGGTGATTCAAAATTCGACATAGAGACAGGCGCTGATATCTGGTGGGAAACCATGTTGAAAGATTATCATGTCAATCAGCCAGACAGCACTATGTTCCATTTGCTCAATACAGGCGTTTCTATCTGTGGTCTGAATATTTGGGGCTCACCGTACACTCCGGATTTCTATCCCGAGCACTGGGCTTATAATGCTCCCAGAGGTGAAAAAATACGCAGGATATGGAATATGATTCCGTATGGTCAGGATATTATCGTTACTCACGGGCCACCTGCTGGTATAGGAGACTATATTCCTGATCAGGATGTATCGGTAGGATGTGGGGATTTGAAGGTCAGAATAGCAGAGTTAAAGCCTAAGATACACACATTCGGTCATACGCACGATGGATACTGTATTGGTGAACAATATGGGATAACTTACATCAACGCTTCAATTTGTAATGATGCGTACAGACCAGTAAACAAACCAATCATCACTACCATCAAAATATAGTCTAATCCAATAGTCCGTCCGGTATATTTATATATACTTATATCCTTCACGAAAACCACAAGAATGGCATCAGTCCAAGACGAATCTAAGAATCAACAGATCAGAGAATTCATTAAGAGCAATCCACAATATTTACGAGGTTACGATAATTACAAATATGTAGCTGATAAATTTGAAACTACCACTTCGAGTGTTGAACATATCTGCAGACGCTTCCGCAAGAAGCATCCGGAGCTGGATCCTCGGAATAATCAAAATGATCGACAAGAAACCACAGGTAAGGGTAATACATCATACGGTGAGAAAGGTGACAAGGCAGAATACACATTCAATACTGTTAAGCAAATCAAGACTAAAGAAGAACTGATTGAAGCTTGTGATATCGATCTGACGTATTGGGATATTGAACGGTGGATATGTAATAAATGGGAAGTAGGAGCTAAGAACTCCGATAACGTAATTGTAGTCACTCCATTATTCCAGATCAAGCTATGGTTGAAACCTAAGCTGAACAAGATTGATACGGATGTTATCCGGGAGATAATTGAGAAGTTTGTTACTGTTGGTTCCCCTGTGATAATACCACAGACACCAAACCTGGTAAAAGCTATTAAAGCCACAGTCACAGATATGCACGTAGGATTGGACCCCGATCCAGGTGGACTCGGGTTATTTGAATATGAATACAGTGCAGAAATATTCAACAACAATCTTGATAAGGTATACGCTTCTATCATCAAAGAGTTCAATACCCACGGCAAATTCGATCTGTTGATAATCGACGACCTCGGTGATGCGTTAGACGGGTTTAATGGTCAGACTGTAAGAGGTGGTCATTCTCTGGACCAGAACATGGATAATGTCCAGTCGTTTAAAACATTCGTTACCGGTAAACTGAGGTTAATCGAGAACTGTATTAAAGCAGAAGTGGCCAATAGGATACTGATACGAAACATATCGAACGATAATCATAGCGGGGATTTCTCACATATAGCCAACATGACTATTCAGATGATCCTTGAAAGATCATATGACAAATCTTGTGTAGAATTCTATATACTGACCAAGTTCATGGAACACTTCCGTTACGGTAATCACACATTCATCCTCACCCACGGTAAAGATAAAAAGCATATGTTCAGAGGCTTACCGTTAGATCTTAACGATAAGACCATTACATTCATCAATGATTATATTGATCATTATAATATCAATACTCCATACATCCATTTGGAGAAAGGTGATCTGCATCAGATAGGATACAAACGTGCTAAGAAATTCGATTATAGAAACTTCATGAGCTTCGCTCCTCCATCCGCACACGTACAGCATAATTACGGAATATCATATGCCGGCTACTCTGTTCAGGTGATTCCTAAATATGTAAATGAGATCAGTCATACAGATTACTTCTTTGATTTCAAAAAGATAATAGCTGGATAGTATATGCTTTCAATACAAGAATTAATATCACGAACCATCATCCGAAATGACTAATGGTCAGAACGTTATAATAAAATGACAGATGAAGAAATTAAACAGGAAGAGAATGAAATAAGTGAGATGGTAAAAGATGATGAATATCCCTGTGCAGCATATACAGCTAAAATAATTGACTACGATATATTATATAGAATCATAAAATTAGCAGAAGATGATTCCAAGTATAAGAAATCTAAATATATTCCAAACAAATATTAATGCTCGAACCATTCCTCCACATCCTGGGCCTTTGTCCCGATAATCTGTTCCACCCGGACATCCTAAACATGTTATTTATGACAACAGATCAAACACGCATGTATTTTTCAGGTCGTAAACTTTTGCGGATCCTACGCAAAATAGCCGATATAATATTTCAACCCAGGTAAATCACCGACCTCATATTCACCGAAGGACAAGATGACTGATCACTACGAGACCGGCAACTACGCTACCATCCGCGACCGAGAGATTATCCGGATCAGAGCGCTTAATGATATCTCACAGAATAGTATAGTCATGTCTGAGAAAAGAATAATAGCAGAATGTCCGTACCACGCATTAAAGCCATTACCAATCAGTAACGATGCACTACAAAAAGCAGGTATGGTACTTCTGAAAACTTTCAACTATCCACTACATACGAAGGTGATATATTCGCTAAGTGCAACAAGTCAATTCTTTTTGCAGGGCCATCTGTATGAGAATAAAGGTATCTGGACGTTTAAGGATATAACGTTGTATCATTTCCACCAACTGCAGAATTTGCTGAGGATATGTACTACCGGCGTGGAGTTGATATTGTTTTAGTATTTCCAACTATTGCGACATACTAAATATAAATTATACAATTGTTTTTCCGATAATTTTTCCAGTTCATTACCATCCCATCTCCATTCATCATTTTGTCCACCTCTGTAATACCCACATTTCTTAACCAATATATTTTCGAATACAGAATAGTATGGTGGTTTACCAACTACCAATGATATCAAATCTTGTTTATTTAATTCTACAAGCATGGTAATTCTGATTTTAATATTTCAAGGTTTTTGCGTAATACTTTAATCTTACGCTTCTTATTCTCCTGCATCTCCAGGTCGGCTATGTCTATTTCGAGTTCATTGATCGCAAGTATTTTCACATGACATCTCTCACATACGATCTTATTATTGTAACCTCGGTATCCCTTATTCAGATCAAACCAGGTACCGCAGTCACATAAACAAGGCATATCCATTTCTTCATTGAGTTCGATGTATTGTATATTCATAATATTTATTTAATTATTCCTCAAAGATATCCATCTTAGAAACAAAGTCATCCAGGTTGGCCTCCCAATAACCTTTAAAGTATAGCTGGCTACCATACTTACCAAAATATATCTTGGTGTATCCCGAGAGCTTTATCGTTTCTGTTTCTTCACCAAAGAAAATATACTTCCTTTTATTGGTGACTGTAATGTTACTTGCAAACTGTGTAATGTAATCTCCGTTACCACAGGTGCCAATAATATAAAAAAGTTTCCGGTCTTTGTGTATGAGTGATAGGATCATTTATAATAGTTTAACTAGATAACCATAAGAAGAACTTTTGTATTATAGCTACAGGTATCAAAACACTCGCAATCATTAATATACACCATCCGATTATACCTGGTATAATAAACAAACAATCCCATCCATGAATTACTATACTATCAGATACAGGAGCATTCATCGGTTCATATGTTACAATCATACCGTATAATACCGATAATATCAATAAGATTTTGACGAAGTTTTTTAATGTCATATTTTACTAATTTTAATATTCATGATCATTATCCATTGGAGCCCAATGCGTAACATTATCCATTGTCATGAAACCGTGGATATGTTGTTTAGGTCTTATTCTGAATGGTTTTTCGTCTGTACTACCGTCCTCAAATTTCACTTTATAGTACCCTTCGGTATCGGGTAATTTTTCTTCTACAGATGTCCAGTGTTGCATAGTTTTTCTATTTATATTTTATTTTTATCAAAAGCGATTTCCATCTCAATCGCTGTCATTCCGTTAGCCCAGTGATCAATATCAAACCATAGTGGTACCGCGTAACCTTTTTTGATTAGGTGTTGGAAAACATATCCCCATCTGCTACCGGTGATATTCGTTTGTTTGGTGTACAATTGATTTGTACAGATCAACTCCTTTACCTGAGCTATTTTACTCTCGTCGCTAAGATGATCTATACCACCAAAAACTTTTGCTACCTCAATAGCATGTTCATCTGATATTGATGATAATGGTGTAAGAAGAAGTTTTGGTGATGTATTCGTGAAAGATAAGATTCTGCTATTAAATCCTTCATCTTCGAGTATAACATATTCTATATCTTCGGTATTTACCGCTATTAATTTTGTATAAAATTTGAAAATTTCACAATCCAAATACATCCCAAATACTCTTGATATTTCTTCGTTCGTAAGTTTATTCATATACTATAAGTTTGATCAAATTGATTATAATAAAGCTCATCCACATCATCCAGGCTCTTCAGTATTAGTTTCTCTTCATTCAGTAGTCTGAGCTGCATTAACTGCTTAATAACAAGCGATCTCGTAGCCGCTGCCATATTACCATAAACATGTAGCATACTGTCAAAACTGATACTATCATCGTTAATGTTATACAGCTTGTTTTGAGCTTTAGCCATCACAATGGTTCTCATACCAGAACGTAACTGAGGTGTCACTTTAATCTTCGGCTTAACGAAGTCAACCTTTTTCTCTCTTGTGTCATAATAAGAATTGAATGGCCACTTGTATATGTAGTTACTTTCTATGAGATCAATCTTCACATAGAGCTTATTGGTAGGATGACCATACTCTCTTTTGGAGAATACGACAGCCCGGCCATAATACCCGTTATCATTCAGCAAGTCCTGCATTTCTTTCCTGGAATTTATCCTGTTGGAGAATAACAGTTTTGGAATTGATATCCTGTACTTGTCGTCGTAGATTATTTCTTCTATAGACGCTTGTGTAATCATAATTTATTTTTAATTATTATCAATAACAAATTTCACTTTGAATATTCTTCTGATCACTCTATGCTTTTTTACACCGTTATAACTCATATTATTTTCTTTAGCATAGTCCGGTATCGTCTGCAAATTTAAGTACATACCTATATGTTCAATAAGTTGAACCAGTTCGTCATTTGTCAACTCATTATTTTCAATTCTCTTACTTAAATGTTCTTCTATTTTATTTACTAATATTGTAGTTCAATTTATTGAATTGCGTCAATATACGAGTTAGTGGCAATACTCCGAAGCCCTCCGAACAGCAATATCGTAATATTGTTTTTCCTTTTCTATTCCAATTGATTTGCGATTTAATTTAATGCAAGCCAAATTTGTTGTACCTGAACCCATTGTGTTATCTAACACCATATCGCCTTCGTCTGTATATGATTTCACAAGCATTTCAAGTAAAGCAAGAGGTTTTTGTGTCGGGTGTATTGTTCCATCAAGTTTTGTTTTCTGCTTATCTGAAGCATAAACTTGTATGCTTCTTGGGTATCTGTCAGTTTCGCCACCACCACTTACGTCTTGTTTTACTTTACCATACACTTCTGTTTTGTTACAAACTTCGGCTTTCTTGGTATAGGTATTTACAGGCTTATGTCCTTCTGTTTTTTGTGGATTAAACTTTGGTGTTTTGTTGTAAAATACTAAAATGTTTTCGTGTGCTTTCATAGGCATTTTCTTTGCATTAAAATATCCAGTTGCTTGTGTTTTCTCCCAAATCCATTCGTATTTTAACCATTCCAAATTTGAGCAACCAAGCACTTTATCAAATGGTGTTTGTGCAAATAAAATCACTACTCCATTTTCTTTTAGTATTCGTTTGTATTGTTCCCAAAGTTTATTCAAATCTAAAACAGAATCCCATTTGCAGTTAGTAGTTCCATAAGGTAAATCACAAATAATCGCATCAATTGATTTATCCTCAATAAAAGGAAAAACATCAAAGCAATCTGCGTTCACAAAAGTACTGCCACTAACACGGGTTTGGCAAAATGGCTGTTCAGTAATTCTATCAATCATTCGTTTTTAATTTTAAAGTTTAGTAATTATATTTAAGTTCGGGTTCAGCCACTTCGCCAAGCCCGAAAACGTTAGCAGTAATACTACATTCCATCTCCGAATAGAGTTTTCTGCGTTAAATCTTTTTCTTTTCTTTTTTCTTCC